TCATTGTCGATTACAACAACTTCATGACCCATTTCTAAAAGTTTATCTACAAGATTGGAGCCAATAAAACCTGCTCCACCAGTTACTAGTGCCTTCATATATTAAAAAGTAATCTATTTTATGTAGTAAATAAAAAAAACCTCCCCAGAGAAGGGGAGGAACATAATCATTTTCCGATACGATTAACCGCAAGTCTTGCTCGATTAAGAATAGATCCACTTAGAGGAACATAACCCAAATCATCAGCAATACTCTGTGCCTTAGTACTTAAAGCATAATTCAAAGCAGAACGAATATCATCCGCTTTTTCTCCGTTTCCAGTTTTATATGCAAGAATCCAAGTAAGAGTTGAGATAGGATAAGCAGTTACTCCTGAAGGGTTGGGATTTTCTCCAGAAAGATTAGCATCCAGAGTAATATTATTCAAAGCGGCAGCACCAGAAGTAGCAGAAGGAAGAACGAACTTACCTGCTTTATTTTGAATTGCTGCTGCTTGGAGTTTATTTGCTTTAATAAATCCAGTGTTCACATAACCAATGGAACCTGGGGTGTTCTTGACAGTTCCAGCAACTCCTTCGTTGCCTTTGCCACCAATACCAACAGGCCACTTGACAGATTTGCCTACACCAGGACCCCAACCGCCAAAGGCATCAAGGGAATTAGTGAAAGCAAAAGTAGTTCCAGAACCATCAGAACGATAAACAACTTTCATCGGTCCAGCAGCACATCCAACTTGCTTCCAATCCTTAATACGTCCAGCAAACACATCAACAGTTTGCTTCTGCGTGAGTTTCAGAGTGCATCCAGGTTTGTTGTAAGCAACGGCAATCGTTCCACCCACCATCGGAATTTGAACGACACCACGTTTTACTTTAGCCGCCTCTTTTGACGAGATAGGTTCATCAGAGGCACCGAAATCGACAGTTCCTGCGACAAATTGACGAACACCAGCACCAGAACCAACGGACTGATAATTAACCCTACTCCCAGAAGTTCGTGCATAATCTTGGAACCAACGTTGGTAGATCGGTGCAGGGAAGGTGGCACCAGCACCATTCAGAGGAGATCCAGCAAGTGCTGCAACAGGAGCAGCAACCAGACCCATAGCAATAAGATTTTTAAGTTTCATAAAAAGTGAAGTAAAAATAAAGACTTCGTGAGTAATTATACTAAAGATGGAAATTAAAGTCCACTAAGATTTGGTTAAGATTTTGATTTACACATAAAAAAGCACCCCAGAAAGGGGTGCTTCCACTCAGGTTATGAGTGATTTATCAGAACGTGAACTTGGTCTGGATTACACCACCCCACTTGCTGCTGTCCTGATAACGCTGATTGTTGTCAACGTAGAACAGAGCAGGAGTGATGCTGATGTTGTCGGTAACTTGGAACTTGTAGAAGAACTCAAGCATCGTGGCATCAGATACACCAGCGGTTTCGGCGGAAGGTGCTTGACCGACAGCAATACCAGCGGTATTACCAGCAAAGAAAGCATCTGCCCACTGAAGACCAACGAACCAGGAATCCGAATCGGTGGCATCAGTCTTACCAGTAGTGCCACTTACGAAGTTATATCCGTAACCAGCACTGATGGAAGGAACCCAACCAGATTCAGAAGGCTGCCAGTATGCGTTGATAGCAACAGCATTAGATTCTTGACCATCTACAAGAGCACCAGAGGCACCCAGGAGACCATTGTAGGTGCGAGGACGGGTGCCCTCAGAACCATAACGATAACCAGCACCAATACCCCAGTTAGATCCTTTGTAACCGAGTTGAGCAATGAAGTTCAGAGCACCATCGGAATCAAAGACACCAGTAGAACTATTCTCACCATCTTCGGCAACATAGTTCAGACCAGCAACGAATCCACCCTTGCCGATATACTGAGCACCAACACCAGCACCAGTTGCCTTGTTATAGACACCAGGAGCACCAGCAACTTGGAAGAAGTCAAGGATTTCCGACTTATAAGCAGAAGGAACCCATGCCATCTCAGTGTTACGAACCTTAGGACCAGCAGTGATGGTCACACTATCACTCACAGGGAACTGATAGTAGAGACGATCAAGAACAACATTGTCTCCAGTCAGAGCAGTAGTGTTGTCTGCCTTGTCCAGTTTGAACATGGAAGAAGACGAACCGAAAGGATCACTGCTGAAGTTAGCAGAACGCAGACGAGTGCGAAGAAGATCACGACCAGTGAACGAGGTGTCGAAGTTCAGACGGACATCATAATTAAATGCGGTGTTGCCAACGTTTCCACCAGCATTAGTTTCAAGTCCAGGAACTCCACCCAGAACAAAGGTTGCTTCGCCCTTCAGTTTGGTAGTAGTAGAAAATTGCTGTGCCTCAAGCACACCAACCTTTGCTTCCAAACCATCTACACGACCACGGAGAACAATCAGTTCCTGCTGGAATTCAACAAGAAGTTTACGCAGTTCATCGGTAGTTTCGGTTACACGATCAAGGCAAGCATTCAGAAGTGCTGCTGCCTCAAAACGAGTCATCGCCTTACCACCACCATAGGTGCCGTTAGGATAACCTGCTACGCAACCATAACGGGCAACGAGATTACTGAGTGCCTGATATGCCCAATCGGTAGGTTGAACATCAGAGAATTGAGTAATGTTAGTAACCTGTTCAGCAGAGGCATACTTGTTGATATCCTCAGTATTGAGTTCTGCGGCATTTACCGCAGGAGCAACAAGACCCAGTGCAACAGGTACAAACATCAGTTGTTTGAGAAAATTCATAATCGATTAGAAAATAATTTACTAAAGAAAAACGAGTTAAGTTTTGTTACAACTCAACTCGATGTATTTATGATACAGGATTTTTTTCAGGTTGTCAAGGGGGGTGCGGAAATCACCACTTTTACTGTTGGGAAGTTCCAGAAATTCTACCAAGATAGGGGTCGAATTTAGTTATATCACTAAGAGACATCTGTGACCCCCTTTGAGACCAAAAGTTTAAGAGTCCATTATGCGATTGTCTATGGAAAATGTCCACATGTTCAGGATGGATGGAAGATCCCAATTGAATCTTATACAAGAAGATTGGACATGCATAAGTACAACCAGAATTATAAATCAAATCATCAGCAACTGGTCTAGGTTTAACTCCATTGTCAAGTTTATACTTATGACCACGTACATGATACTTAACTAATTTTTCAGCATGGTGCCTTGTAATTACATAACATGCTGTAGAGAAATCGTTGACAAATCTCGTATGAATCGGAATATGAATTTCACCTGTAGAAATAATTGCCAATTGAATTACATCCCAAGCATAAGGTGCCCTAGCAATAAAATCCCTCCAAGTAAAATCCCAAAACTTTGCCATGTCTATGTTGCAATCATCTTCCATAATGATTGCATATGGAGAATCTGAAGTATCCAACCAATGCTTAATTGCCTTTAGATGAGATGTTACACAACCTATTTCTCCAGAAGTCATCATTTCGGGATACCTTCCAACAAGAATATCACTTAGATCATCTTCTCTACCATCATAAGCAGTAATACGAGTATAATCAGTTAATTCCCAATGCTTAAATTGCCTTTCCATATAGTCCCACCTATTTGGTTGACCATCCAAATTGATGCAATATATCGGACCAAAATCCTTCAATTTATAAACTGATTTATTTTTATCCATCAAATGCATATCTTCATCTTCCTCATTTGCATATTCATGTCCGTTCACATTATACATTACAAATTCAGTAATTGCTATTTTTCCACCATTTTCACCGATAGAACTCAAATATTTAAAGTCTTCAGCATTATCATTCACAAATTCAATTTTAGCATCGTCAATAAACTTTTTCTTTACAAAAAAAGAAATACCAACAAAATTTTGTTGAATTTGTTTCATTCCTGGAGGAGGAATAATCTTCATTCCATGCCTATCATATTGCATTCTATAGACACATGCATCAAAATCTGGAGCCTCTTCTTCAATTCGTTTTGTAGTTTTAACGTAATCTATATTTAAAGTGTCGTCATCATCTACAAATCCTATCCATTTTCTATCATTATCAATCTGAGATATGATGCTATTTCTGACTAATCCAGCATTTCCATGATGTCCAGCATTTCCCAATTTATCTTTAAGATAAATGTAATGAATCCTTTCATCTTTTATTAGAATTTCGCTTTTCACTTCTTCTTCAGATAACCCATCAAATCCAACCCAACATTCCCAATCAGGGTCTGTTTGATTAACTAATGATTCCAAAGTAAATTTTAAAGTTTCCCTACCAATACTAGGTACAACAAAGTTAATCATAAATCAAAACCCCACGTTATAAGTAACATACTTTGAAACTTTTATAACTGCTCCAGCGTTTTTTAAATCCATCAAGAATTTAAAATCTTCTCGTATATCATTGACAAACTTTATATTATGTTTTTTGATAAAGTCCTTCTTTACGCAGAAAGATATACCAACTTTATCTTCTTCCAATTCATCATTCATTATTGGAGGAAGAATTCTTTCTCCACCTGGATCATACCTCATTCTGAAGACACATACATCAAAAGGAGGGTCTGAGTTTTCAAGTTCTACAGACAAACTATCAATATAATATGGAGTTAAAGTATCATCGTCATCAACAAAAGCAATCCATTTATTAGGGGAATTTACTTTTTTTATAATTTCATTCCTAACAATACCAGCATTACCTATTCCATATTCTCCAACCTTACCAAGTTTTTCTTCAAAGAAGATGAAATTAAATTTATCATCTTGAATTAAATTATTATACTCAATGTTAGTCGCAGATATTCCATCAAATCCAACAAATACATTCCAATTTTTGTCTTTAGCAAACATAAATTGTTGTTCTTGTATAGATTTTAATGTTCTATTGAGTGTTGGCCTTGCAATAGAAGGTATAATAAAATCAATCATACATTTACTCCATACTTTTCTTTACAGTACTTAGATTCTTTTGTGAAATCTTTTGGTGCATTACTTGAAATTGATGCATCATTTGGAAACCTATTTGAAATTAAAACATCATCTAAAAATATAGGATCTCCATGATCAAGTCTCATTCCATAGAAAAAATCAATGTCCATAAAGTGAACAAGATTTTCATCAAATCTATTTTTAACTTCCCTTTTAAAAGATAAAACAGATGGAGAACTTAAAGTGTTAGTTCCATCTAATAATTTATCATTGAATCTTGGATACAAATCCCAATAAAATGAGTTTCCATGATCAGCAGTGTGATTACATCCATTCAATAACCAAACCTTGTCACTATTATACAACGCATTGTAAATCTTTTCAAGTGCCTCATCATCATAAAAGAAATCGTCCTGGAACATGACTTTTATCATATCCCCAGAACACATTTCAATTGCTTTGTTAGTATTTGCTGGACCATTTCCATAATCATTTTCATTTCGTTGATAACGAATTGGAAGTCTGTCTTTAAATTCTTCAACTTTATTAAGCACTTCATCATCTTTACTATGGTCAGAAATGCAAACTTCATAGGAATGATGACCTTTTTGAATTTCAATGGTTCTCAATAAATCATCAAGAAATTCTGAACCTCTACCATAAGATTCCCAAGTTGGGATTGCTATAGAAATATTAGTCATTTTAGTTTTTTAAAAAATCATAAGTTTCAAATTGTTTCTGCAAATCAGAAAAACTAGGTCTTTGCCATGCCAGATGTGGTCTAATAATATAGCAATTAACTTCTGCTTGAACCTTCGATAAACAAACATCTACATGATCTATGACATCATCCTCCCAAACAGAAATTATTTTATCATACACTGTATTTCTAATGGCATATGCATGTGTTGCATAGCAGTTTGTAACTTTAAAAATATTTTTAGATATTTGCTCCAATGTACTCTGAGGATTCCAAACATTGTTACCACAATGATTTCCTCCAAAATATAACATGTCCCAATCACCAGGAACTTCATCCATCACAGTAGGTAAAACTTCATTTAAGTTATCATCAAACTCCACATCATCTTCAAGTATTAATGCGTTGTTTAATTTTTTTAACTTTATTTTTTTCACCAATTCTCTATGGGAAATAGAGCAACCAACTTGCCCAGAATTTAAACCAATAGATCTATATCTCTTTCCCAATACAGAATCTTTAGGAAAATCATTACCACTTAAAGCACTAAATCTCTCAGCAGTAATATCATGTTTTTGGAATTCTTCTTGCGATTCTTCCCATCTATCAGTTCTCTTATCAAGATTTATGCAGTATACTTGATCAAAATAATCATTTAATGTTTTCATAACGTCACCCAATTTTTTAAAAATCTATCTTCGGGGTTCCAATCAGAATAAGACTCACCAAACCACTTTTTAGGTGCTATGACACCTTTACTCTTAGATAACCAAGCACCCCACCAACTAAAAGAACTATTTGCAATTATATGATAATCACAACAAGACATTAAGCACAAATCAAAATCTACAGTATTGTTTTGAGATATTACGAATCTATCATCATTAAATAAACTTTGTGTTTCAATCCATTCTTCATCATCCGTAAAAATAATTACTGGTGCCTTTTCGTCTATCCTTTCACCGAAAATTAATGAGTCAATTAAAGATAATGCATTTTGATAATAATTCAAAGAACAAATTGGATGATGATTTGGATATTCCTTATAATCCGTTCTACGTATATGCAACGAAATTACGTCTTCACCTGGATAAAATTTTGTAAGGAATTCATTGGCATCTGCAAGTATGTTTTCATCAAACATGAAGTCCTTACGAATCTCATCTTCAATGTGTTTGAAATATTTTTCAGATTGGAAATACCCATCTATGTTTACATTATCTGGACAAGTTTCAAATAAATTTTCATCAAAGTTCATAGTAGATTCTTTTAAATCTATATTTGATGTTACTTTAATAATATTATTCTTTTGCAAATCAAACACATCATAAATGTCACATCCAGCATCACGAACTTTAGGATCTACAGTTCCAAAGTTTTCTTTAGGTGGAATGCAAAAATCATATCCATGCTTTCTTGCAATCCCCTTTAAAGAAGCATATTGAAACATCTGGTTTCCTAATCTTCCATAATTACCAATATTATTAAATGATATCATAATCCTTCAGATAAGAGTAAATATAATCATCCGCAATCCAATACTTTTTGGAAATTTCAAAGTTTTTGTTTATACTATCAAGTCTATCATAGTAATACTCTGGTGACAAATTATTTAATATTTGTTCAAGTTCTTGAATTGTGTCAAAAACAATAATCCCATTAGTATCAAAAAAATTTCCTATCGATGGACAACCCCAATATATTGGAATAGTTCCCACAGCAAAACAATCTATTATTTTTTCGGTGAACCAATAATCAGTTTTTGAATTTTCTATAATGATTGAAAACATATAATCCTTTAAGGATGTTGTTTTCGATTCAAGATGTTTTCCAACACCATTACCAAACATGTCAATATTAACCCCAGTGATATTTTTTGCTACTTCATGTCTAAATCTATGTCCAGGAGTTGAACGCTTTTCAGAAAAAAGAAAAGAATTTAATTTATTTTTTTCTTGAACAAATCTATTTTCTGGTTCAATCCAAATACCACCAAAAGGAGTAAACTTTGCCTTTTCGGAAAGACTTAAGATTTGTTTATCATGAGTAAAAATAAGATCAAAGTCTTCAATATTTTTTTCCACATGTCTATAGACATTTGGAATTACACATTCTGGTTCCATTAACCATGCAAATTTAAACTTATTTTTAAATGATGATGAATTAAAAATATATTGATCAATAAAAATTAAATGATTTTCATCAGTCTTTGAAGACCATTCATATTCTTTAGGTTTGTTAGTTCCGCTGGAACAAAATATATGAGGATATTGAGCAATCATATCTATAAGACTGCCAATTCCATAAATTTGCCTTTTATTCATCATTGCTTTTCTTTAATATAAAGAGCATCACCCCAATTGTATTCTTCTGTGGGCCAAAAAGTTTCTACTCGTTTAAACCCATATTGCGAAAGATAATTATCTAAATCAGTTACTAAAACATTTTGTTCATACATTTCAGCTCTATTAACTTCACTAATAATATAATCTATTTTTGTAAGTGTATTTTGAGATCCTTTGAATACTTCTAATTCATACCCCTGCACATCGATATTAATAAAATTAGCATTCCCAGTATCGTAACTATCTAAAGTATCTACTTCAACTTCTTCTGTACCATCAAAAAGAACCCAAGAGTGATCAATAAGATGTTGCTTTGGTTTTAATAGTGATGAACTTTTTCCGTCATTATTGGTGTTTATGTTTATGGATGCCTTTCCTTTTTCACTTCCAAGTGCTACTTGATAAGCAGAGATATTGGCATTCAAATCTTTCATCCTGTCTTCAAGAATATCAAATGTTCTTGAAACTGGTTCAAAAAGAATGATATCTGTTATACCATTGACAATATAATTATCAATAACCTCATCTCCATAGTGGGCACCAATATGAATAATTCCTGTTATATCCATATTGTATTTTTTTAAAATTTGATTGAAATCCAATAACATAGTACACCTCAGATTATTTTTATTATGGTCTTAAAATTTTAGCAATCGTATTTAGACATCCATCCCAAGTTAAATGTTTTTCATATATCTCCTGCCCATAATCTATCATGTTTTGATATTCCCCACTTTCTAATAATTGATCAACTTTGTTTGGTATTGTGTGAATTTCATCAACATCAATCAACAAACACATTTTACTCCAATCGATGTATTCTGTAAAGGGCAACCAAAATTCATCAGTAATGTAAATTGGAACGCATTGCATTTGAATTGCCTCATACATTCTAAATGAAGCTGAACCAAAACCCCGTGGAGAAAGTGCAAATACTGAATTATATAAAACCTCACGAAAAATTTCAGTTTGATTATGGTAAGCATTCATAACAAATTTATAATCTGGTATTTTAGAAAGAATCTCATACATTTTAGATCTCACATGATGAGTATCTCTCCCAACAAATCCAACTTTATACTCTCTCACTTCCTTAGGTAATCCATTATGGGGATCACACAAAAGTGGAATAGGTTCATATAAAGAATCTTTTCCAATTGGAGAACTAAAACTTCCAGAAGAAGCGAATATCTTACAGTTATCAATTGGAACTAATGTTCCACCATCATATTGAACCACAGTAAAAAACTTTTCATTTGGATGTTTCTCGGTCAATTGATTACAAAATTCAATTAGAGGACTTGTGTTTTGTCCGTAATTATTATCAATGTGCCAAGAAGTCCATTGAATTGGTATGTAAATATAATCAGACTCCAATTCTTCTTTTGACGAAAAGAAAGAATATGCCCTCTCTTCAATCATTGGATTTGTTCCTTGATGTGGAGGATATACATTTGGCAAAGGAGGCATAAATGCCTCAGGAACTTCAGCAATACGTATCATAAATCTGTAATTAATTCTTTGTAATAATCTACGGACAATTGAGAATTTTGGCCGCAAGAATACCAGTTACTATCATCTCTAAGTCTATGGTTGTGAGATAAATTTTGAATAACTTTAAATTGTCCATTGTTTTTTAACCAAAAATAAAAAGCCGCCGCAGTATCAGCATCCAACAAAGGAACAGACTCATCTAAAAATGCTTCTTTCAAACTGTCCAAATAAAAATTTCTATTAAAGAAATAATTTCCAGTGTTTAAAAACCAATCAAACCACTTCGTCTTTTTAAATATTGCATCTTTTGATTCTTCAATTCCTATCAAATCATATTTAAACGAGTAATCTGATATAGTTTGATATTCATATTGATGATCATACTTGCAAAATAATTTACAAGGAGAATAACAGATGTATTCTAAAGTTTGGTCAACTTCTTTTAAAATGTCATAATTATTTTCAAATGGATAATTATCACTATCCAACAAATATACCCATTCGTTTGTACACCTGTTTACAGTTATATATTTGTTTCTAAATGCTTTAACATTTTTATCGTTTCTAAAAATTTTAATTTTTTCACTGCCTAAAGTTTTCACCAATACGTTAAGATTCTTCCATTCTTCTGAATTGGAGCAATCATCATTTACTACAATTTCAGAAACAAATTCATTATCAATAGAATATTTAATACAATCTAAAAAAAATTTAGAGGTATTATAAAACGGTATAGCTAAACTGATGGATTTCATTTAAGGTCTCCAATGAGGACAAGTATGTGCTCTTTTTAACATTATGTAATTTGTATAATTCAAATTATCTCTTTCCATATAATCATAATAATAAGTTTCATGATCCTTAATTTGAATTTGCTTCCAAACGTTATAATACTTTTTATTATTAAAATATAGATTTACTATACCTTGATCCGTAAGTTTACTGGTGAAATATTTCTTAGAAAGATCAATGATAGTATCAAAAGTATCTTCTTTAAGTAAAAAAGTATCATAAATGAACATTGTTGCTTGAAAGTAATCAATATCCAAATCAAATTCACTTTCCAATTCTGCAAAAATTTCTGGGAATTGAGTATCATCAAATTGTCTTCTCAATTTCCAATCATTATTAGTTGGATATCCATCATAATGAGCTAGAATAGAATTTTTACAATCGAGATTTAATATTTTATCTAATGGTTTGAAAATTTTCATTCCACCATCCATAGCAAAACACTTATCCCATTGTTTGAAGAATGGATGAAAAGCGTAGAGTTTATGCCACATAAATGTTTTATTAAACTCAGGATTTCCCAATCCCTCAGTAATTGGTTTTTTTCTCAGTTTTGCAATACTTTCTTCTCTATCAATTTCTGGAAAATATTTTACAATAACTCTATCATCACCAATATATTCCAATTCATCTTTTAGATCTTCTCCAATGATAACAACAATGTCTTCGGTATATTTTCCAATTTCTCTAATTTCAGTAATCATTGTTTGTACTTTTGATACAAACTTTCGATTAGTATAAGTTATAATACACGTCTTCATAAAATTCTCCAATGATTTAAATACAAATCTTTAGTATCATGGTCTTTGCAGTCACCAGCAAACCAATTTTTGGGTGCTATAACATTTATACTATTTGCCAACCAAGCTCCCCACCATCCAAACGTACTATTGCAAATGATGTGATGAGTGCATTGAGAAAGGAGATACAAATCCATGTACGCATCTCCAATCTCAGAAACAGAAAATCTATCTTCTTCAAAAATCTTTTGCTGCATACACCATTCTGGGTCATCTGAAAAAACATATACGGGAAGATCATTATCAAATTCGGATAATGCCTTTTCGTAATATGAGTTTGGTTGCACTGGATGATTTGGATTTTTCAGAAAATCATTTCTTCTTATGTGTATACCGATACAATCATCGTTATGCATTTCCGCAATAATTGGTTCACATGCATTTTGAATTTCTCTTTTAAATTGAAAATCTTTATTTCTCAATTCCTTTTCAATGTGTTTGAAATACTTTTCACTCTGAAAAAACCCAACATAATTAATATCTTGCTCTGGAGGATTTTCAAATAAATCTTCATCAAAATGAAAAAATCGTTCGACAAGATTTCCATAGTCCGTCATCGAACGTTTACATTCAATATTAAATGCTTCATCGATATTGCTAAAAAGATCTTGATAGTAATACTTACCAAAAACATCAGATGGAGGTATATAAAAAGATCGTTTGTGCTTAACGGACATAGCCTTCACAAATGCATACTGGAACATTTGATTTCCAAGATGCCCATTGTTACCAAGATGATTAATAGAAAAACTCATAATTCCTCAAGCATTAAATTCAATTCACTCAATTCTCTGTCGCCAATAAATTGGTTATTTCCAAGATATAATCCGCAATCATGAATAATATCAACAAAATTATTTTTATTATTAGTGATTGAATACTGCTTCAAGTATGGTTGAACTAAAAGATTTCCTCCAATAATAGGTCTATATTCAACATTTCTTTTTTTACATATTAATTCAAATTTTTCCTTTAACTGCTTACTATAAAACACTAAAGGAAAACAGAAACTACTAATGCCTTCGGGAACACAGGGTATATGAACTTTATGACAATGATTTGATAGGATTTTTATAAATTTTTTATAGTTATTATTTCTTTTTTCAATCATACCATCAAGTCTTTTAAGTTGTGACATTCCCAAAATTGCACACAACTCATGATTTCTAAAGTTGTATCCATCAGTAACAAAAAGAAATTGTTGATTTAAATCTTTATACGTTTCATAATAGACTTCTTTTTCATCAGATTCTCTTGCAAGACCATGACTTCTTTTAAGTCTCATCATATCATAGATTCTCCAATCGTTGGTGCAAATCATACCACCTTCAATAGTGGACATATGGTGTCCAAAATAAAAACTAAAAGTAGCACCAAGACTATCTGAACCTACCTTTGATCCATTAAAATTTTTAGCCCCATGAGATTCACAAACATCATCCAAAAATAAAGCATTCGGGAAAATTTCTCGATATCTTTCTACGGGAGCAGGAAATCCCATCAAATGAGTGGTGAACACCAATTTAATATCTGGATGCTTTTCAGCAATATATCTCAAATTATCTTCATTAAATGTAAATGAATTAATGTCAACATCGCAAAAAATTGGATGAAACCCCAGTTGAAATACTGGGTTGATATTGGTAACCCAAGTGCAGGCAGGTACAACTACTTTGTCCCCATTCTTCAATCCAAATACTTCTTTGACTGCAGCAAGGAGTAAATAGTTAGCGGTGCTTCCAGAAGAAACATAAAGAGCATATTCACTCCCAACCCATGCTGCCCACTCATTCTCAAATTGCCTGACTTTAGATCCATTAGTAAATTTATTAGAAGTCAAACAAAAATTTGCCATCTTAACCCTATCGCCAAGGGTCATGTTATCTTTCATCAAAGGCCAAGTAATTTTATTTTTCATTCTTCAAATACCATTCGTAAGTTTTCTTTAATCCTGCTTCCAATTCTATAGAATGCTTCCATCCAAGACTATGTAGTTTGTCAACATTTAATAATTTTCTTGGAGTTCCGTTAGGTTTATTTGTATCCCAAGCAATGTCTCCTTCATATCCAACAACCTTAGCAATAGTTTTTGCCAATTCTTTAATCGTAATATCTTTGCCAGTACCAACATTAATAATTTCTGGACTATCATAATTTTCCATAAGGAAAAGGCAGGCATCTGCAAGATCATCTACATGTAAAAATTCTCTGAAGGGAGATCCATCTCCCCACATAAGAGGAATTTCACCAGATTCTTTTGCATTATGAAACTTGGCAATAAATCCAGGAAGAACATGAGATGTTTCCAAATCAAAGTTATCATTAGGTCCATAAAGATTAGTAGGCATCAATGAAATAGCATTAAATCCATACTGCTCATTATATGCCTGACACATTTTAATTCCTGCAATTTTAGCAAGGGCATATCCATCATTTGTTGGTTCAAGAGGACCTGTCATCAACTGATCTTCTGTAATCGGTTGAGTTGCTAATTTTGGATAAATGCAGGAAGACCCAAGGAATAGAAGTTTATTAACACCAAAATTGTAAGAACTTTGAATAATATTTGTTTGAATCTGAAGATTTTCAGTTAAAAAATCTGCTTTGTATCTTTTGTTTGCCATGATGCCACCGACTTTAGCGGCAGCAAGAAAAACATACTCAGGTTCTTCCGAACAGAAATATCGTTCGGTTTCATCTTGATCTGTGAAATCCACATCATCCCGAGTTCCTTTGATGATGTTTGTATATCCATTTTTTTCAAGATTTTTAACAATTGCTCTGCCTACCATTCCATAGGCACCAGCAACTAAAATTTTAGAGTCATTTTTCATTTTAGATCCAGTCATACAACAAAATATTATTTTCTAAAAAAGTACGTTTAATATTTTCAGATAATTTATGATATTCTCTTTGATCATTAAAAAATCTATGGTGCCATTCACAATATATTTCATTGATTAGTTTGTAAGCATTAGTTTCAATCAAAGAAGACAAAACATCAAATTCTGACCCCTCAATATCCATCTTAATTAAAACATAATCATCGGAATTACAATTACTTAAAATAAAATTAGAAAAATCTTCACAATCTACAAAGACATCATTAGAAATATAATCATAATTTCTGTTGACACATTGCTCCCAATTTGGAGGATTATCTAAAATATTCGATCCTTGATTAAAATAAGACTCTTTATTATTTGGATCTTTATCCCATTCCAAGGAACAATTAACTTTTATTTTACCAGTCTTATTAGACACTGCCCGATTGTAATGTGTTATATTATATCCACTGGATATAAGTTCATTGTAATACTTTTTAGATTCATTGTAAGTAAAGGGATTTGCTTCAAAACAGTAGCAATCCCAGTTAGAATCTATATTATACTTGTTCGCAAAATCTTTAAATCCTTGAAAACAATGAGTACCACAGTCTATAAAAATATTTTTATTTGCCATAACTAAACAAGTTCTTTAATTTTATTTTCAGGAAATTCCATCATAGTTTTAAAATCACATTTCCATTTACCCATTTCATAATAATCTTCAAACTTATAGCAATGAAGATCTATCATATTATCAAATATCTTAAAATAACGATATCTATTTAATTCTATATCATCACAGTCATCAAAGAAAATTGGATAATATACTGATGGGTTTTCTTTGTTCATGTAAATGCAAATTGCAGAAAAACTAGAAATTCCACCAACTACTATGTTCTTTGCATGAGATAGTATATAGACATCTTCCTGTTGAGTTCTTATTCTGGAATCAACTTCTATATTATTTCCATTGCAAAAAGATATAATTTTATCATAACAAGGGTTTAATGTAAGTTGGCTAGAATTTAAAACCCTAGTTCCTTGATTTCCTGTACAAAGGATAACTTTTTTTGGGTTAACTTTTTCCAGTATTTTTTTAAAATAAGTCCAAGGAGATTGTATATAACTGGGATGCGGATTTTCTTCTATTACATCTCCAGATCTAAGATGTATAACAAGACTATTTTCTAAATCCCATTGTTCTTTACTAAACATATCAAAGTTAAAAACTTTGTTAATTATATTGTAAATTTCATTCCTATAAACTTTAATAATATTACTTTCCAAAAACTTTGAATATTTGGAGTAATCAATGTATTCAAAAATATGCCCATAGTAATGATTAGTACCCCAGTGTAATGGTGAGGCAGTTTTAACTTCAATATCAAATTCCTTTTCCACTACCAACTGTGGATCAATTTGATTCATTAATTCATAATTTGGGTCGTGACATTGGTTTCTAGTATTGATTATTGTCGTACCTTCGCAACATTTTGCGTAAAAAATAGATCCAGCAAGTTGTTGTAAATTATTTCCAAAATAACCATACCAAGTAATACCAATATAATTTGTCATTTTTATTTACCCTCACTTTCACACATTTCTTTTACCAATTCATCAAAAGAAATTTTAGGTTCCCAACCCAATTTCTGTTTTGCTTTGGTGGCATCTCCCAATAAAGTCTCCACTTCAGCAGGTCGGAAATACTTGGAATCAACAATTATACGAACTAATCTAGTGTTCTTATCAATTCCAACTTCGGTTCCCTGATCAGTAAACTGCCATTCAATATCCATTCCAAAGTAAGGTGCTGATCTCTCTACAAACTCACGAACTGAGTACTGCTTACCAGTGGCAATTACAAAATCATCAGGTTCATCCTGTTGAAGCATCAACCACATTGCCTCAACATAATCTTTTGCGTGTCCCCAGTCACGAAGAGCATTCAGATTACCCAGTTTAAGAACATTTTGCCTACCTTCAGACATTGCTTTGAAACCTCTGGTAATCTTACGAGTAACAAATGTCTCACCACGACGAGGAGATTCATGATTAAAAAGAATCCCTGTGCAAGCATACATTCCATATGCCTCACGATAGTTTTTGACAATCCAGTAACCATAGATCTTAGCAACACCATAAGGACTTCTTGGATAGAAAGGAGTTGTTTCCGTCTGAGGAATCTCTTGAACCTTACCATAAAGTTCTGAAGTAGATGCCTGATAGATGCGAATATCATTCTCCATTCCAAGAATACGAACTGCTTCAAGGATACGAAGTGTTCCAAGCGCATCAACTTGCCCAGTATATTCCGGTATTTCAAACGATACCTTTACATGACTCTGGGCACCAAGATTATAAATTTCATTAGGACAAACTTCTTGAATAACTCTTATTAAGTTAGTAGAATCAGTAAGATCGCCATAATGCAACTTGATATTATCATAAATGTGATCAATCCTATGCGTATTGATGAGAGAACTTCTTCTAACGATTCCATGTACTTCGTAACCTTTATCCAAAAGTAATTCAGCAAGATAAGAACCATCTTGCCCAGTGATGCCAGTAATTAGTGCTTTTTTCATTTGATGAACAAATAATCTTCAGTAACAATAAAATCCAATTCGGTATTTTCCAGTACATGGAATGCATCCTCATATGTAGTGAGAATTGGATTACCTCTAATATTAAACGATGTATTCATAATAACAGCAATGTTACCCCTGTCACTCAATTCTGTAAGTATATCATAGAACAACTGATGCTGGCAAGAGGTTACAGTTTGAAGTCTAGCAGTACCGTCTTGATGTGTAATTGCTGGCAAAACATCACGATACTCTTCTTTTACTTCTGGAGCAAAACTCATGTATTCGGAAGGATACGATTTTACAAAATATAAATCCCTATCTTCTTCTCTACAAACTGGAGCAAAAGGTCTAAACCATTCTCTAAATTTAACTTTAGAGTTTAAAATATCTTTCATATCACGAATAGAAGGATCACATATAATACTTCTATTTCCAAGTGCTCTAGGTCCAACTTCAGAATACCCTTGTATAATTCCCCCAATTTTTCCATCTTTAATCAGATCAACTATAAGTTTTACACTTCTTTCTTTGACCTTATCTTGCTTATCATATTTTTCATAGTAATAACTTAGTTTATCCCTATCCATGATATCAATTCCGCAATAAGGGGAGGGATCAATGTATTCATGTTGAAGACTAACATAATGCCCAAAAGACAATCCCTCATCACCTGGATGAGAAGGAATGTATAATTTCAATGATTTACGTTCAAGATATTCTGCCAGTTTTTGATTGAAAAGAACATTAAGAGCAGATCCCCCAGAAAATACAACATCAATATTGTATACATCGATATATTTTTTAATTAAGGAAAAGCATAATTCTTCAAAAACATATTGATTTGTAGCGGCAAGGTCATAACTATCTTGTCCACTAAAGTGATCTTGAGTTAATTGAATACCAATATCCTTAAACAGTTTATTTTCTATGTCATTCTCTTCCATATTAAATGAATTCCAATGTTTTGTTGGATGATTCATATAAAAATTTCTTATTGGAGTTATCCATTCCAATCTCACTTTACCATAAGCAGCAAGACCCATGATTTTTCCAGCATACGCAAGTGAATTCTTTTCAGGTATTCCATCATCATTAAGATCTTTCTTAATTTCACTTACATAATATGCAAATGCACCATAAATTCCTGGGTTGCATATTTCGCTCTTGCCATCATTGGTATGAGAGATTACTTCACACTCATCTCCCTCATATTTAAAAATAGAGTAACTTCTAATAAAAGTACTGGTTTCATTATCATAATCAAGACCTCCCCCATCTATTGAGATTGCCAGTGCTCTTTTAAATCCACTTTGATAATATGCTCCAGCACAATGAGACATGTGATGTCCCATCTGATAAAATTGACATCCAGGAAAGACACTCAAAACAAACTCAAGTACAACTGGATTCAGTTCACTAAATCCAATAACTTTAGGATATTCTTTAATCTGAGTTTTAGTATATTCTAAAAATTCAGTAATTACTTTTTTGCGCTCTTCGGATTTATCATCACGTTTTGACAATTCCCAAATTCCCGCATATCTTTTTTTGCAGAATCTTTCAAATTCAAAAATTCTTATTTGATCGTTTTTATCGACAAAAGTAATAGACGTATTATGCCCACCATTAATGCAGATATAATCAGAATTCAGTTTATTTTTATTCATGGTTTTCCAAAATCATCCTATATTCTAACAAAGAATTTTAACTAATCTATATAGAACAAAAAAAGTGACACAATTTGTGCCACTTATAAAATTATTTTTCTAACATTTCAGGTTGCAAATCCAAATACAAGTTATCAATTAATATATCATAATTATCAAGAGGATCATCAGAAAATACAATTCCCACATTTTCGTAATACTTTTTGACTTTTTTAAAAAGTTTTGGATTTTTTACATCAAGTAAAATTTCTCCTTCAGCCGCTGCTTTGAGTGTGCTGATATCTTTTTTGAATTTTGCTGTAATGGACATTTTTTTATTCAATGAACTAGACTATTATAAAGTAAAATCAGTGACTTGTAAAGGTGGTAAAATCAGGATCCAGCGATAGTGATCGTACCTCCAAGTTTCCATCCAAGTGCATAAGGAGTTCCATAATCATAAAAAACACTATGTTTGTTTGGATGTAAAGCTATGGTATTATAAACACTAAGTAAACCATTCCAAGTTAAATCAAATTGAGCAATTTGTAAGGGCAAATCACTTTGACCTCCGTTTGGATCTGTCCAAATATCAAAACTATATTCACCAGTAGATGGTGTTGTTCCTTTCGATATTGGATGTCTTCCTGAATCACCAGTTCTCCAATTAAAATATTCTCTTGCTGGGGGAACATACACAGCGTTTGACCCAGGAATTCCAGTGTCCGACCCAGGTACAAAACTACGTGTTCTTCCAGTTGGTATTTCTAAGTCATTTAATTCAATCCAGAGTATAGAACTTACTGGAGTACTAATTATTGTAGTACCAGTTGAAGATCCCGAAGTTATTCTAACATCGAAATTTGGACCTTGACCTCCACGAAACTGGAAAGTATATGGGAATGCCATTTTATTATTAAGTAATTACTTTTGTTTTATTTATTTATCTGACATGATGTCCACCAAACATGTACCTCATGCCGTTTAAAATCTTGGCAGCGAAAGTACCAAGATTGCGTGAATTAAATCTTTCATAAAGAGCAGTTGTGATGACAGGAGCGGGAACCCCCAGATCCACAGCAGCATTAACCGTCCACCTACCTTCACCACTGTCGGATACCCCTCCAGAGAAGTTAGAAAGCTGTGGGCTGCTGCGTAGCACAGAAGCAGTAAGATCAAGTAACCAAGAACCAACAACGCTACCACGACGCCATAACTCAGCAACCTCAGCAACGTCAATATCATAGCAGTAGGATTCTGGGTCTGCCATAGGGGCAACCTCTGCGTCTCCTTCTCTGACATACTGTGCTCCATTGTTGGCATTCTTGAGAATGTTGAATCCTTCTGCATATGCCTGCATCATACCATACTCAATGCCGTTATGAACCATCTTCACAAAATGCCCAGCACCAGGACCACCACAATGCAACCAACCCCTCTCTGCGGAAGTTATGTCTGAGTCATGCTCAGTCCTGGGGGCAGAGTTGACTCCTGGGGCAAGGGCATTAAAAATGCGCGAACAAGTGGAGACTGCAGTATTTCCGCCCCCAACCATAAGACAGTATCCACGATCCAGACCGTAAACACCCCCAGAAGTGCCACAATCAATATATTGGATACCCAACTTTGCCAGACGTTCTGCTCTTTTCCGACTGTCTTTAAAATTGCTATTGCCATGATCAATAATAATATCTCCTTCACCACAATATCGTAGTAACTCACTGATCGTCTCCTCTACATTTTCTGCTGGCACAACCATCTGGAAAATTCCTGGTTGCTCAAGTCCTTTATCGTTTTTAACTACTTTGACAAGATTTTCGATAGTTGTACAAATACCAGAAACATATCCTTTTTCAAATGCTTCATTTGCTTTTTCGTAATTTCTTCGGTATCCCCAAACTTCAATACCTTCCTTTAGCATACGACGGGACATTCCTTCTCCCATTCGTCCTAGTCCAATCATTCCTACTTTCATAATTCTACCTCAATCTCCCAGGTGTGTAGTCGTAATTTTTTTTAAGTTCATCAAGAATTTCTCCGTATTCTCTAAACTTTTTATCTCCTGCAATAAAGCATCTTTGTCTGATCCATACTGCATCAATGAGTAATTCTCTTTCGTAATTTGTTAAATTTTCAAATTTCATAAATTTCTCCCAAAAGTGAAAAATTACCAATCCTCATTTTCTTGTTCCCCATTTTCAATTTCATTTAAATAATCAATCCACCACTGTGGATCTTTTTGCATTTTCCAATTAGGTTCTGCAATTCCGTGATCAAAGTACCACTTGGAAATTGCAGATTCTAAAGTTTCTTTAATCTCCAAATTTTTCTTCCTCCTTATCAACGTCTGCATATGCATCTGCCACGTATGGTCCATGGGGTCGTTTGGATTCTTTTCGGACATACTCGGTTTCTGTTTCTATACTTGCTATCCAAACAGATAATTTCATAATTATGTAGATGATAATCAAAGGTAAAAAACATGACAAGAGAATAAGACTTTTCATTTATCTTTCTCCCAACATCTTTCAAATTTGTATCTTAATGCATTAATTTTTAATTCTTCATCATATTTCATCAAATGTTGATTAATTTTCTTTTCCTCTTCGGTGAATTCTAATCGATACTTATGCTTTAAAGCAATTACCTTCACCATATCATCAAAAAATGTGGTGGGCATATCTAAGAACTCTTCGTAGGTCATTTATGCTTGTACCTCTCTGGATGCTCCATACTATCTAGCATAAAATAAGTTATAGGTGCAGTAATAAATCCACTAATAATAATCATAATATATGTATGATTAGAGATCCAATGTGCAAAAATTTTAATCATCTCTTGGCATATCCTTTTCTAAACTTTCCAGTCTATCCTCCCATGTTTCACCACCTGTTTTACCCCTGCATGGGTTGATGCATGTATCATCGCCAAGTTTATTGCAGACAAGTCCTGCTAGGTCCAATTCATTTCCTTTTTTTCCGGTGCCGGACCAATAGTGATCACCGTTCATCCAGAGAGCACCACATTTAGGACACTCTAACCTGGAAAATTTTAGATCTGAAACTTCTCTAGAATTCGTCATTTTTCAAATAATCCTCCCAATCTTTTGCTGGTAATTTTAATTCTCTTTCCATTTTTCTTTGCATTTGTTTCATCTGCATTCTGATGAGCAAATATCTTACTTGCAAATCAAGATAAGCAAAGATACGAAGAGTTTCATCAAATCCAGCATAAGCAATAAGCATTGCTAAAACAATAAGTAAGACGTATAACCCCAAAAAAGTTTCGGGCATAAATTTCTCCTATTTTATAAAGTACCAAGAATCTTCTTCTAAATCATCTTCATATGTCGATGGTTCTTCAAATAATTCTTGTATTTTTTGTTTGTTCATTCGTTCATAAAGATCGATAAAATCTTCATCTGTGAATTCAAACACTTTACTCCTATACCTCCCTGGACATTAACCAGTAATTTTATTGACCAAACAAATTACTCCATGTGCATAAAAAAACAGCAACACTGATCCAATGCAAGCACTAATCAGGGATGCTGTTTTATTGTGACGATCAATTGCTTGATCTATCATTTGTTGGATCCTTTCTTCGTCCATCAATCTGCATCAATAGAGGTCATTATATAGTTATACTAGAAATAATTTCTATTGTCAACAAATGTGTTCATGTAGTAACAGTGTTGAAGAAAATATTAAGAACGGAGAGGGTGGGATTTGAACCCACGGTGCTATTAACACGGCAGTTTTCAAGACTGCTGCCATAAACCACTCGGCCACCTCTCCAAATATTATCGGATTTCAAAATCCAATTTTCTCACTTTTCGTGCTTTTCTTGCTTCTTGAAAAGCAAGATCTTGATCTGAAAGAAATTTTTGTTGCTTTTTAGACTTTTTAGACAACTCGGAATTAGTCACAACAACCTGAGTCAAATCGACTGCGGAGACTTTATTCTCCTTCAGTTCCATTTTGTTTGGACAACCACAAACTTGTGTTTTCGTTGATCCTGTCAACTCTATCCCGCAACTCTTGCATCTGACCACTAACATATCCTATCAACCCCTTAATTTCTTCTAATTCTTCATGAATATCCTGATGATGAAACCTAAGCGGTTTCTGGACCCATTTTTTAATTGTTTTTCCTTTCATTATATATAAGTAAAATTTGGAAAAAATGGGCGATACTGGATTTGAACCAGTGACCATCTCCGTGTAAAGGAGGCACTCTACCGCTGAGTTAATCGCCCTTTAGGAGAAGGAGAGCTCTTGGACGAATCCGCAGGATCACTTCTCCAACTTTCACTGCATTAGAGGGCAATGATAAGAGAAAACACCAAACCTTATTTTCCCTGTTCTCAGGAAGGCACCCAAATGGGGTGGGAGTTACCTCCAAAGTTTGTCCAGCATTTTCAATTTGAAAGAATCGGACATTTCCAATCCTTTCAACTCCCCCGGCAAGGATCGAACTTGCGACCAAGCGGTTAACAGCCGCTCGCTCTACCGCTGAGCTACAGAGGAATTTTGGTGGGTGGTGAGATTCTGTCATACTCACAACTGGAAGGTCTCACTGACAACGTAATTATTCCAGCACTTTTAGGTTCCTTGGCATTGGATTCTGTAACTCTGGTCTCCCAGTTTTACAGCGGGCACCACCCCTACCTTACTATACAATATCCAGTGCTTGACCACATAGATTTTTCTGTCACACCCTTTGGAAATCCGTCGATCTCCAAGAGCGGGCAACCGGGATCGAACCGGTGACTGGAGCTTGGAAGGCTCAGATGTTACCGCTACACCATGCCCGCAATTAAGAAAAGCAGATGCAAATTGTGAATTTAAAATTCACGGGCTTCATACTTTTCCTTTTTTCAAGTAGGTTTACTGTTGCTTATCCTTTAAACCTACTATAAAATAGATAAGCAGAAGACAATCATATCATATTTTAATATGATTGTCAAGTAGGACTGCTGAGACTTGAACTCAGTTCACACCGTTATAAGCAGTGGGCCTTAACCCATAGGCGACAGTCCCATTGGGTTGAGACAATTATAAGGTATAAACCTCAAATTGTCAAGTGGAGAATAGGAGACTTGAACTCCTGACACCCGCCTTGCAAAGGCGATGCTCTACCAACTGAGCTAATTCCCCTGGCGTCTCGGACAGGACTTGAACCTGTGACCAACTGCTTAGAAGGCAGATGCTCTATCCAACTGAGCTACCGAGACATGGGACAATCATATCATATCAGAATTTGATTGTCAAGTGGAGAGTGTCCTTAGGACTGCCCTGACCACTTCTTAAGAATACCACTGAACTTTCTCTTTGTCAACCCCCCTGAAGGAGATCTGAGACGGTATCTCTTGATTTTTTAAGGTGTGTCAAACCTCTCTTTAACTTATTGAAATCTTGATCCAAAACATAATTTTGAAATAAACTTTTTATCATATCTGAATACGCTTTGTCAAGTGCTTCTTTATCTTGTTGATCCATCTTCGTTAATCCAAGGTGCTCTTAATCTCATTTCACCACCTAAAAGTGTTTCACCTTCAAGAGTTTCTGTAAATATTGGTTTTATTTCTGGTTCTGGTTTATGAATTTTTTCCGATTCTTTATTATAGTCGGATATTGCTCTATCAACATCCCGTTTTACTTTATAATCAAGTAACTCCGGTGTTTCATTTATTTTTTTATTTATTTGATATTTAACTTCATTCGTGACAGGATTATCTTTCACCCAACCCTTTTTAGAAAACTCCTTTAAAACTTTAAACATTTCCCAAAGAAGTTGCCTGTTCTCAAGTATTTTTGGATTTTTTACTGTCTCCTCATCCACGACTTCAATAAATTCATCAAGAAATTCAAAAAATTCTTCTTCATTAATGCTTTCTATCATTTTTTGAAGTTTTAATCTCTCAGAAAATCTATCAAGTTCATAATATATTTTCCAGATAATATTTTCCTCCAACTGGATTCCGGTTTTACTCTTTAACCAGAATTGAATCCAATTTACACCAGCAACAATAATAGCAGAAGCAAGAGATTGCTTTCCAAGAATGTTAATTCTCATTTTTAATTTTGTAGTCTTCTATAGATTTTTGAATTTTTCTCCTAATTCTATAAGTAAGCAATTCTTTATCTTGAATAATATAATCATTCAATAAATCAATTCCCAAATGTAATTGCGCTTCATCAATTAGATTAAAAATTTTTTCTTTATCGGCACCTGGAAAAAATAAAATTAAATCAAGAGTCAATCTAAAAACCGCTCCAACTTTCATATAGTGAGTTATTGGTTTTCTTTCTTTTCCAAATTTAAAATGAAGTATATTGAATTTATTTTCTTGATCAAACCAATGAATTTGTTTTAGATATTCAATTATTTTCATTTTTTAAATACTCCTCTAGGGCATTGTCTATAGATTGGGATGGTTCTTTTTTTTTAATTTTCTCTCTCATTTTCTTAGTATCAAATGTTAGAGTTGGTGTTATAGAACCATTTGTTTCCAACTTCAACTTTGCTCCAAATGGAGTTCCACTTGGTTGAACATTTACTTGATTGTGTGCTTCTAAAGTTATAGATCCAGTTTCATCTTCAATTTTTAATATTTTAGTTTTAGCAAGTATGTCTATGACTTCTTCCGGATTTTCTGGCAGATTTTCCATTTAAGTTGTTTTTATAAAATGAAAATGACCATCATGTTTATTTTTTCCCCAAAGAAATCTATCAGTTTTTAAATCATATCCAGCATCTCTTGAAAAGTAATTCTTTCCATCAAATTTAATAGATGTTGATATGTAAGTATCTTTATCTGGAATAACGCATTTCTCATTTTCACCTATCCAATACTCACCATATTTTTCAAAAATAATATCACAAGATTTCGTATTTGTAACTTTGTTTATGGGAGTAGCAATTATAGTTTTTCCATTTTCTTTCAATTTCAACAAAGTATCCCTGTATGGTTTATTTGGATTCTCTACAGCATACCAACTTTTTGAATTGATACTCCCATCTTCATACTCTTTAAATTCAATGTATATATGTGCCCATTGTTGTGGATGACTATATGCTTGATTTCGATTGTGATAAAGACCTATAAGTTTTTCTTTGAAATCAATTAATAATTTAGACATAAAAAAAGGGAGATTGCTCTCCCCCTATTTATTCAGTTTTGCACTAAGACAAATCGATTAGCATAATCATGAGCATAACTAGTTCTAGATCCATGATGTCCCCAACGAATCCACCTACTAGCAAGTCTCATATATTGATTGATTGTTTTGCCAGGTGTTTTCATATAAGGTTCGATCATTTTCCAGTCACCTTCATGCAACATGAACTTCAATTGAGTATCAAGTGAAGAAGGATTTCCACCAATACTAGCAGCATGTTTTCCTAATCCATAAAAACGAGGAGCATTAGTCCATTGGATAAGACCATACCCCCCACCACAGTTAGGATAGGAAGTTCGGGCACCACCTTCGCAAATGTTTGGAACGAAGGTAGATTCCTGTCGAATATTGCCCATAATGGTAGCTAGAGCGTTTTTGTCAGTGATTCCACGATCTTGTAGGAAATCTAATGTTGTCAATTCATTAGTATTACATCCGTTACAAATAAACCGTTTCACTTTGGATGTTTCGGGAGCAACCTCTTTGGTCGCTGTCTCCTGAGATTTAATTTCTTCAATTTTTGATGGGTTATTACTTGAAGTAGCAAATCCCGGTGTTGGCAGTGTTGCCGCTGATGTTACAACCGCACCAAAAAGAGATACGGTCAAACTTGTAAGGTTTTTAAGCATTTAGTTTAATAGAACTCTACATCCGTATAGAAGGGGGGTACACCCCTTTCTCAAAGGGCACCTTCCACGGCTCTAAATCAAATCAAAATCTCATAATAAAAAACCTGCCTTTCGACAGGTCTACACATAATAAGTTATTATTTAGGATTTGTCAAGCCCAAGGATCTTGTATGTCAATTTCCTGTTCTTCAGTCCATCCTTCATTTTCTTCGCTTTTCATGGCAGTGTAATTAATTTCTTCATTATCTTGAAGTGCATTAATCCATTCTTGATATTCTTCAATCAAAGAAATTGCATTTTTCCTAGATTCTTCTGTATCTTCATCAATTAATTGATTAATTTTATCGACTACCCAAATAACTACTTCTTCCGTAGAGTCAATCACAATTTTTTCCATAGTAGTCTTTTCTGAAATACCTGCTGAGGATGTTACTATTGTAGTAGGCAGGTTCTCCATTGTCAAGAGATTCTGTAAGGACTCCGTTGAGGAAGAGTTGTCTGGTTTCCTCAAAGTTAACTCTTCCTTTAGTTCTATGTAAAGAGAGAATAGTTCTTTTAAAATCCCCCTTACCGTAATTTTTAATATCTTCTTTAAGTTCTGGGCAAGATCCATAATACTTTTTCCAGTCGGATTCTAGTTTTACTTTTCTACTTTTCCCTTTAGGTTTTCTAAATGACCAAAAATATTTTCTTCCTATATATTTTTTACTGGTTTTAGTGTTGATGATGAGGTAAACAAACCCAAAATAATCCCCAATGTCATCGCTAGTAAAACACCTGTTTTCATAGATCCATGGATTTTCATATTCAATATCTGTATTCATCAATTATATCAAGAACTTCGTCTAGATATTTATGAGCAAGTCCTTTAGAATCCCAACCAGGTTGATCTCTATATAATCTTTCTTTTAATTTCAAAATACGAACTTTTAATTCATCTTTAGTAAGTTGATTTTTAGGCATAAAAATAGGGGAGATAATCTCTCCCCTATTTATTGATCATGATTTAAAATCAGTTATTCGCAATAATTTCATCAATCTGCTCTTGTGTCAGATTGACCATCATTTGTTCTGCCTCTTCAATTGTTTCTACATATCCTTCAACGTAAAGGAATTCAAGAACCAAATCATAAGTATCAAAGGACTCATCGCCCATGTTAAGTCTTTGTCTCTCTGCAGGAGTAAGAACTCCCCTCTGTAACCCTCTTGCTGCTTGTTTTGCTTTATCTGCAGCGGTTGTTACCTTATTTGCGTAACCATGCAATCCTGGATTGGAGGATGTGGTGTTGCGGAAGTCACCTCTCTGCTTGGCAGCAAGTTGCTGTCTTGCCTTAGGATCCACACCACTCTGTCCATAGGTCTGCTTGTCTGCCAGAGCAGTTGCACGATCTGCTGCCTGCCCACCACCAGTGCTCTTAGCAATCTGTTGACGGATGGCAGGTTCATCAAGTCCACGCTTTGCCATTGCAGTTGCTTCATTCAATAACACAGAGTATGTTTCAAATACATAGTCAAAATCATCTTCTGTAAGTGATTCAAGGACATAAGAAGCAGTTTCATAATCACTAACATATCCCTCACTAATCATATCATCAAAAATTACACCTAAGAGATACTCAAAACTATCACTAATTCCTGCCTTTTTAGCAAATCTTGATGCTGCTTTAGTTCTTTCAGATGGAGAATCTTTACCGCTACGCATTACTGTAGGTGCTACTTTTCCCCCAGGAGTAGCAAATCTAACTCCCCTTGAAGGAGATCCTTTAGCTGCTTTTCTTAATTTTTCTCTTGCCCTTTCAATTCTTTCCTTATTTGGTTCTGAAACAGATTTAGGTTCTGATTCAACCTTACCACCAACTCTTTCCTTTCTACCTACGCCAACATTTCTATACTTAGGTCCTTTGCTCTCAGGTGCTGATGCCTTTGGTTCTGCTTTGGGTTCTGCTTTGGGTTCTGCTTTTGGCGTTTCCTTCGGTTCGACCTTGGAAGCCGCCTTACCTGCAAGTTCTGCTCCCTTGCGAAGTCCCTTTGCAAGAAGAGATCTTCCAGTTTTTAGAGCACCCTTTACTGCCTTTTTGGCACGATCAAGGAGTCCAGGACCCTTTTCTTTTGCAGTTTTATATACTTTTTTTGCAACATCTTTAGCCATCGATCCAGCTTTAGATGCAGCAGATTTAATTCTATCTACTCTTTCTGCCTTTTTCTGTGCATCTGGATCTTCAGTATCATGTCCATAAGTAACTTTTGCTTCATCAAGAAACTCAAGTGATTCATCAATATCAAATCCTTCTTCAGAAATAACCTCTTCTACAATTGCAATGAGTTCTTCATCAGAAAATTCATCGATAGAAGAGTAGTCTTCGGAGACATACAGCAATTCTTCGTTATATACTGCTGCGTAAGATTCATATAAAGATAATGGATTCATGACACTAGTTTCTAAGAATACAAATATTTATAAAAAAAGAGGGTGTTACCCCTCTAAAAATTAAAGTTTAAATCCACTAAAAGTATCTTTACCAACATCCTGCTTAATTCCTCCAATTACATATGATTCAACTTCAGTTTCTTGTGGTGCAACCTGAAGTCCTTTAGATGAAATCCAATGTTGAGTCCAAGGAAGTGGATTATTATTTGCGGCAATATCATAGATTGGTTTTAATCCTATTGCCTTAATTCTACGATTTGCAATCCATTCAACATATTGTTGAAGTAGTTTATCATTTAGTCCAATCATACTACCATCTTTAAACAAATAATCTGCCCATTTCTTTTCTTCATCTACAGCACGTTTAAACATAGTGTAAACCCATTCTTCTTCTTCTTTAGCAATTTGTTTCATTTCTGGATCATCACCTTCTCTCCACTTATTCAAAATATTTTGAGTGATTGCAAGATGTTGATTTTCGTCTCTTGCAATCAAGGAAATAATCTTAGCAGATCCTTCCATAAGTTTCAGTTCACCAAAAGCAAAGGAGCAAGCAAAAGAAACATAAAAACGAATACCTTCAAGGATATTGACGTTTGCAACTGCTCGATAAAGTTTTCGTTTAACATCATTCAAAGAAAGTTTTGCATAATGAACTCCTTCAAGAGCGTGTTTCCAATCATTTGAATTTCCATAGTGTTGTGCAGAATTAATAAAATCATCATAAGATTCAGTAACACTTTTTGCCCTCTCAAGAATCTTGTCATCGGTTACAATTTTGTCCAAGACTTCAGAAGGATCTGAATATACATTCTTGATGATGTATGTGTAGGAGCGACTATGAATCATTTCCATAGTTTGCCAAATGTTCATACAAGATTCAAGTTCAGGTAGTGAACAGTATGGCATAAAAGCCATCCCAGGACCACGGCCTTGTACGGAGTCAAGCATAATCTGATACTTGAGGTTGCTTGTATAGATATGCTTTTGTTCTGGGCGAAGCGTTTGATAATCTCCACGGTCTTTTTGCAATGAAACTTCTTCAGGCCTCCAATAAAACCCAAGTTGTTGAGTTGTCAGTTTATCAAATACTGGATATTTAAATGTATCATATCTTTGTATCCCAAGTGGTTGACCAAAGAACATGTGCTGCTTTTTGGTATCAACAACGTTTGTATTAAAAACAGTCATTCCTTGGATACTGGTTGAAGATTCTTCGGAAACTTTAAAATTGTATTGCATTTGCTTATCGTTGGGTTTACTACTTAAATTTTGCAACTCTCACAATCCTCTTCTTCGGAGGCCATAATTTCATCTAAAAGTGAACTCAAAGTATCTTCTTTATGCTCAATTTCATCAGATTTCATATCATAAGTATTTTGATAGTAACTAGTCTTCCATCCAAATTTATAAGTACTTAAAAAGTCTTGTGCCATCACGGAAATTGGAATTTCGTTGTTCGCATAATTTCTTGGATTATAACTCCAATTACCACTAATTGCCTGATCAAAGAATTTTTGCATCACAGCAACAACATTAATATAACCACGGTTAGACTCCATATCCCAAAGAAGAGTATAATGGTTTTTAAGGGACGAATATTGTGGAACAATTTGAACAAGTGGACCTTTCTTCGATTTTTTAATGGACAAGTAATCTCTAGGCGGTTCGATTCCATTGGTTGCATTTGACACAACGGAACTGCTCTCCGATGGCATCTGTGCGGACAATGTTGAGTGCCTAAGACCGTGTTCCAAGATAGATACCCTAAGAGATTCCCAATCATGTTGTAATTTAATAGAAGAAATTTCGTCTACATCTTTTTTATAGGTGTCGATTGGGAGAATACCATCAGAATACTTAGTACGTCCAAAGTATTCACAATGACCCTTTTCTTTTGCAATTTGATTAGATGCCTTCAGAAGATAATATTGGAAAGATTCTGAAAGACCGTGAACTGCGTCCCATGCCTCCTGAGAATCATAATTGAATCCAAGTTTAGCAAGATAGTGAGCAAGTCCAATGAACCCCACTCCAAGCGATCTCCGTGCCTTTGTAGCGATCTCTGCTGCTTTAACTGGATAGTCTTGATAGTCAATCAATTCTTCTAATCCACGAACAGAAAGATCACAAAGTTCTTCAAGTTCCTCATCCGACTTTACTTTGCCAACATTAATTGCGGAGAGAATACAAAGTGCAATTTCACCATGTTCTTCATCAATGTGTTGCAGAGGGAAAGTTGGAAGAGTGATTTCTTGGCAGAGATTACTCATCTCAATCTTATCCTTAAAGGAACTATGAGAATTACAATGATCCAAATTCATAATATAAATTCGACCCGTTTCTGCACGTTCCTTAAGAAGAGAAAAAATTAATTCTTGAGCAGAAATAGTTTTCTTTTTAATAGAGGGATCTTTTTCATACGAAACGTATAAATCATCAAATCTATCCGTCCCAAAAGAATCATATAATCCAGGTACATCGTGTGGGGAGAAAAGTGTGATGTCACCCCCCTCAATAAACCTTTGGTAAAAGATTTTTGTAATTTGGATAGAATAGTCAAGTTTACGAACACGATTATCTTCAGTACCTTTATTATTTTTAAGCACCAGAATGTCTTCTATTTCTTGGTGCCAGATTGGAAAGTGGACAGTTGCTGATCCGCCACGGATGCCATTTTGAGTGCAGCATCGGACAGTTGCTTCAAACTTTTTGAGGAAAGGGACAACACCAGTGTGTTGAACTTCTCCACCTCGGATCTTACTGTTGATGCCCCTGATTCGACCTGCGTTGATACCAATTCCTGCTCTTTGAGCAACATAGCGACCAATTGCCATGTCAGAAGTGAAAATGCTGTCAAGGGTGTCATCAACATCAACAAGAACGCAACTTGCAAATTGGCGAAGTGGGGTTCTAACACCTGCCATGATTGGTGTAGGAATGTTGATTTTGTGCTTTGAGATCGCGTCATAATACCTCTTAACATATGACATTCGTTTATCCTTAGGATAATTAGCAAACATAGTCAAAGCAACCATGATGTACATATATTGTGGAGTTTCATAGACTCCACCAGTGCTTCTATCCTGAACCAAATATTTATCTACTACCTGACGAAGACCAGCATAAGTAAACAAATAGTCACGATCATGATCAATGAAACTATTTGCCTTTTCAATTTCTTCTTTTGAATACTTATCAAAAATTTCAGAATCATAAAGATTCTTAGAAGCACAATTAAAAATATGTTCTTCAAGATGAGGAAGTTCTCTCATCTTTCCATATAATTGTTTACGAATAGAAAACAAAAGAAGTCTAGCAGCAACATATTGGTAATTTGGATGATCCAAATCAATTAGATCACTAGCACTACGAATCAAAATTTCTTGAATTTCTTGTGTGGTGATTCCATCATAAAATTGAATGCCAGATTTCATTTCAACTTGACTTGCAGATACTCCAGCAAGATTCTTGGTTGCTTCATCTACCATAAGATGCATTTTATCCAAATCAAGAGATTCAATTCGTCCATTTCTCTTGACAACACTCGTTCCGTTACTCATACTTTTTTCCAGTTAATAAACTTAAGTTTTGCTTCTAGTCCTTGGTAGGTACTACATTCTACCATATTTTGAACGTCTCGTCCAGCAAGAATCATATCATTAAGATCCTTTTCACCAACATCAGATCCCCATATCACTACTTTGTCACCTCTATCGATTGTTTTGGAGATTCTGTTGACGATTTCTCGATTGCGTGGTTCGTTATCATAAATGTAAACAACACTGCCCCAACCAAACGAGCTAATATCAATATCGGCCCCACACATAGCAATAGAGTTTTTAATAAAGGTTGAGTCGAAAGGCCCTTCAGTAATGTAAATTGTTTCATCCGAATTTACTTCATCGAGTCCGTAAATTTTTGGTGCATCTTCGTCCAGCATAATGGTAATATATTTTACCTGACTTGGACCGATAGCTCTCCCCTGAAATCCAATTAAGTTTCGTTTATAAAAAAGCGGTATTACAATTCTCTCTTCATCATAATTTGTATTATCAAAAGTTTGTTGGAGAGAATTAGTCCACTTTTTAAAATTGGGGGTATAATAAAATTTATAAGGGTTTAAATTTCTACTTTCAAGATAATTTTTAGACTTTTCATTTTCTACTGCTCTTGGCAAGTCTATTTTTTTATCAAAAACTGGTTTCTTAAATTCAAACTTTGGATCTTCAGTTTGGAAATTTTTACCAGTTACTCCTTTCTTATATTTTTCAAAAACATATTCTTTGTGAAGATTTACATCTAAGTCTTTCAAAAAATTATTAAAAGACATACTTACACCACAATTGTGGCACTTATAATTAGTATTATTTTTAATGCCGTATAGATAACCTCTAGTCTTTGTCCTATTTTTTTTAGAGTCTCCACATATTGGACAACGGAAATTATATGTATCTACTTTTATTTTCTTAAATTTTTCTAAGCGAGAACTTAAGAGCATGATGTATTTTGCATCAACGTGATCCATGACAAACCTCGGGTAGGGTCACATCCTACAGTATTCAGGACTCCCTGTCAACTGCCTTCTTACAGCATTCTGCAGTTATTTCAGAAGTCCATTTAAGAATGGTATTCGTTAATTTCAATAAATTATAATGATTTATTTTTTTACTATCTTTAATTTTTTTCATTGGCATCTTAATGCCATAACTTGTAATATTTATTACTTCTTTGTTTCTATTCTATAATTTGGTTGAGTATCAGGTGTCAAAATATCAACAACCATACCAGATTGAGAAAATACAAAACTTATAATAACTACTGCACCAGCAATTATCCAACGAAATTTAACAAGGTCTTCTATTTTGAGTTCCAATTTTTGTATTCTATCTACAACTGCCTTATGATCTTCTTTATTCTCTTCCTTCAATTCATCAAGTTGTTTGGCAAAGTTTTCATCATTCTTAATTGTTTGATCAATTCTTTCGTCATGCTTACTAAGAATCGTAGCAATCTTATTGTTTGCTTCAGATATCTTATCCACAGCGACTTCCAACTTATCCATCATCTGTCTAGATAAATCTTCATAAATGTTAAATTTTGCTTCTAAAACATCTAATTTTGAGAGATCTGATCTTCTTAATTGGAATGGTGACATTTTACATACCACTAATTTATACGTCACGCATTCATCCTTTTGTTATTAATTATTTATTTTTTAAAGATTTTACCCAACTCTTATAATCCTTAGGAACTCTACGAAAATCAACATTTCCTTTTTTTTTGTTTCGGAACCCTAACAAAGGATCAAATCCAGCAGTTGGTCCTTCTGCAGGTGACGATCCTGTAAATCCACCACCACCAACAACCATATTTTCTCTTATTATGGAAATGAGTTTATCAATATTCATTTTTCTTTTGATAATTCTCCTAATTGTTTAAGGCATTCAACATCAAATGGGATATTATGTAGGTGGCATTTAGGTTCTGGTGGCAATTTATTTAAAAATACTATAAATGTTTTTACACAAGACCACAATTCATCTTCAACCTTGTAGAATAACATCGGTGTTGCAGCATCACCAAAAATATTATAAAGAATTATAAAATGAATAATGAGAAGATTGCATCTCAATTCGCCATCCTTTTTATACCTTTTTAAAAGGCGTTTAATATATTTAAAATGATTTAAATCCTTATAGAAATCCTCTTCAGTAACCGCTTGAGGATTTCTATAATTTTTTATTGCGAATAAAAGAAAATTGTCCTCATTCAATTCATCAAATAACATGTGTCAATTATTATACAAGTGGATTTGCATCGTAAAGTGGGGCGTTGCCTGTTGTAATTCCAGACATTGCTACCAGTACTTCAGTCTTAACTCTATATTCTCCATGGCAATCTACATATGTAGTTACTCCAACCCATCCGGCATGAGACAATTCATACTTGGTTGCATGTGATGCTGTGACTCCAGCTCCAGCAACACCGTAAACATTTTTCTCATATCCCCCAGTATATCTCTTGAATGAAAGAGAGTCTCCTGTAGAAATGCCAGCAGAGATTGTTGATCCAAGTACAACATTTGTAGCGTTGATAGTAATGATTGCGATATCATTTCCATCATTCAATAAAGTATCACCAATAACAATATCTTTACCTGTAGTTACTACATAAACAGTACTGTAACCAACAGGAGAATTAGTTGTTGCAGTTCCAGTTACACCAAAATCCTTAAGGGTAGTTGATGTATCCAGTGCATTACTATAAGTAGAATCTAATATAGTGTATTTTGGTAATTCACTAATTGTAAAATTAGCACCAGCAATAGCAGCACCACTGAGTCCTGTAGTGGATGCAATTGAAAGTTGCTGGGTTCCCGCAATAGAAACAATTACAGCATCTCCAATGTATGTAGCATCTCCTCTACCAAATCGAATTACATCTCCAGTTTTTGCTGACCCAACCGCACCAAAATTAGTTAACCAACCATTTACGATAACATTACCATTAGAATCGGTAGTCGTATAGTCGCAAGTTACAATACCTGCTGACGTTACATTATCATTATTACCCCAGAGTGCCATGTTTCTTCTTCCGTAATTTTAGGATCTATAAAGATATTTATAAAAAAAGGGGAGTTTAATTTTTATATCTCCCCATCAAAATGTATTTTATTTATATGCCCAATCACTCGTTGGGTGTTGGATCAACTGCACCTTTCTTCTTAGCAAGTTCCTTAAGTTGAATAAGAACAAAAGAAACAATTCCATTAGACTTAAATCTTGTGCTTGCTCCCATGAGTTCGGAAACAATTAACAGGACTGTTGCTAAAGCAGCTTCATTAGCTGCAATCCAAGCCCAGATTGCTGCAAGAGTCATGATTTACCTCCTATTTTTAAAAAATCATTACGACTATGATTATTTATGAAAAAGTATCTTTAAAATTAGTCAAATCTTGATGACATTGAGTCTTGTGATCTTTGAGCAGCAGCACGACGATTTGCAACTATTTGTGCTGGAGATCTTCTTTCAGATCCGTATTCACCCGCTGCTGGTGGTTTCTTGCCTTTTTGCTTTTTCTGCTGACCAACAGGTTTACCCGATTGCTTACGCATGGATTGTCTAACTAATCTCATTACTGGATCAGAATCTCCACCTTTTTGAGTTGGTTTGCCTTTCCTCATATTAAGAGAACCAGAAGATGTGCCAGTTTCCTTTTCATAACGATTTAATTCACTGACGTATTCTTCACATTCAGTGTTTTTTTTCCCAATGTTCCTTGTAGTATCATAAGCAACTTCACCCGCTCTTTCTGCAGCACCAGCGGCAGCACCTTTAACTGCTGCCTTTCCAACCTTCTTGGCAGCCTTTTGTGCTGTTTTTGAAGTCAATGCTCTCATTGCCAATCTACCCGCAGCAGCCAATGCTGGTGCTGCCTCATCAACTTGTTGAGATCCTCTAATTTGAGCAATAATATTATCAAGTTTAGTATCTTCTGCCTTTACGCAGTTATTAACTTCCTTACCACCTTTAATTTTAGTACCTTTTTTTACATACCCCTTCCAGCATGAAGTATTTCCATTATCATCAACACCATCTTTCTTGACATGAGATGATTCTGCGATCATCATCATTTCATTAGTTAGTGTTGATTCATAAAGTAAGAAGAGCATATTTTCATCCAATTCAATTCCTTCTTCAAGAATTCCTTCCAACCACTCTTCAAATTCTTCATGAGTTCCCTTATATGCATAAGGTTTAGATGCCGATTTACCCTTTGCCCATGCTTTATCAGTTTCTGGATCACCAGACCAGGGATCTCTTTCTGTAGTATTTGGTTTTTTAATAGGAGTGGATGATGTTTTTCTTTGAGGTGAATAAGGAGAAGTTCCCCCAGTTCTCATTGCCTCAGCATGTTTTGCTAATCTTTCTTTGGCAAGTTTTTGTCTTTCGGATGGTTTAGGGGAAAGAATTCCTTTTAAAGCACTTCCAAGTCCCTCATCGAGATCTTCTGGGAGATACGTTTCAATCAGATAATCTTCAGAGTATTCCCAAACATCATACCCCTCATCAATCAATTCTTCGACCCAAAGTTCATAATCTTCTTTCATTTTTTTGACGAAAGTTCCGACAGCACGACCTGCTCTACCTGCGGCAGTATTATTTTCTCCACTTCTAGCACCAGCAGAAGCACCAGCAACAGCAGCTTTACCTGCCTTGGCAAGGGTTGCCTTAACCTTTTGTCCCGCCTCACTCTTGCCCGCTTCTTGTCCAGCACGATGAACTGCTTTAGCGGCACCGACAGCAACTCCTGCAGCAGTTCCAGCAGCACTTGCTACTCTTTTCTCTGCCGATTTACCAGCATCCCTAGCAGTTTTCCATGACTGCTTCAGAAGTTCAGTATCTCTTGCTGCTCTATCTTTGATTGCACCAAGAATTCCCTTCTTGACTTCTTTCTTAGTCCCCTCAGAGGATTTATTTGCAGCGGGTGCTTGTGTTTCTTTTGCCTTTTCAACTTTCTTTTCAGTTGATGCCTTCTTCAATCCTTTAGCAACCTTTGCTCTTTCAGACTGACTCTTGAGAGATGAAGTCAATTTAGATGGTCTTTCAGCAGATGCTGCTGCTTCTGTATCTCTTCTACTTTGCTTTTCAGCACGAAGACGCTTAATTGCTGCTGTTTTTGCACCACCCTTCAGTGATCCAACATCTTTCCCAGTTTTAGTAACTGGTTCAATACGTCCGCTTCTTCTTGCTTCGGTGAGAATTTCTTCTTCAAACTCTTCAAAAAGATCAAAAACATAATCAACAAATTCATCGACACCGAGATCTTCAATAAGAATATCAATTCCGTTTTCATTAAGTCCTTCAAGGAAGAAATATTCAGTTGCATAATCGGCAATCAGTTCTTCAAAATCTTCACCGAGATCAACGGATTCTACAAGTTCTCCACCAAGATTATGTGCAAATTCTTTAATGGGAACATCTGGATTTACAACTATATTATTTTTTATTGCCTTTTCTTTAATTTGCTGATCCTTTTCTTTGATGGCATTTGCCTTCTCAACTACTTCACGAATCTCTTCTCTCCAAGAAGAATATGATTCCTTTTTAACTCCTTTCTTTGCTGTCGCCTTTTTAATGGCATTATCCTTTACGCCAGCATACTCATGACCGTCTGGTTCTACAGTACCATCCTTATCCTTATCACCTACAGTATTCTTTCCAGTTGCTGGACCATACTTCTTCTCATACTTTTCGCCAGCACCTGAGTGATCCTGATCGTAAGGATTTCCATGCTTAGTTACAGTTGCTTTGATTCCTCTTTTTTCCAAAGAATGTCTCTTAGCACGATGAGATGGGTTTTGAGGATCAAATTTTCTTACGTATTCCTTTTCTCCAGTTCCTCGTTGTGGAGTAACACGAAGATAGTGTTCTCCTGCTTTTGCGTCTTCATCCATTTCAAAACCTTCTGCTTGTCCACCAGGACCAAGACCAAGTTTGTCTCTTACAGCAGACTTTTCATTTGCTGCCATGGATGTATTTGCCATATACTGAGAATATGCTTGACTTACATCAATATCTTCTCTTCTCGCACGATATCTAATATCGTATACAGCTTGCCTGATTCTTTTTGCAGATGCTTCATCAGGTGATGCTGCCGCACTACCACCTTCACCACCTTCTTGTTTTTTACCTAATTGAGGTTCCATCTCAGTGAGATAAGCCTCATAAAGATTTTTTGCAATATTTGATGACATTTTATTCTAAAATGATTTGCCTTGTATTTATTTATAAATTATTCATCATTATCAATTAACAAAATATCAAATGCTGCGGTGTATCTTCCATTGTTAGTTCTTGTAGTAATTCTCACATCAATATCAGTTTTTTCTGGAAGTTGTATTGGAAATGCAAAGTCATAAGTATATTGACCTCCAACACCAGCGACTTCAAATGAGTGCCCAATTCTAAATGCATTTTGACCAAAATATCTTACAAACATATTTCCTGTCCCATCGGCAGATGCTTGAGCAGTACATACCCCTTGATAAAGATATCCAGTTTTACCAGCAGGAACAGTATAAATTGCCATAAGAGTTTGACCCTTATCGGCAGTAATCCTCAATACATCCGTTCCATTTTTAGTGAAATTCACATCACCAACATTATTAGTTCCTGATGAAATATATGCTCTGTATACACGACGAAATTGTGTAGTTCCTGATACTGTTGCCATGCTTGATAGTGTGAAAGTATCTGATGCTGGATTGAAATCATTGTCCAAACCAAGAACTGTTACAACCTTTCCATTATCCGAAGCATTAGCAATTGAAGCAGTAATTATTCCTGCAGTTGTCCAAACACTCCAAGGGTAAACAGTATCATTTTTATCCCAGATGGTTCCCGTAGTGCTCTGAGACATTGCTGGCACAGCACCAAACTTATGGATGGTTGATGCTCCACGAACTTTTCCCCTTGAGATATTAAGTTCCCATGCCTCGTCCCAAATATAACTTTTAAATCCCATAATTTATAACCACTCCAATTTTCCTGGGTGATATCTCTTGGTGCTTGAAATGTTTACATCTGTTTTTTGAATTGCTGGATAAATCTGATGAACAATTGCTCCAGGATATTCGGTCTGCAATCTTTCTGCCAAATCTAATTTAGATGGCATTCCATTTGATACCAACTCCAATCTATAAATGCTTCCTTCCCAAACAAAATCAGCAACATAATCTTCCCCAACAGATCTCGTTTCGGGTTCAGAACTGTTGATATAGAGATTTCCATTAAAATCTCCAGCAATATTGACTGCTTCAGAAAGAAATTGATGATATGATTTCATTTCTTATTTACTCTCTTTGCCTTATACTTATTTATGAAGTTCCTTATTCCTTCAGCACCCGCCATTTTAGCAACATAATTTCTATGTGAATCAGTTCCAATTAATCTTTGATCTGCCGGAACACCAGATATTTCTGTCCATTCAACAACATCATGTATCCAAGGTTTAAACATTTGATTTTCTTCAGTTACACAAATCAGATAATTAGTACCTCTACGAATGATTTTGCCAACTAATCCATTCATTGGGTTTTGTATCCAATCGCCTTCTAAAAATATTTCTTTTGCAATATATTGTTCTCGGAGTTCCTTTATTTGTTCTTCGGTTCTTAATGGTGTATTTGGTTTATAATCTGAAGCAACAGCATTAGGAAAACGATTACCTCTAATTTGTTTTGGATCCTTTTTGCCAATTTGTTGATTTTGATTATAAAATTTTAAATTACCATTAACCGACTTTGCTACAAATTCTCCAGTATGTCTTCCAACATATCCGCCCGTTTTTTTATCATACTTCAATCCCAATCTTTTTGCATGAAATCCTGCAAGTGATTTATTTGCTTCTGTTTGGAAATTTGAAAAACTTTTCATTTTATGTTCGTAACAATAACTTAGTGTTGATTGACAAAACTATTGGCAACTCATCTTGATCTATCTTATAAAAATTACTAAGAACTCTGCCATCTTTACCGGAATATTGCCTTATCATATTAAGGTGATAGTTCCATCCCCAAAATTTTCCTCGATCAAGACCAGTTATCATAGTAACTGGATGCATATCATAGATCAAATTTGGAGTTTTTGCTCTGTATATAAAAGTAAAGATATCTCCTGGTTGGGGATATCCATATTTTTTTTCATCTAGTATGTCAATTAATTTATACATATTATTTTGCGGAGTTTCAAATTCCGAATTATCACTCAATTCAATCAACCTCTCCATTATATTTTGAGGTCTTGGATTATCCTCCACCGAATCAATTTCATCAATAAAATCATTTACTGATGTTTTAATCTCAGTGGTCCTTCGATCACCAATATCATAAGATACATTAGTATCATCCCAAGAAGTTTTTTTTACTGCCCGATCTATCGAATCTAATCTTCTTAACTCTTCCATGAAGGAAGATCTATTTCTATATCGAGGCATAGTAATAAAAAACCCCTTCTATTATTTAGAAGAGGTCATATTCATATATTTATTTGTCTTCAGATTTTGATTGATTTTCGTTTACAACTTTCCAGTAATCTTTAACTGCTTTAACAACTTCTTTACTTTCTTCCCATTCCCAAGTATCACCAGACTTAGTTACAAATTGACGAGTGCTCATACATCTCCCTCCTTACGATTTTCAGAATAGTGGACATCAAACTCTCCACCAGGATAACGTGCTTTTAATTTTTCAACATTCATTTCCATAAGTTCATCAAAGTTGGTATCAAGTGCCATACATGCTTGAGCAACGTACCAAAGAATGTCACCAAGTTCACGTTTCAAATGAAATACATTATCTTCGCTGTATGGTTTTCCTTGAAAAACCATTTTCTTAACAACTTCAGTAAATTCACCTGCCTCAGCACTCATACCAAGAGAGGCAGTGAGTAATTTTGGAACATTTGCATCCTGAACCTCAAGTTCAGTAAGTCTCTTAAGAAGAGTTGCAAAATCAGTGCTTTCTGCACTTGTGACTCCATCAACAAATTCAATGTATCGTTTTTGATCTACTTTTTTTTGACTCATAGTAAATTTTACAGATTGATCAGGTTGTACTTCTTTTGTAATTGTAATATTTGGTTCTGGTGGGCGGCCACCTTGTTGAATTGCTGCGGTATTCATTGGCATAATTTATTCTCCAGTAAATTCTATCAGGTCACTTTGTTGTAGTTTTTTAAGTTTATCAACCATCCAGTTTTCTTGGTGATTTTTATACTCAGTTGTATCAATTGGAATATGAACAACTTCATTTGTGGGAAGTTGTTTTGGAACTTCAATATCGACGACTTGTCCCATCAGAAAATTATTTCTAGTAATAGTTCTATTACTGGAATCAAAAGATACCATCATAAGAGCATCTTCCTGTTCAGCACAATCACAAATCTTTTTTCCCGTTTTAGTTTCAATGACTGAAAAATAATCTTCAGATTTATACTTTTTACTCAAAACTAAATCCTCCAAATTTTTCTTTCATTTTAGACATAGATTTGTCTTTGAATTCGTATTCTTCATCTTGCCCAGAGTCATGGATTCCTTCTTGTGCTGACTGTTCTACATCATACAACCTCATCTTCGATCTGTCAATACCCACACAAAACTTCTTATACCACCCTCGATCATTATCTCGATTCTTAAGTTGCTTCACCATAATTTGTCCCATCTCCTCCAACTGCTCACTGCTAATAAGGGCAAACATAAGGTCAGCAGTAGCAGGGAGACCAAAGGACTCACTAGTGTCGGTAAGGTCTGGATCAGAACTTCCAAAACCAGACCTAGTAGTTTGAGTGGCAGATACGATTGGCACATTAAATTCTTGTCCAATTCCTCGTATTTCCTCAGCGATTGCCTTTACAAAGGTGTAAGTATTGACATTACTTCCTGCCCTATACCTAGAGGAAGCACAAATATTGAGGTAATCAATAAAGATGATATCAGGATGAAATGACTTTTTAAGTGCCAAATCATTAAGAAGAGATTTAAAATGTCCTGCATGTGCAGACGCAGTTGGGTATTCCTTAATTATAAGATTACCCTGAGTCTTTGCTGCTAATTTCTTTACCTTAGTTTCAAATGCCGACTTTGGAAGAGTTTGCAGATCTTGAATTGACACATTCAATAAATTCGCGTCAATTCGTTCAGCAATTTTCTCTTCTGCCATTTCCATTGTAATGTAGAGAACGTTCCGTCCTTGGAGCAACACGGAGCTAGCAAAATGGCACATGAATAAAGATTTCCCGACACCCGTACCAGCAAGTGCGACAGTAAGAGTCTTTGGAGATAAACCACCTTTTGTAATTTTGTCAAAATATTCAAGATCGAATGGAATTTTTTCTTGTTTTCGGTGAAGGTATTCGTATCGTTTTTCTGCATCTTCTAAGTAATCATGTCCAATGTGTGTGTCAAAACTAACTGCCAACGCATCTTGCATCAATGCAGGAAGAGATCCTCTATCCTGTTTTCCATTGGATTCATAGCGATTGACAGACTCCATAATAGCATTATAAAGAGCACGATCTTTACACCACTCTTCTGAAGTTTTCATCAACCATTCAAATTCAACATCAACTTGTTCAAAAGAATTAATGATGTGAGTGATTGATTTATAATCTTCTTCCGTAAGATCTTGCTTATTTCCAATTTCTACATGAAGAATTTCTTTTGTTGGAGGTTTATTATACTCCAACACAAAATCTCTGATCGCAATGAAGAGATTTTTTTGAGCGTTGTCTTGAAAATACTCTTCTTGAATGAATGGAAGAACTAACCTAAGATATTCTTCATTGAAAAGTAAATTCCGCAAAATCAAGTATTCAATCTTTTCCATCAATAGTAATGTAGATAGGTTGACATAATATATTTTTTACCTGTTTTAACAGGTGTTCCCTTATGAGGATATTGCCAAGTTGAGGGAAAAATAACTAATGATCCTGTTTTTGGTTTAATAATCAGATCATGATCGGGAAAAATAGTTTCACCTCCAGTAAAATCATCATTTAAATAATAAAGAAATGCCAATAACCTAACGGAAGAATCCTGGTCAGTAACATCCACATGAAGATCAAATCTGTCCCTTCTTGAGGAATCATAGCACTTTATTCGGAATTCTTCAAGACATATATCTTCTGGAAAAAATGCCGCAAAATTTTCAAACTTTTTTTCATATTGTTCAAGGTGGTTAACAACACTTCCAGATATTGGATCAACTAAATCTGGAAGATGTTGACTAATGTTTAATTGAGTAAAATTAGGAGTACCCCCCTGATCGATTCTTTCTTTCCCAGGATTATTTCCAAATAAATTAATTATTTGTTCACAAGATCTTGGAGAAATTGCATCATCAATTTGAAAGATAAAGTCTTTACTCTCCATAAGAAAACTCACCTTTGGCAATTACATCAAGTTTCTCCATTACTTCTTCAGTGAAGTATTTCTCGGGATTCTTGAGAATTTCCTTGGCATAAATTTTCTTACCATCCATTTCATAACGTCCTGCTACATTCTTCCAGAGTCCACCAAGTTCACCAAGTTCCAAAAGACCATAGTAACGATCAAGGCCGCGCTCATCATAATAAAGACGGACTTCCACATCTTGATTCTCCTTACTTAAACGCGATTTATGAGTCTTTGCCTTGATAATATTTCCAATGACTTCCGTTCCATCCTTCTCTTTCTTCTTACTAAGATAAATGATAGTAGAAGCGGCGTACTTAAGACCACTACCACCACCCATTTCTTTTGTAGGAACATAAGCACCAATAACATCATAAGTGTGATTAGTAACTAACATGGGAATATTCGCTTGACCCAGTTTAAGAGTCAACATACGGAAGGCACCTTTAATCAGTTGAGATTTGGTCATGTCCCGAACTTCTTTATCGTTCAGAGCATCATTGATCTCTTTACTGGTAGAAAGCATTCCTAGAGAGTCTAACACAAACATGCAAGGACTGCGTTCTCCTTCAGGTTTCTTCATATACATATCAACTGCCTTGAGTGCCTTTGTGCGAAACTCTTCAACAGTTACGACATTGACAACCACCAAGCGAGTTGTGTCAATTCCCCTGCTCTCCAGAAGGGATTTTGTGATTGCTGCTTCAGTATCAAAATACAGACAATATCCATCAGGATTATTATCAAGAAAATTTTTAACGACGGCGAGAGAGAAGAAAGTCTTACCTGTAGAACTTTCGCCTGCGATTGCAGTAATCTTATTCCCAGATACCCCACCAAATATACTGCCGGATACAAGAGCATTAAAAATGTACGAACCCGTATCCACAAAAGTTTCAGTTTCATTAATATCTGAAGCAAGTTGGGTGTATTCACCACCAATTTCTTTAATTATATCTTTAAGAAAATCCATTAATTTTTCTCCTTGTTCAATACGTTCATTTTATAAGACCAAAGTTTTGACCATAATTGCCAATTTTTAGATCTATCCTTTTCAAGCATTTTTAAAATTGTTTCAAATTCTACAGAATTTATAGGTAGTTCCATCAAGTAAAAAAGTCCTCCAAAGATGCAATCTTTTCATGTTTCCATCCAATTGCATTCAAAATAATTTTCAATGGTTCAAGAAATCCTTTTTCAAATTGAATGTCATAATTTACGAACTCATTAAGTCCCAATTCTTTCGGGAATTCCTGAATGAAAGAAATTACATTTTCGTGAATGGGATTTGGAAGTTTCAAATAGCAATATTTAATTTTTTCGCCATTTTGAATCAGTGAATATTTATTCGTCAGTTTGCTTTTGTTCACATAATGATTAAACAAAAGTGCTCCTCTAACATGAATCGGACATCCTTTTCCTGTATTTTTCAAATAAATTGTAGCTGGTGATTTCCATTTTACAACATCGGAAATGGATTTGGGAAATGAAATTTGCTCTGGAGAATACTTTTTAAATTCCTTTCTTTGTTTTTCAATATAATCAATGAGAGTATCTTCTGTACCACTCATCATAATTTTAATGGCATTTTTAATCATCTGCCGACAAGGAGCTGGAGTTGAAGATTTAATTGCTTCAATTCCCATAATCTTAAGTTTTGGTTCTTCATACCGAACTCCTTCACTATCCCATACATTGAGAATATAACGTTTTTTTGCAGTCCAGATTCCACGATCAGCAATGTTCTCTCGCTTCATCTGCATCTTTTGTTCGTATGAATTTAAGTATTCCGCCAATTCTTGGTAAGAACCTTCAATATATTTTTCAAGTTCCACTTTAGCGACCTTATCAAGGAACCCCACAATGCTTTCAGTAACTTTCTCTCTTCCCTTGAATATACTTTCAACCAAAGGACCCATATGGAGATAAACAGAATCAGTATCAGCATAAATGACATATTCAATATCCTCAGTTTTAAGAGCTTTATTCATGTATTCATTCAATTTACTTTCGATCCAACGAATCGCCACTTGTCCACCGAGGGTAATTGCCTCAGCATTTTCAAGTTTGTAGTATCGGAAATATTGATTTCCAATAGCACCATAAGCAGAATTTAATTGAATCTTACGTGCCATTTGAATATTATTACAACGATCAATCTCCTTTCTCAGTTCTTCTGTGGGAGTTTTTTCGTATTTCTTCTTAGCGGCAATCATTTTCTTTTTATAGATCACACGTTCATTATAAATCTTTTCCATCAATTCAGGAAGAAATCCACGAACATCTTTTCTATACATAGATCCATTTGGACAGATTGCATAATCTTCATAACCATCAATAGAAATTTTACGGTCAAGAATTTTATCCACAGAAATATTTGGGAATCTTTCTTCGATTAGTGTTTCTGGGCTAATGTTTGATTGCATAATCAAGTGAGGGTATAGGGAATTAAGATCAAAATTAACAATCCAATCATAGACCCCCGGTATTGGATCTTTTACATGAGCACCAGCATACTTATCATTCTTTTCAGTTGGATCTTTAGGAGGAATTACGATGTTCTTTTTCTTAAGATAATTGTAAATGATCGCATCCCACATCCTGACTTGGTAGAATACATCTACAAAGTTTACTTTTGCGTCGAATGCCATATTGATTGCCAATTCAATCAATTTCTTCTTATCCTCTAAACGATCAACAAGTTCCACGTCAACAATATTATACTCAACAAATTTCTGCCATCCCTTTGTATAAAAATCCTTAAACGTATCGAACTCAGAGTGATCTAGTTTCTTTTGACCCAATTCAACTTCAGCAATATAATCCAGACGATATGATTCCTGGGCAGTATAAGTAAACTTCTTGTAAAGGTTCAAGTAATCTAGTTGAGTAAGTCCACCAATATCATAGTTTACTTGTTCTCGATTATTCATGAAAACTTTGTTTTCAGTTACAAGTCCCCAAGGTGAAAAACTTTTCATCCGTTTTTCACCAAGAACTCTTGCAAGACGACCACAAATATAAGGAATATCAAAAAACTCGATATTCCAACCAGTAACAACTTCTGGAATATTGTGCTCCCAGTAATTGAGAAACTTTACCAAAAGATCATATTCAGAGTCACATTGAATATAATGAACATTTTCTTGTTTGTTATCAAATGGACCGATTCCCCATGTTGTAATTTGTTTTGTTGCATAATCTTGAATTGTAATCAGAAGAATTTCTTCTGAACATTCTTTGGGATCTGGAAATCCATTTTCTGAAGTAGTTTCAATATCAATAGTATAAAGTTTAATTTTAGTAATGTCAAACTTTATTTCTTCTTCTGGATACTTGTCAGAAATATACTGATAGATATACCTATCATTTCCATAAATTTTAAAGTTATTTACATCTTCATACTGTTTATAAAACTCTCTGCAGTCCTTAACTGTTCCAGGTTTAATTGCTTGAACGTATTCCCCCTCAAGAGTTTTATATTCAGTTTTTTTATTTGATTTTACAAAAAGAGTAGGAGAATACTCTTCTTTGAACATCACACGTTCACCATTTTCATAACCACGAACGAGAAACTTATTCCCGATCATTTGGACGTTCGTATAAAATCTCATTTGATAAGATGCTCTGTGTATTTTTCTAGAAGTGTTGCTCTTGGAGTAAAAAAGGTTACTATTTTATCGGAATGAATTTCAAATGAATTTACTCCTGGTTTTGAAAATTCTTGTAACCATGTTCCTTCGATTTCCCCCGTCAATTGATTTACCAAATAGGGGTCTGTCAATCTACAATCTGGTTCACCTATATCACATGCTATCTGTTCAATTTCACTGATCAACAATTGATTGTTCATCAGAAGAATCGCTTTGATTAATTTCGGTTCCTTCTTCTCTTCTGTCATTTTTCAATACCTGTGTTTCATACATTTCTTTAAGATTACTACTAGGATTTACCATAGTTACTGCCCAATCACAAAAAATCTCAACCGTTTCATCCTCGGTTAGAGCAGGCCAAGGATAAAGAGAAACGCTCATTTGATTTTCAGCCACCTCTTCATGAGGTTCTGTGACGCGAAATTCCCCATTGATTATCACTTGACATGGTTTAATCAATTGATACTTAACTAGATCCTCTCCACGGAACATGCCATTAATATCTGCAATGATCTGTTCACCGGATTTTAACAATAAAACTTTTACGGTCATTTTCCTCTTAATACCTCTTACCATTTTACCAAGAAAAAGGAGGGGTGTCAACTGGTTTTTGCCAGTTCCCCTCCTAATTTGAGTATGCGACAACGATAGTTATCGGGGGTAGCCCAATATTATTTATAGATAATCTTTTCGTTTATGAGATTCTGGAACAATTTTACCAAGAACAACGCTCAACAATCCATCCTCAAATTCAACTGATCTAACTTCTGTGTCATCTGCGAGAGTCCAAGATCTAGTGAAGGATCGTTGCGCCAATCCTTTGTGTACGTAGGTGGACTCCGTTTCCTTGTCTTCTTTTTGCCCTTCCACAAAGAGTTTTCCGTCTTGCGTGTAGACAAAAACTTCCTTTTTCTTAAATCCTGCGAGTGCGATTTCCAAACGTGATTCGACATTGCTTAACGTAACTAAGTTATATGGGGGATAATTTGAAGTCGTTTCGTGAAGATTCCAGAATCTATCAAAAAAGTAATCATCAAAACCAATACCATATCGATGAATCCTATCCATAAGGGTAGGAAGATCCGACGTATTTAATCGTGCGAGATTAGTCATTATAGTAGCTCCTTTAAAAGCGAGTTTGTATTTTGTGGACCCCGAAGGCATCCATAGTATATATTAACATAAGCATAAAAAATGGAGGTGTTGAAACCCCCATTATTCTATAGTGTTTTCCGAATTACTCAGAAACTGTTCTTTTTTTAACACCGATATTATATTTTTGTTCAAGAATCCATTCGTTTTTTTCTTTGTACGCAATGACCTTGATTTGATTGAGAGGTGCAATATCCATAATTTTTTCCTCATCAATTACTTCAATAAGTCCCCAATCCGAAAGAAGTCGAATAATACGGTTTCTTCTTTGAACATCATTCACAGTAAGGTTTGCATGTTTGCCGTCCAAAGCAAACAATTCCTTAAAATGAGTGATGTAGTATCTACCCTGTTTATGTAAAATATGGGCACTTTGATACAATTTTTTTTCTTTTCTCGATGCTACTCCGATTCTTGTAAGGGTTTCTCTTACTTTTAAGAAATCGTCTGGTTCCCTAAGGGTAACTTCTACCATCATGTCGGGAGACCAATTTACTTGAGGTTCAATAGTTTGGTTTGTCATGTTAATCCGCCAATATCAAGTCGTTGTTTGATCCAATTAATTTGATCATTTCTAAGGATCTTTAAAGCCTGGGATGCTTTTTCATTACTATAACCATAGTATTGCTTAACACATTCCAAATCTTTTACACTATCCTTACGGAGCCAGGGAGAGAATCTCTTCTTTTTCCTCAATGTATTTATAAAAAACAAATATTGAAGATCCTTATCCAGACTTGGATATTTGTTAATTTCATTAGCAAATAAAACACAATCCAAATGTCCGGACAAACATCTATTAATAATATAAGATGGATATTCTTTTTTATTCGATGGGTCACCCTCCATCAAATTTTCTTTTGTATAGTTTATAGAATTTAACCAGTCTTTCAATTCAATAGTCATCGGATAATCTCCAAATCAACTCCAGGTTTCCACAATTCAAGTTCAGTTCTAAGAAGTCCTGAATTTTTCAATTTCTCATATCTTTTTGTAGATTTTCTTTTCCACCATTGAATTACCTCTTCAACTTCATATCCAAATTTTGATAAGTAATATCTTTTTTTCTCAGTTAAAGATTTGGCATGTTCAATACATTGTTTAAACTCATGTAACTTTGAAGCATCTTGAAGAGACTTTGTGATGATTGAAATCATCTTGGTTTGAATTTTCAATTTTTTAGAAGATTTGTCGGCAGAGATTAATCGTTCTCCACCGTTGGCATTATTATTAAACCACCAAAACATTTCACGAAAGTAATCATCATGAAATAGAGGAAGAAATTTACTTTCAGTATCCCCTATATGTTTAATATATGGTTTAAGTCCATCATACATAGATACACCTTTAGTTGTTCCATATAAAGATGTGGTTTCAAAATACTTAAGATCCGTACCATACTTTGAATCAAATTGACGCTTTAGTTCATTTGATGAAGCTAAAAGGGCCAGTAATTTCCCTCCCAAGTAATTGAATCCAAAAGGTTGAGTAGGAACAATATTAAAACCCATGACAAAATGAGAGTTAATATCAGATAGAGGAAGGACTTCACCGAAATAATCATTACGAGGTTTACTGTTTATTGTTGGAGACCCAAATCTAATCACTCCAACAATTTTATTGGTATTGGTTTCTTCAACTATCCATTTCAATGTTCTTCCTGGAATTGCTTCTTCTATTGCATTTGATGCCGTATCATTCAAAATTTCAGCATAAAGATCTTGATTATATTTGGATTTAGGTTTTGCAGAAGTATCAACTACGCAAATTTTAAAATCCATATCCATTGGATGAATATTGAAATCTGAAAATATTTCATACTCTGGTCCAAATAATTTACCAGAGGATTCCATAATTCTACTATTCTTTACAAATCTAAGATAATCATCAATTCTATTGAATTTTGAGTAGTAGTCAATAAATTGATCTGCTGCCCAAATTGCTTGTTCGGGTGATAACATCAGAGAATAAGATCTTTATTTGGAGTTACAAGTTTACTTCCAAACATTTGATTGTACTGTTCAACAATCGTTACATCTGGATCCGCAATGTAAACGATAAAATTCTTAGAAACTTCCATTTCTGGATTTTTTTTATCGATCAAAGGAGACCAAGGAACAAATCCGATTCTGCCTTCTTGAGTTGGAAAGGACACAATAGGATTTTTTAGTTTAATGTGTGAATCAGTCTCTTCGACTATATTAGTAATAACATCTTCACCACTGGACATTCTAACAAGTTTTACATTCAACATTTTTAATACCTCATTTAAACTCACATTCTACCATGATTTCAGTTAATGCTGCAAGTAGGTTAATTTCCTGATCGGCAACAAATGCTGATTGATACTGATACTTTGCAACAATTAAAATTGCAATAGGAATACTCGCTGGTGTCAATTTTTCATAGCAAGCGTCATAAATTTTACGAAGAATAGTGCTTGCGTCATTATCAAGGTTTGACACAACCCATTTACGAACATCATTAAATTTTTTACCCTTCAAATTGTCGATCAAATCATCAACTGCAACATCAGAAAACATTGCAAGGATACCAGAATCAATTTTACCTCCGGCAGAATATCTTTGACATTCATTTAGGACTCTTCTCCAATCTGGAAAATAATTTTTAACCAATTGAATTAGAACTTTTTCATCGTAAGAAACTAAATTTTCATCAAGAATATCTTCCAATCTTTGAAGAAATTCTCCCGCCAATTTAGATTTATCTTTACCCTTCAAAGAAAACTCAATTACAGCACACCGACTATGTAGTGGTTCAATAATCTTGTTCTTATAGTTGCAGGTGAAAATAAATCTACAATTACTACTAAATTGTTCAATATTTGCCCTCAACAAAAGTTGGACATCATTTCCAGTATTGTCTGCCTCATCAATAATAATAACTTTATGTTTTGCATCAGATGTGATGGAAACAGTAGATGCAAAGTTTTTTGCTTGATTCCTCACAGTGTCAAGAAATCGACCTTCATCAGAACCATTAATATAATAAAAATCAACTCCAAGTTCGGAGCACAATGCCTTTGCAACTGTGGTTTTACCAACTCCTGGAGGTCCAGCAAGAAGTAGATTAGGAATTTCACCCTTATTTACAAACTGCTTGAATGTTTCTTTGGTTCTTTCCGGAAGAATGCATTCATCAATAGTTTGGGGTCTATATTGCTCGACCCAAAGAAAATCAGTGTTACTCATAATTTAAATCCATTCAGGTTTACGTTGCGGCATACGAAGATAATTAGATGCAACCCAAGGTTTGGATGCGATATACATCTTGTAAGCAGTAAAAGTGTCAATGCTTGTGTCAAGTTTATATTCATCTGGCATAGCACGGGCAAATGATGTTACTTGGTCAATTTTACCTTTAGGAAATAAGTAAAAGGAATCCACAAGAGTTTTGTAGCAAGCGTGGGTTTTACCATATCTCAAGGAATACTCATCGCACAAATTAAGTCCATGTTTAATCAACCAATAAGCATTGTGAATCGACTCTGCTGCCCAGATGGTGCATGGATGATTCCTGAATGCCCCCTTATCGGTCTTGTACGGGGTGTGATCGGTCTTATAAAGGTATCCATACCCGTGTCCCCATTTTTCCGATGCCACAATGGAAAGCATCTGACAGCACTCTAGAGGCATTTTAACAATGTGCTTATCTGGTAGACAAATAGCAGATTCCGCAGGCCATGGTGAAGTAACAAAGATGTTCATAATGAAAGTTCAATAATTTTTGAGAGGTCGATGAATGAAAAGAATGCTTCCAGAACAACGACATCCCATGTACGTATCTTAACAGCAAATGGGATCATTGCCAAGTTCCCAACCAATCGGACAGTACATCCGATTTTCATATCTACATACAAAACAAGGAAGTACCCTACTACAAGTAGTACACTTCCTAAAATTCTAAGGGTATTTGAATTCATTCATTAAATGAAGAATCTGGTTCAAGAGCAATATAGTATGTCAGATCATAATCTTTACTTTTAAATCTAGCAAGATTATTTTTTGAGATTGCAACTTCATAAGATCCCGTAATAATCTTAAGATTCTCCACTTTAAAATTCAAAGAAAAATCCAAATCAGTTTCTCCAACATTAAATGAAAAGTCGTTAGAGGTATCATTTTTCTTGTCCCTTACAATCAAATCAACTTCACCATTTTTACCAATAACAGACAAATCTGGTGCTTGATAAGTATTGGATGCTTTGATCAGTTTATCTAGTTGATTTGTGTCAATTTGAAAGAACACATCTTCAGAATTGAGAGAAATTTCTTTATCGGGAGGAGTTACAATAGTATTTTGACTAGCAAAGAAGAACTTGGATCGTGACTTACCTTCTTTAATGACAACATACCCATCATTATCAAAAATGAGTTCTGGTTGCTTATAAAGATTCAATCCTCCAAGAAATTGAGGGAGATCATAAACTCCAAAATCTTTTGGAAAATCTTCTGTCACAACTGCTTCAGCGTAAATGTTTTTCATTACCGAAATAGTACGAAGTCGATTTCCCTTCTTAAAAAGAATTGAACTATTAATTACAGAGAAATTTTTGAGGATGCTGGTAGTTTTTTCAGAGAGTTTCATAATCACTTATTTTCAATCAGGTCAAGATGGTTGATGAGAAGAATTGTATAATGAAGAACTTTAAACAAATCTGCTCGGGGAGTTCCTTTTGTATCATATCGATCAATGTACTTGGTAACATTACCAGCACAAAACCCCTCACGACGATTATGTTTAATTTTATCTAGAGTTTGCTCCGTTCCATTTCCAGTTCGGTCAACATAATGCTGACTATAAGTACTTGAAATGTAACTTTCCAATTGCTTAAGAATTTTATCTTCATTATATTTCCAAAACCCATTATTGGATTCCTTACTTAAATTGCTTTGGTTTTGTTTTTGCATTTCGGGGAGAGTTTCAAATTGTTCTTCATTAATTTTTGGGCCATTCATTTGAGAGTTCTCCTTCAAAATTGATGGCATGTTTGGAGTTAGTCTTGTCCAATCAGGAGCGGTTGCATAGCATTCTGCACATGCAGTATCTTCTTCGGATAATTGATTTAGAAGTTGTCTAAGATCGTTTGGCAAATTAACTGGATTTTTATTTAAATTTGCTGCTGCCTCAAACATACTTTGATTATTTTCCATAAAAAGGGGAGAAGCATAATTACCTCTCCCAATCATATCAGGTTTCTACTTCATTGTCAATAGGAATTTTCCTCGATAACAATTTTTCCTTCAGGAGCATCTTCTTCTGCTTCATTAGCATTGAAATCAGCATCGAACTTATCATAAGTTTGAATGAAAATCTGTTTGGTCTCTTCATCAAAGCGATTGATGCAGGATTTCAATGCTTTCTCTTTGTTACCAAAGATGCTATAAGCACGAATGATGTGGACTAGACGACGAGTGCTGATAATCTCATCCACACCACCGTCAAAGAAGGTTTTACGGATGTTATCTGCCCAGTCAACGAGTCGTTTGCAGAAGTCGGTATCTTCCACCCCAAGATCCAGAGCAGTGCCTTCAAGGATCTTTTGCTCAGTTGCAGGAGAGGGATAGGACTGCTCCATGGTCACAGGGAATCGTTCCAGGAATGCCTCGTTGAGCACGTTGGTGCCGATGAAACGACCATCATCAGAACCCTTACCCTTGGTGTTTGCAGTGGCAATGACATTGAAACCAGGAGCAGGTTTCACATAACGACCGATCTTCTTCAGGAAGACACCTTTACCTTCAAGAATGGACTGGAGGCACAGGATTTTGTTGCTGGCAAGGTCAATTTCATCAAGAAGCAGGATTGCTCCTCGCTCCAGTGCTTCAATGACGGGACCGTTGTGCCAAGCAGTATCCCCATTGAGAAGGCGGAAACCCCCGATAAGATCATCTTCATCAGTTTCAATAGTAATGTTGACACGAATCAGTTCACGTTTCAGTTGAGCACATGCTTGCTCGACACTGAAGGTCTTACCGTTACCAGAGAGACCAGTGATGAACACAGGATAGAAAATCTCAGATTTAATAATTTTTTTAACATCGGCAAAATTGCCAAAAGGAACAAACGAATCATCCCTTGCAGGAATCATGCATTGCTTTTCTTGGGCGGGAATTGCAGACGGAGAGTTGTAAGCGGTTTCAATTTCAGCAACTCGTTCCTGAGTCACTTCAAGATTCCACCGACCACGACCACTCTTATAATTTTCAAGGCGGCGAGTGATGGTGGGATAAGAAATGTCATGCATTGCACAATATGCATTGACATCACTAGTGGTGATCTCAGTTCCGTAAAGGGACTTGAGTTCTTCGATGATTTGATCGTTAGTCATGGAAATCATTTGGTGGTGTTTGTTTGAACTGAAGTAAGTATAGAGCATGGATGGGGGTGGTGGGTGTCCAGAGTGGACACCCTGCGAACTGTCCACTATGCGACCAGTTCGATAAACTCCGAAAGGATTTTCTTGTTCATTTTTTTAGTAGAAAGAGTTTTACGCATTGCATTACGAATTTGAATCTTAGTTGCACCATCTTCAAGTTGTTCCAAATGGTCAACCGTGTTATTCAATTGAGAATTACCAAGTCCAAAATATTTGTCATAAGGAGTAGAATCAATACTAAATGTTTTAAACTTTTTCCAAATATCAAGAACTTTATACTTTTTGTCATTTTCTGAAAAAGGAACATATTGATCCAGAAGTTTATTCACATCATGCCCACTTTCAACAATACGAAAAGCAATGAAGTTTACACTCGGAAATTCGTCTTTAATGGATTGAAGAATAGTGTCTTGATGACTGTAAGGGGCATGTTTTAGGAATTTGCGAACTTTTCCAGTAACACGATTACGAAGAAAGACATTACCATTGTGATAAAAAACCGAACCATTTCCAAGATAAGCTTCATTAGGATTATTACGAGAAGGAACTTCCTTATCATAATTCAAAGGATTACCTTCACCATCAGTCAAAACAATGCAATGAACCTTTTGTGCTTTATTCTTTTTTTGAAATTGGGGGATAATTTTACGAAGACACATCATGGTTTCATTCAAAGGAGTCCCAGAAAGACTGAGACGAGCAGGATAAGAATACGGAGTCCAGTTTTTAAGAGCATATACAACCCTCCAAATATTCTTCATTTGCTTTTCCAACTCACGATTGCTAACAGAACTTGTAAACAAATTCATGAGAGAGAATTCGATGTCCATTTTCATGGTTCCATTTTTACGAACATATGGATTCACATCAATAGGTGCCGTTTTCCAATTCTGAGTAAAAGCATATACATCAAAAGGAATTGAACACTTTTTACAGAAATTGATAAGATTGTAAAGTTGTTTCAGAGTAGGAAGAATAGTATTTCCCATAGAACCAGACCAATCAAGAATAAAAATCAATCCATGATTCTTACCATCTGGAATGGTAGTCACCTTTTTAAAGATGTCATCCGTCAACTTATACGTGTGTAGTTTATTGCAATCCAAAACTCCAGTTTTAGATACAGAAGCACGGGAATAAGAATCTGCTGCTTTTTTACATTCAAATTCTTTGACAAGATAATTCACTTCTTTCATGCAAGAAGATTTGTATTCTTGATAAGTTTGGTCTGCATTATAAAAAATAGATTCCCCATTAATGTAAACAGGACAATGCTCTTGCTGAGCAGCAAATTCTCCACTCAAATATTGATGAATTTCATTGTTCGATGCCACAAAGGATTCAAGTTTAAATTCAGGAAATTCAAGATACAAATTATCATGTTGAGCATTATCATTGATCAAAGATGAAAGTTTGCGATTCAGAATTTCATCAGTAATAGACTTTTCTTCATCGCCCTTTCCTGCAGATGAATCAGTGGAATCATTAGTACTTTTAGGTTGATCACCGCTAGAAGATTCAAAATCTGGATTTAGAGCACCACTATTTTCAGTAGAATCTTCTCCACTATCTTTCTCCTCCCCTTCGTCAGAATCACCAGATTCTTGAGGAACTTGAGGTTCACAAAAATCCCCAGCACCACCAGATTCCTGGGTGAGATCGACTTGTGCAGGAACGTTTTCCTTGACTACTTCCTTTTCTTTTTTAGAATAGTTGTAAATTTCCTCAGAAATATTCAACACTTCATCAAAAGTTTCTGCATTTTCAACCATGTCAACAAACCGTTGCTCAACACTATCAAAGTGAAGATCCAGGAAATTGCCGATTTTAAAATAAAGATTAATACGATCAATCAAACTAAAAGTATCAATCTTGTCATCTTTGAGTTCAAAGAAGTCATCCTCATGCATTTGAGAATAACCACGATAAAAGGTTTTAGGGAGTCCAGGATAACGACGCTTCATCAATTTCTCGATGCGAGCATCTTCAACTACGTTCACATAACCTGGAGGAATTTTACGATCAACAATCCAATTGACATCGGGGGTGTAAAGAGCATGTCCAACTTCATGGGCAACGAGGAGATCAAATACTTCTTCAGATGCTCGATCCCACATTGGGAGAGTTAGAACACGGGTTTGAACATTGAATTGAGCAGTTTGGCACTTGCGGTGCTCAACAATCAAGTTTTCAGTTGCAAGGATGCGGGCAACGCCGCCCTTTACTTCATAGTTGACAGACATGGTGGGTTCGTTCGACTGAAATCAGTATACACGAAAAAACCTCCCGTTTCGGGGAGGTCATGTGACACTTTTTAAAGTGTCTCAGTCGTGCTTTTGCTTGTCGGAGTGCCTGAGGTTTCAGTTTCCGTTTTTGATCCTTCTTGGAATGATGTTGCCAATTAGGGACTTTCATGTTAGGTAGTCGGCCAGTCGATGACCGTGCGAATTTCTTGATTGTAGGACCAGACAGATTTTAGCATATCGGCATTGACTCCGTGGGATTCCATCTGAACTATCAGGGAATTCAGATCTTTCGGGAAGCATGTTCCTCCAAAACCTCTGTCATTGTCAATACCAGGGACTTTTGTGTGGGATGATCCGATTCTGCTGTCTGTGGTGACACCATTGCATACTGTATCATAATCCATTCCAGTTGCTTGGCACAAGTCATAGATCTTATTGAAATATGCTACCTTATATGCTAAGAAACTATTTGCAAAGTATTTAATTGCCTCACTCTCATCGGATGTTGTGTAGATAGAAGGAATGTAATGAAAAGTATTCACAAATAAGGTATCAACCTTTTCTACCAATTTAAGATCACCACCAATAACATTTCTCTCAGAGTTTTTAAAGTCCTCCACTGCATTTCTTGCAGTCAAAAACTCTGGATTATGAACAACATTAAATCCCATTTGAGAATACTTTTTAGTAGTTCCAATTGGAACTGTGGATTTAATGATAAATATGCCATTTATATTTGTGGAGCAAGTAGCAAAAAAGTTATCTAAAATAGAAAGGTCGCACTGCCCGCCAGATTTCATTGGTGTTGGAAGACAAACAAAAATAAAATCACATGATAATACTTCAGACAATGTATTAAGTGATCTATTTGCATCAACATCATAAACTTTACAGGTTACTTTATCCCTAAAGTTTTGATATACTGCATTTCCAACAAATCCGTTTCCAATAATTCCTACAGTTACAATTTCAGTTAGTTTACTCATTTTACAACTCTACTAAATCCTTTATACTTTTCAAATTTTAGCACACTTTCAAACCTATCTTCCATACCAACTTTATGAGATATGACAAAAGTGTTTGCATCTTGAACAACATAACGAAGAATTTTAATAAATTCTTCAGTTCCATTACCATCAAGAGAACTATCAAATACCTCATCCATAATTAATAGATTAGTATTTGTAGAATTTTTAAATTTAGCAACTTCTCTCCAAGTGAACAAAAGTGCTAAGTCAATTCTTTGTCGTTCACCTTCACTAAAAGACCCATAGGTAAAATCTTCGTGAATCGGTGATTGAATCGTTTCGTTAAACTCTTCATCAAGAGAAAAATTGATATAAAAATCCATCATCTGAAGATATCTATTCACCTGTTGGTTAATGAATGGTAGATATTTTTTGATGATTTGAGTTTTTACTCCCGAATCCTTTAAAAGACTATAACAATATTCATAGTATGAATTTGTTTCCTTTTTCTCGGACAATTCTTCAAAAATAGTATTAAGTCTTTTCTTAAAATCCTCTAACTTTTCATATTCAGAATTTTCATTTTCCAGGTCATTGGTAATTCTTTGAATTTCTTTTTCATTATCTCTGATTCTCCGTTGGAATCCAGTGATCCTAAGATTATTTTGAGAAATTTCATGTGTTAAGTTAGTGACTTCTTTTGAAATTTGAAGGAAATGATCTTCTTTAATTTCTTCATCACGAATAGTCTGCTCAAGTTCTTCATAACCAGATTGCAGTTCTTTTGCCTTGTTTATGGCATCACTAATTCTATTTAATCTAAAAGATTCTTCTATATTTTGTGTGCAGGTAGGGCATACCGAATTATTACGGAAAAACTCATGCTCTTCAGTAATCGTTACTACTTTTTGTGACAACTTACCTTTAATATTTGTAAGTTTTTTTAAAGTGTCTTTAGAATACGAAAGTTCTTCCATCTTATTTTGAAGATAGATAATTTCTTCTTCATACTTATTATTATAAGATATTGACACTTTTTCTTGAGATATGATCTCTTCAATTTCTTGTTCTAATTCTTTAACTTTATTATTTCCTTCATTTTTAATTTTTTTAATAAAATCTTCCTGCATTTCAACTTTGTCTCTCAAAGAATCTCTTTTGAGTTCTAAAGTTCTAATTTCATCTTTAGTCAATTTTATTTTATCTTTAATCAATGAATTCATTGAAGAAAAGATTTTAATGTCAAGAAGATCTTCAATAACTTCTCTACGATTAACAGAAGTTAACTGCATAAATGGAACAAAATTACTGCTTCCAATAATTACCACTTGAGTGAATGATTTATAATTCATTTTAAGAACAGTTTGTTCAAACCACTTTTGCTGTTCTGCGGATGAATGTTGCTGATCCAACTCTTTGCCATTTCTTTCAATAACAAATATTGAAGGTTTTATTCCCCTTTTAACTTTCCAATTTACAGATCCAATTTTGAATTCAATTTCAACAACACACTCTTTTTCATTTGTAGAATTGATCAATTGTGGTTTGTTAATTCCACGAAAAGATTTACCAAATAAAACAAATGTGAGAGCATCCAAAATAGTACTTTTTCCTGCACCATTTTGACCAACAATTAATGTTGTTTGATCTTTTAAAAAATTAACTTCAATAAACTGATCTCCAGTGCTTAAAAAGTTTTTCCATCGAATTGTTTCAAATAAAATCATTTTCTTCTTCGTCAGGAGGAATTACAAAATCATGTTGTGAAAATATATTATACTCATAATCATGTTCTCTACATGCAGTCAGTATTGCGTCATCATCAACTTCAATAACGTGCATGGGAGGATAGTTTCTATCATCTTCTAACATCATGGCAAATCGAATTGCATCATCTTCTTCTTCAAAAATGTAAAGAACTTGTTCTCCATGTTCATTTGTGACTGAATAAGCGCCTTCTTCTTCTCTACCATCCAATGTTATTATATACATGTTAAATCATCTCGCACGACTCCTTGTAGATTTCCCTGATAATAGATCTAATTTTAGATTTATCCATATCAATTTCAGAATCCTGAATATATCTATCTAAGATAGAGACCGTATCTTCAGATTCAATATCTTCTTCAAAGTCTTTAATATTGATTTCAAAATTTTCAACAATTTTAACTTCTGCCGGATTTTGAGAATACAAATTATCTAAAAATTTTTCAAACTTAAGTTGATTATCTTTTTGCTTTACAATAACTTTTACAATTTTATTTTCGTAATCGTTATTTTCAATTGGAGTTGTATCTTCTCCATAATAAACAATTTCAAAAATATTATAAGGATTATCTATGGATTGATGTTTAAGAGTTTCTGTATCAAAGATTGTGAATCCTCTCTTATCGTAAACATCAGTCCAATAAATTTCATATGGATTTCCTAAGTAGAAAATTTTTCCATCATTCGATCTAGTGTGATAGTGTCCCGAGTAGACACGTTTGAACTTTTTAAATAATTTGCTTGAAAGACCATGCTCCATGACGATTTGCGAATTAACTCTAAATCCCGAGAACTCAAGGTGCCCCATCGCACAAATGCAAGATGTAGTTTCAATAAGTGAGTAAGTTTCTTTTTCATTTTCTTCATTTATCCATGGCAATAACAAAACATCAAGATTTCCAATCTTAATTTCTGTTGGGTTACTGTATACTGTTATATTTGAATATTCTCTTAGAAGCAAATCTACTGCATTAATTTCATTTGTATTCTTATAATAAGCAGTATGATTTCCAACAATTGTATGAACCTTTACCCCCATTTCTTGGAGTTTATCATAGTAATGATTTTTTGCCCAAGCAAGAGCAGAAAAATCAATTCCTTTACGACTATCAAAGGTATCACCCATGTCTATGACAGTGGCAATACCTTCGGATTCTAGTGTTGGGAAAAAAACATTTTCATAAAATTTTAGAAAATGCTCATGAAACATTTTAGAGTTTTTCCTTGCTCCAAAGTGTTGATCAGTAATAATTGCTACTTTCATTCAATTACGAAGTTTTGAGTGAACAGAGTCCTTAATAGAATTATAGTCGCTATAGTTCATTCCGTCAATACTGGAATCATCATGAAACACTTCATCATATCCAGTTCGTTCAAGAATTTTATTTTTAATTTCTAGTTGACGCTTTTCTCTTTGAATTCTTCTCAAAAATGCGTAGTGAATAATTTGAGTAAAATATGCAAATGGATTCTTTGATTTTTCTGGATTAAAATTATGAATATATTGAATACAATTCTCAATCCCATCAGAAATCATATCATCTTTAAAAATATAATTTACAAAATTAGGTTTGAAAGATAGATGAGTAGCAATCTTTAAGAAACATTCTCCAAGATAATTGTTTATTCTTGGTTTTGGATCACCTCTTTGCTCCGCTAAATCAACTTCTTCTCTATATTTGATCAGAGCTTCCAAAAAATCTTTGTTATTAACGTAATGAACTGACCTCTTCCTCTTAGTCATGATACTGCCGTATGCCATAAAAATTACTAATTTACTATGTAGACATCATAACATTTTAACATCAATATTGCAAGTACTTGACAAATGGGCAAAAAGCAAGTAGACTAGGTTTGTCGCCTTTGAGATAATTTAATATCTTTAAATACTTGGTTTATCTGGGGATTTTTTATAGATCTTTTCAAGGAGATTTTTTGCTTCCTTTATATTAGCAATGTAACCCATCTTTCTAGTCACATTACCTTTACTGAGTTTTTTGTGTTTTATACTTTGATACTTATCTACAAATGATTGATGCAATTGTATCATTTCAGTATCAGTACTTTCGCAAATAGTAATTACTCTTTCCATATTTACCATAATTAAATCTTCTCTTGAAGTTTTTAACCATGGTTCTATTTTATATCCACACATTCCATTTCTGTTTTTAATTTCAGAGAATGTTACAGGATTATTTAAAAGTAAATTAATATTTTCATTTTCTATGCAAGGCATTACTCTTGCGAATACTTCTTCACCACTGATTAATTTTATTGATGCATAAAAATCATCTTCCATCATATTAGGTTCCTCCTATATTGATTGGTATTATTTCATAGTTAAAATCTTCTTCGACATAAATTTTAATTCTTTCTATAAAATGATTTAATGTATAGTTTTTCTTTGAATTGTATGTAGTATCATCTGCAATGTCATAAAGGGTTGCTTTATCTTTGTCTTTACCCTTTCTTAAAACTCTTCCAATACTTTGAAGATTTCTTATTCTTGATTTACTAGGTGATGCAAAAATTATATTGTGAAGTCTTTTTATAGAAATTCCAGTGCTAAACACTCCATAAGAAGCAACAATAATCGCATTATCTTCTTGTTCAGTAATTTGCCTTATTGCTTCTCGTTCTTCTGCATCTACTCCACCATGAACGAAGAAAACCTTTCGACTTTCTTCCTTACGATTATTTATTAAATCAAATAGTATCTGTCCGTGAGTTTCTACTCTTGAAAATAAAACAAGAGTATTTCCTTTTAAACTAAGAGCAAGATTTCGTATAAATTTATTTCTCTTGTCATTAGTAATTAAAAATTGTATTTCATCCTCATACGTATCAAATTTTTGAGGTTTATGTTTTAATAGTAAGCAGTTAATATCAAGTTGAGATGCTCTTCCCTTCTCAATCATCTCAGATGTTCCAATAGTTTTATACTGCGGTCCAAATAAACCACAAACAACCCACTCATGGGTATTACTTCCAGAAAGAGTTCCAGTAAATCCAAAACGATACTTTGCATTATGACATTTTTTCATAATGTCTATTAATGATTTGGACTTGGCAGTATGCGCCTCATCTACAATTACACAGTCATAATTTTCAAAGAAACTTTTTGGTAAAGTATATAAAGATTGCCATGTGGAAAGAGTAACGGGCATGTCCGTATTTTTCTCTTTACCCGAATAAATCAAATGGCAATATTCATCAGCATTCCAACCATAATCCTTAAAGTCATTAAACATTTGACGGACAAGTGATGTAGTTGGAAAAACAATAAGAATCCTTTTCCCCTTTGCAACATAATATCTTATGATCGAATAAATCATTAAAGACTTACCAGATGCAGTTGGACTCAGTATAAGTTTTCTATTGTACCTCAGACACTCATAAACACCGTTAATTTGATAGTCATAGGGAATGTGACTACAAATACTTTTCATGTAGTCTGCAACCCCTTCTGGGCATATCTCATCGTTTACTTCAAATGGAAGACCATAATATTTGTTTTCTTTAAACGTATAATCGTAATCATATTTTTTTAACTTAGCAATTACTTTATCAAGAAGTCCAGCATAAACTTCTCCAGTATGAGTACTAAGTAACCTTATTTTCCCATCCCAATACTTATTTCTCATATGCGGCATAAACTTTGCCCCATCAACATCAAATGTGAAATGAGGTTCTAAGTCATATAAAACATGAGGTTCACATTCCAACTTAATGTAAACCTCATTCTTTTTTGTGATTGTCACATTAGTCATAAAGTATTGCTATAACTAATGTATTTAGATTTGTTATCCCAACCCACTCATGAATTTTTGATATTCAATTGCATTTTTAATTTGATAAGTGCGATTATGGATTGTTTTAATTATATCTTCCAAATATCGAAGCATAATGTCATAATATTCTACTTTAAGTGAGATCTGAGAAAGTGATTCATCGGCATCCAAATATTGTCGTAAAGTTTCTTTATCACGGATTTTTTTAGGGAATGGATTTTCCACATACTCATCAGGATCCGCTTTTCCAGTATAATACTCATGACGATTTTTTCTTACTGTTTTTTTCTTATTTTCTGCGTTTGTTCTGAGAATTGTTATTTTATTATATAAATCAAAATATTTTGAATGCAATACGGGAATATTTAAAGATTCTGTATGAAGATTATCTATATCTATTTTTGAATCTTTTTCCCACATTGACTGTATAAGATCTAAATCAATTGCCATAATTAACTATATCGTTTTGGTTTAATGTATCCTTTTTCATCTGCTATATTATACATCATATATTTAAAACTCACACTAGCAGTAAAGTACTCTTCATCTGTATTTGTTGCATCAAAAGAAAGTTCCGATAATCTATATGGGAACATTTTTCTAAATCTTATTTGATGATTCAACCTGAAATTACTATTCAATATGAATAAAGTTCCATCAGAATACAAATTCATATTTGCATCTAAACCGCCATAAAGATAACTATCTGGGTCATTTTGCCAATCATATATTTCTTCTAAACTCTCAGGAAATCCCAATCCTCTCATCCAAAATTGAATTTCCATGAAGTTTGTCAGATCTTCATCCACTATAAAATCCATTTGAAAATCTTCAAATATCATATTATCCCCAGGATGAGGAATTGGATTTGTAAGATAATTTGATTGATTTGCAACTCCTAGAGTGATTCCAGGTATATTTGCTTTATTGCAAAAGAAGGCTGTCTTTGGAGCACGACTCAAAACAAATTTAAATCCAGTACTTGAAAGATAGTTTCTATTTTCTATTTGACCTCTTCTACCTTTTGGTTTATCTTCCATGGTATTTTTTAACTATTTAGAATAAAAAAGGGGGTCCGAAGACCCCCCAAGAAAACCTAGTGAACCTAATGGATCACATGAGGTTGTTAACACGTACTCTTCTGTAGTAACGGTTTGTACCTGTTTGCAGTCTTCCGAGACCCTGGGCAGTTCCTTCTGCGAATGGATTAGCGACCATGCCGTAGCGGGTCTTAAATCCGATTTTTGGTTGGAAGGTGTTCTCACCAACGGCACGTACCATTTGGAGAGGAACATATGGGCAATAGAAAAGTCCTGCGTCATAAGGTGAAGAACCCTTATAACCAATAACGTAGTACTGTGAAGCAGCGTTATTAGCAGAATATGGGTCAATATATACGCGGAATTTGCCCATCAGAACACCAGCGAAGGTGTTACCAGTGTCATCAACATTCAGGTTTGCGTTGAGTGCTGGGGTGTAGTCAAGTACTCCTGCCATGGTGAGTGCTGAAGCAACGTCAGCAGAGCACATGATTACATTGCCCTTTCCTCTACGAGTTCTCTGTGCAATCTGGTTTGCATCACGCTCGATTTGGAACAGCAGACCTTTGAACTTCTCAACTGACCAACGACCGTTGGAGTCAACGTCAAGGTCAAATACACCTGCGGTTGCGGTGTTCAGAGTTGCACCCTGCTCAGCAACCTTGTAGATGGTTCTGATGACTTCACGGTTGATTTCAGCAAGAATCTCAGTTGACAGAATGTTTGCCAACTCAGCTTCTGCATTCAGACCGTGGATTGCCTTCAGGTCTTGAGCAAGTTCAAGGCTGTATTCTGCCTTCAGTGCTCTTGACTTGGCCTCAACAAGAACTTTCTCGATTGAGAAAGCCATTTCGTTGAACTGGTTACCAGTACCGTTGCCGAGATTCTCAGCATCAGCGGTATTCATACCCTGACCAACGTTATATCCAGTTTCTGATCCATTTGGATTCAGAAGACCAGGATTATCTCCTGTTTGTGGTCCTGTAGTACCGAGACCTACAGCAGCTCCATTTCCTGCGTTTCTGGTGTAATCGCCAAGATCGTTATCGAATCCGTCATCTTGACCAGAGTATGCAGTGTTTGGCTCATTGAACAGTGCTTCTGTTCCGTTCTGATCTTCATAACGTGCTCTCATCGCAAAGATGAGTCCTGTTGGTCCGTTCATTGGTTGAACACCAGCGAGGTCATAAGCGACCAGGTTTGGCATTGAACGACGGATCAGTGAAATCAGTACGGGATCGAAACCTGCTACTGGACCAGCAGCATCGGCGGATCCACCGAAACCAGGGCCACCAACACCGTTAACAACTGGACCTGATCCAGTGTTGACAGTTGGGGTCTCGGTCAGGAGTCCACCTGCATTGAAAGCAGATTGCTCTCTTAAAAATCTTTCTTGGTTCTCAAGCAGAACAGCGGTTACAGCCTTTCTGTGGGAGTCTTTGATTGCTTCGCAACCTTCGTGCTCCAGAAGAGGTGCCCACTTCTTCTGCAGTGCTTCTGATTGAAACATTGCTTTTTACCTTTTACTAAAGTGCGTTTGTTTTGTTGTTAATATTAAATTCAGTTTTTTGCAACTGAGTTCAGTGCTCTCATATAAGCCTCCATTCCTGGAGAAACCATTTCTGGAGTAGAATCTACTCCTTCTGAGAGAGTCTCTGTTGTTGCCTTTGGAGCTTTCTGTGCTGTGAAATAAGATTCTTTCAGCATCTCCAACTTTTCACGATATTGTTCTTCACTTTCAAACTCAACACTTTCAGCAAGTGAAGCGAGCTTTTCTTTCTGGCTCAGGGCAAGTCCCTCAGCAACATTATCAAAGATTCCGTCAGCAACCGACTCTGCGAGGCGCTTGTTAAGGGAAACATTCTTCTCAATTTGCTCGTTGAGTTTTGTCTCCATTTCATCAAGTTTGTCTACCATACTCTCAAGGACATCATATTTCTCTTCAGGGATTTCTACATAATGTGCTTCAAAAAGACCCTTCATACCAGTAATGAAGGATTCGGTCATTTCTGTTCTAATGCCTTGCTCAACTGCAAGTGCATTTTCCTCTAACCATTCTTGAGCAACGTACTCAAGATATGAATCAACACGCTCTTCAAGAACAGACTTGATTTCAGCAACTTCTTCTACAAGTCTCTCTTCGTATTGTGCTTCAAGAGACTCACGGATTTCAGTTACCTTTGAACGAAGTGCTGCTTCAAAGATTGTACGTGCTTTTTCTTGGAATTCTTCGGAGAGTTCCTCACCATCAAGAAGAGCATGAACATCTTCTTCGATGTCAAACTCTTCCTTCTTCATTTCATCTTCATCATCTTCATCATCTTCCTTCTTGGACTTTTTCTTGCCCTCTTCCTTTTCGTCCTCATCCTTTTCGTCTTCTTCTTCCTTTTCAGCCTCAGAGATTACCTCTTCATCCTCAAGGAATTCTTCGACCATTTCATCATCCAGTTCTTCTTCTTCTTTAACTGGATTTGCCATTTTCTTCATTCCTTCTCCAGCACTGCGAGAAACTGAAGAACCTCCTGTTGTTGCATAAGCAGGAGCTTTCTTCATTCCTTCTGCTGCCTTTGAACCTTTGTTGACTACATCTCTAACTTGCTTTAATGGGGTAGATGCATCTCCAAGTTTTGCTGGTCCATTTTCGTCATTAGTATAATTATCTGGTGTTGGTCCACCAAGATCTTGCCAGCTTGTTGATTGACCATCTGGAATTCCAGTAGTCAACTTCTTCATAGGTTCTGCACCTTTTGCTCCAGTATTGACAGCAGTTTTGGATTGTGTAGTGCCTGCTTCCATTTCCTGTAAATTTCTACCACGGGACATTTGAACTCTCCGTAAACTCGTATAAGTTAAACTATATTTATTTATAAAATTATTTAATTACAAAGAATTGAGAAACTCATTGAAAAGACTGAGTGCTTGCTCATTTAAAGCACGTTCTCTTGCAAGTTTGTCAATTCTTTTTTGTAAACTCTCTACTTTTTGCTCAGAAACACCACTATTCCAAACCCACTCAACACCTTCCATGATGCCATTTACAAAAGCATCTGGTGCTGATGGGTCGGCAACGATGTCTGCTGCAGTTGCTAACATGAAGTCATCATTAACAACTTTGACTCCATTTTTCTCTACAAGAGAACCAACTCCTCTTGAAGAAACTCCAAGTTTTACACCTTCCCCAATTAAAGAAGATGCAATTTTACCCATAGGAGTATCAAGGATTTTTGCCTTTCCGACAAAGTTTGTCCCATCTTCCTTTAAGGATGTAATCATATGTGAAACTCTATCGAGATTCACAGTAGGTCCATCAGGATGTCCGAGTTCTCCAAGAGCACGTCCTTTTTCAACATATTCTGCATTATATCTCTTAACTTCTCTTTGAAGAGTCTCCATGGGATACATACGACCGTTACGGTTTTTTATATTTCCTTGGAGAAAAGTTCCTTCGATATGAAGGGTTTTCTTTCCATTTTTTTCCTCAGTAATAAAATTTACTGATTCTATTTCTTCTTTGATTAGTTTCATGAGATTAATTTGTGAATCCTACGTTAGTTGCATATACTGGATCACCAGAGGCAACAGTAATAGTGGTTGCTGGTGCTTTTTGGAGTAAAACCCTCTCGCCCGCTGCAATATAAACATCTGTCCCATCTGGACTCAGTGCAACACTAACTGCTGATGCTTGTGTATTAACAAGAGACACTAATGTTGCTCCAATGGAACTGAGATCTGGAACAGAACTAGCAGATCCAACAATATTTACAGCAACACCTTTGGGCTTAATGATCATGATTATAATTAACGATTTTTATAATATTATTTATAGAACGGTATATTTATAAACTATTCTTCTTCATACTCTGGCGATACGAATAAAGATGCTGCAATATCTGGTTTTATATTTTCAATTTTTTCTGCTGCTCTTGCAAATAAAGAATCTTTAATTGCGTCACTAATCTCCGATGGAGACTCGTCATAAGTAATTAAATCAACAATGTTTTCCATAATTGTTTTTCTGTGTTTTCGTGTTATTTATGAGATTTTATATCTTTTAGGAACTAAAAGAACTTGTTCATGATACGAAAGATTATCAAATCTTAAAAAATTCTTGCCATTTAAATGAATTTTATGCTCTGGAAAGTGTTTAGTTACATAATCTTCCCAGTCATTACAAGAGTTATTTTCACTGTCATGAAATTCTATGTTTATAAAAGGAACTTTTTTTAACATGGTTGAATTTTCAATAATGTTATATTCTGCTCCTTCAACATCCAATTTTAAAAAATCTGGTACAGGAAATTTTTCTAAGGTTGTAGTCGGTACTTCATATCCATGATTAGAAGTATGAAATCCACCCAAATTTCCATCTTCAGAAGTTAATAATAATGAATCTTTTCCGTAATAAATTGCATCTGTACATACTTGTATCCTTGGTTCATCACAAAATCTAAAATTAATAAAATGATAGTTTTTTGGAACAGGTTCAATAATAATTGTTTGCTCCAAAGTATCAATAAACTCTAATAATAATTTTGATACATGTCCATTACAACCACCAACATCAATCATGGATTCAATTTTTGCTTTTTTTAAAAAGTCAATTAAGGCCTCAAAAAATTTTCCATTGACCCATTCAAAATGACTATAAATCATATGCCCCAATGCGGTATGAGTAGCATTGTGATAGTCTTTTACGTTTGATATTCCAAAGAAAAAATCTTCAACCGGATCTAAATTATCTTTAATTTCTTTTCCCATAATATAAAAATATTAAATTATTTCATTCTTATTGATGGTGGTTCTGCGACTTTACCATTAACTTCTGGTGTTTTTCCATCCAATGGAACCTTTCCCGATGCTCCATTTATATTATCTGCACCAGGAACTACAGATGGATCCATAGGTAATCCAGTTTCTGGATCGACCATTGCATTTGGATCTTGGATAATACCTTTGGAAATTTCTTTTTTAATCTTTTCATCTTCTTCTTTAATTTCACCGTCAGTTTGCTTAAGAATTTGAGTTCTTACATATTCTTGTGAGAAATATTTACCGATATAAGGTTCCGCAGTTGCCGCAAGATTTAATCTTTCAGTCATCAACTCTGCATCTTTAAGTTCTGAGAAGTGATTATCATATAAGAAATCATACTGAATGTGTTCAGACATCATTTCCCAATCTTCTGGAGTAATAATATTTTTAAGAATTAATTGAGTTCTTAATAAGTCGTTAAATAAATTGGCAAATCTCTTTCTTAAGCGACCAACAAACTTAGTAAATTTAAGTTCATCTCTTAAGATCTCAGAAGAACGACCAAGATTAAAACCACCTTCTCCATCCATTCTTGATGGGGGAACATTAAGTGAACGATATAATTTCTTTTGAAAATAATTAATATCTGTAATTTCTCCTAGGTTTTGTCCACCTGGAAGTGTGGAAATTTCAGTTCCTCTACCACCTTCTCTACGTGGTAACCAATAATCCTCAAGCATTGCCATAAACTTTTTGTCATCACGAATTTCTCCAGTATTGGAGTCGTAAACCAGTTTATTACGATAACGCATCATTACATCACGAAGGTATTGCTCTGCCTTCATCTTTGGAAGATTACCAACGTCAATGTAAAAAATCCTACGTTCTGGTGCTCTTGAAAGTCTGTAAATAACTAGAGAATCTTCAATCATACGAAGTTGATTGAGAGACTTAATTGCCTTATTCAAATAAGAAAGAGTAGTTCCTTTATTTCTATCTACTAATCCTGAAGTGCAATATGCAACTGCATCTCTTGCAATTTTAATTCCCCCACCTTTTGCTCCACCTTGTTGTCCAGGATTTGTATTGCCAACTGGATATGAAGATTTTGGAGTGTAGAGAAAATACTCTTCAATTTCTGGAAAAGTAAAATCCATTGGATTTTGTTCCGATCCAGAAGACATCACTATTTGTGATGTTCTTGCATTACTTTGCTTCTTTTGCTTTTCTTGTCTAACATAACGCATTTTCATGGAGTCAATATACCTTAACTCCTGAATTCCATCTTCTGGTCTTTTTAAATCGATTACTTTATGATAAAAAATTCTTCCATCAATATACCAATTTCTATAAATTTCATGGCATTTTTTATCAAAATCTAATAAGTTTAAAATATGTTTAAACTCCTCTCTAATTTTTTTCTTAATACCATCACTAGCATTAAGGTTTGAAAGTTCTACTTGAACGGGAGTATCATTTGTATCTGATACAATAGCCTCGTTCACAATATCTTCAATGGCACTGTCCACTTCTGGATGCAGTGCCATCTCTCTATATCTTTTTATTAACTCAAATTCATTTCTGTAAACACCTTCAATGTCAACATAAGAACCAAAAAAACCACTAGTTAAATAGTGGTCAACCCCGTCCTCATTGTTGATGGGGACGGGGGATAATGCGGACTTTGGTAACTTATCGTCGTCTTCAATAGAAAATCCGAACAATTTAGCCATTATTAAAAGTTAAGCGGTATTTCCTATTATTTAGACAACTCTATTAGGTTACTCTCAGGTTAGGAGCCTGACCTCCAACTTCAGAATCATTTCCACTTGATCCATTAGCCGTATCTTCAATTTCAAACCAGTTAATTTGGAATTCTACAGTGAATTCTTCAATTGTGTCGCCTGTATCATATGAAAGATCAATTTGAGACACATTTGTTGGGAAAATGTCATGCATTTTATATGCTCTCAAAACTGGTGGTTTGAAAGATCCCGTGTTTGGTGGTGCGGATGAACCCAGTTTTCCAGCTTCATCCTGAACTTGTCTACCATTTCTCTTGTTTGATCTACCAAACTGATAAACAATTGCATCAGTCATGTAAGACTGTGGATTAACAGCTCCAGAAGCATTATCCAACTTGGAAATGTGGTTCATCCACATTTCAAAGGCATGTCTGAGGTTGAAGTCCTCATCATTGATGACAGTAACTGTCCAAGTGTCGAATGTACGATCACCAGCAACTTTAAAAATACGTCCTCTGAAAGGAACATCAATTGCTGCAACATTAGACGCTGGCAAAGCAGCTGCCTTGCATAAGAAAGAGAAATCTTCTCTATCTTCTTTTGTCCAGTAGGCCTTTATTACATCTGGGAATGATTCAATGTTGACCTCAAAAAGATTTGGTCTTGCACCCCCACCACGTAACTTAGTTTTAAACTCGGTTAAGTTTTTAAGGGCGGGAGAATTGCTTGTTGCGTAACTTCCAAATGCCATTTTTGTTCCTCCTTATTTGAAATTAATTACGAAAATCAAACTGTACCGGTAATTTCACCGAAACTAATTCCCGTTCTAGTCGCAACAAATGTTAATGTTACGTAATTGATGGATTTAGTTGGTTGCAGATAAATGTCTGCTCTAAACTCATTATTATCAATAATATCTGGTGTATTATTTGTCTCATCACAAACAACCAGATATCCATAAAGACCTCTCTTTGCTTGAATATCTGCAAGGAATGGCTCTACGACTGAAACGAAGTTGGATCTTGTAATTTCGTCATTCAATTCAAAGAGTTGTGCATCAGCAAGTGACTTGAGTGATTGCTCAACATAGAGGAACAATCTACGAACGTTAATTCTATCGAATGCAGAAGCATATCCAAGAGCGGTCTTATCTCCGAAGAGCAGTGTTCCAAGTCCAGATTGAGTAATAACTGGATTTACTCTTGCAACATAGAGTCTATCTCTTTGTGCTTTAGTTGGATTATATGCAAGTTTAACTGCATTGTTAATGATACCTCTTTGTTGTCCAGCAGGGGAGAACCATGGATATCTGTCAATAGATGTTCTTACCATCAGACCAGCAATGTCTCCATTACATGGGATATATCTGAAGGCATCATTAAATCTATCATACATGTACTTATATCCACTATCAAACACTGCATAGGATGAAGATGCAAGAGTTGAGAAGAACTCAACTACATCATCAGTCATATCATCAGTGCTCTTGAAGGAGAATCCATCGGGAACAACATCTCCTCTGTGTGGAGAAATACATGCAATACAATCTCTTCTTTCGTTAGCAATTGCAATCAAGTTTTGAGCTTTTGCTTGGGATTCTTCCTTGTTCTCAAGTCCTGGTCCCATCAAGAGATAATCAAGTGCAATTTCATCTTCGTCTGCGAAGTAATCATATGCATTTAACAGATCTCCAAGAGATGCTTTGAATGAACCGATTGTAACTGTTTCAGTCAACGTTACAGTGGAGGCATTCTGAGTCTGTGCAATGGTCAATGCGGCAGTAGGTGATGCTGCTGCAGCAGTTGTTGTTGACAGAACTGGGGTGTAATCCTTACCACCCGAAAGTCTATAGAGTTTTGAACCAAGAACAGAGAATACTCTCTCTTTTCCTGACACATTCCAAAGACCGTCTGCCTGAGATACTGGAGTCAGATTTCCAAATCCAGCAACAGATGTTCCAAGGTCAAATCCAGAAGAATAAGTTCTTTCTTGATTTGAAATATCTGATGGGTTATCGCCAACAAAGATATATGCTGAATTTTGTGCAACATAATCCTTCCAATAAACTCTTTGTGGAGGATTAATCGCAGAAATTGCATCCTTTGCCTTTGAAAGAGAAACAAACTTTTCAAGAAGATTTCCCTTGATGCCAGTTACTGTTCCAAGATCATCAAATACTGCAAGGTGAAGGGCATCATTTCTTCCCTTTCTTTCTGCTACCCACTGATTAGTAGATGGCTTTTGTGCAATTGCTTTCCAAAGAATGTTTCCAGTTTCAAGACTAATAAATTGCTCATTATACCAGTCTTTTACTTTGCTTCCCTGAAGAATATTTGCAGTTTCAATAACTGATCCATTCTCATCTACAAATGCAATTTGAGTATTTGGTTTGAATGAAGAGTGTCTTGATCTATTCTTGTACTCAACAGGAGTTTCTGATCCATCAAGAGCAACTTTTGAAACAACTCTTACAACTACTTCGCTGGTATCTGTTGAAACACCTGTTACAATTCCTTTCAGGAATCCATCTTCGGTGAAGAATCCACCACCTTCATCATTTCTTCCAGTTCGTCTTACTGGTCTTCTTACTTGATCGAGAGTAACTGTAACTCCATATCCAACTTGAATATTGCTGACAGTTGCTCCAGAATCTGTAAGATCTAAAATTTGATCTCCAAGGTCATCAATAAATGCGACTGCAAGTCCATTTGACCATGTTCCTGGGTTTTTACCAGCATACAGGTAAGCAACTCCTACATCTTCTTGCTGACCTTCATAGTCAGCATCATTTTTAATCTTTAACTCTTCATCAGCAATAATATTTTCAACTTGCTCTGTAGCAACAGCGCCAGCACTTATTTTTAATTGAACAGGAGTGTCACCAGCTGGGTTTCCAAAAATGATATCATTGATGAAAAGTGAATCTCCAGCACTGTATCCTTCACCATTGTTGATGATTGAAAGTGCTTCTACAGATCCTGTGGTTCCAAGACCAACAGAAATAATCAGTCCTGAACCTGCGGATGATGTTGTATATCCGTATCCAGTTGTGTTTCCAGCTCCAATTTCTCCAAGAACGAATGTTTGTGAAACATAAGTTCTTGCATCATCTGCTCTTCCGGATACTACTGTAATAGCAGCACCAACAGTAATATCATCTCCAGATGTGATTGAAGCAACTTCTCCAACAAATTGGGTTCTTGTGCTTGAGTTTACAATTACGTCTGAATCGGTTCTTACAACTTTAAGAATTCCCCCATAAGAGAGGAATGATGATGCTGTCAACCAATATTCATACTGATTATCAGATGATACTGGTGGACCAAAAACCTTGAGTAATTCGTCTTCCGTTTCAATTGTAATTGGATCTTCTACTGGACCTTTTACAAAGGGCCCAGCAATTGCTCCAATATTGTCAATAATGTTGTCGATCCTTCCTACCGTTAAATCAACTTCCCTGATTAATACACCAGGAGATAATTGAGGAGTCGCCATGTTTTTCTCCTAAGACTCAGTTTATCTAAGAAATATTTATTAAAATCAGTTTTTTCAGGAATTAAATATAATCCCACATATACGCCATATCTCCATACTCATCGACGTGCCACCGATCACCACTTTGATCAACAAAGGAAGTATCATCTGTTATACCATCACTAACAAATCCAAATGGTGCCATGTCCTGTTCAATTTGATTTTTTTGCTCATCATATAATCTTTTTCTAATATCTTGATCTGTCAATTCTTTAAAATAATCTTGTTGAATCAACCAAGAATATATCACAAGACACATGACTAAATCATCATTTCTTCCTTCTTCTGCTTCAAATGATCCATGTTTTTGTATAAAAGTTGTTAATTCTGAAATAGTGTCAAAATCCGAAATTAATAATTTGTCTTCTTCTATAAGAGCCTTTAAATTTAAGCAACCAACTTTTTTGGTTGCCTTTGACATTTTAACTCCCAATTGAACTTTTTTCCCAGAAAATCCTTGCCCGAGAACTTGTCCTGCTCTTCCTCTCATAGAAGACATAAGAACATTTTCATATTCTAGATCATAAAAAAGTCCAGCAGCAACTTGATCTCCAACATCATTAACCTCACATAAAACATATGCTCTATTATAACTTTTTGCAATTTCTCGTATAGTTTGGGGAAAAACGATGGGTCTTATTTGATTATTCCTATATTTTGCAACCAACCTATGAGGAAACTGAGATATATCTATTACTGTAAATGCAGAGTAGTCTTTTTCTACCCCTCTAGCAACGTCAACAGTTATTACATAATTATGATCTTTTTGAGGAAACTCGTAAACATCAAATCCATTATGGGATTGAAGTGGAGTATCAAAAGTAAGATTATTTAATTTTGCTCCAGATATTAAGGTATCAGTAGATCCAAGAAACTGACATTCAAATTCTTGTCTCCATTGTGATTCCGAGGTATTTGCAATTGTAGTTGCTTTAAATTTTTCATCTCTTCCTGGAACATCAGTCCAATGAACTTCTGTAGGAACATAACTATTTTTCTTTTTTTGTGCATCATCCCAAAGTTTATAAAAATGGTTCATTCCAAATGGAGTAGAAACAATTATAACTTTTGATGATTGTCCAGAAGTAATAGTAGGATATACTGAACTGAAAAAATTATCTGCAACTGTATTTGGTACGAATGCAAATTCGTCCAAAAAGATGATATTAAAAGTACTTCCTCTTACTGATGATGCTGATGTCGAAGCAGCAAAAATCCTTGATTTATTTTCTAATTCTAAAGAACCTTTATTCCAAGATAGAACTCCCTGCTGCAACCATTTCGGAAGATTCTCATATCCTGTTTGCAATCTTTGAAGAAGATCTCTTGCGGTATTTGCTTTGTTTGCAAGAATCGCAATATTCACATTGTCATTAAAAATTGCATAATGCAATAAAAATGCACAGACTGTAGTAGATTTTCCAGACTGACGAGGTAGTTTGCATATATTAAAACGGTTATCATGAAACCGTTTAATCATGTTTTTTTGGAAGGGATACATTTTAAATGGTTGTAATCCCTTGTCAATTGTTACAATTTGCACATAATGCTCTGCAAAATAAAGGGGATCATCATAGCATTTTCCAATTTCTTCAATTTGTTCTGCTGTAAATTCAATAGCAGTATTCGCTTTTTTTAAAAGCGGATTACCGAGATAATGTTCATCACTCATAAATTACCTACCATTTAACTCTATTTGCCCAATATGCAGCACTCATCTTTCCCTTTGCAATATTTTTTGCATGTCTTGACTTAAATCTTTCACGACGATTTGCATATTCTTCGGATTCTCCTTTTTTCTTGGGAGATCCTTTTACTCCAAGTTGACCAAATCTTATGAGTTTTTCTTTTCCATTTTCACATGCTTTTACTACATGAGATTTGCCTTGTTCACCAGAACCATGTGCTTGTGCTTTTGGTTTATTACAAGGCATCTCAGACTTTTTTGCTTCTGATATTTCAACCCCTTCTCCAACTGTTTTATTATTTAATAAGTAATTTTTTGAAGGTGTGTTGGAAATTTGAAGAAATGGTTCTCCTGGTTTCAAATCTGATATTTTATAAGAAATAACTCTTGAATCTGGATATATTTTTTGAACTTCCAGGGATATTTCTTTTCTTGATGGAAGTCTCAATTGTGGGAAGAACATTTGAATATAATAATATTTTCCCCTCCATGAAACTGTAATTGCAACAATATTTCCAGTTTTTGCTTGTATTCTTGTTGCTTCAGAAACACTTTTTTTAGATTCAACTTTTTTTAATTTTGAGTAATAATCTGGTACTTCATCTAAATGTTGAAGTGCGGTAATTTTTGCTGAAGTTTTATTAGAAGTATGCTCCCCTTCAACTTTGATCCCCATTTCAAGTTGCTTCTTAATAAGTTCCAAAGAAACACCATGCTTTTTAGCAATTTCTTCTGGGGATTTGTACGCTTTAACTGGTCCCTTTGGATCTTTTTCTTCGCTCATTGGGCATTCTTTTTTTCCATGAACCGGACAAGATTCGCCTTTTTTCGTATGGGCACATGTTTTTGACCCATCAACGTTTTTACCAATACCAACTTCGGTTGGTTTTTTTGATTGACCAGGAACATCAAATCCTTTTGGTAAAGGTTTGCAAACCTTATCAGTGTTGCACCAATACATTCCTTTTCCACATGTCTCTTCACCAAGGATCTTTTCTACCAAAGATACTTCTTCTTTTTTTATCTTTGGCAAACCTACTGATGCCGCTTTCTTTTTTTGCAATTCAATTGCTTTTGGACCAAGTTGTTTTGCAGCATCTGGAGTTAATGCACCAGCTCCAGATGACTTTTTAACTGCAAAACTTGGATCTTTTCCTTCTTCCAATCCTTCATCACTTTGAAGGTATTCTGCTGCGGTATCAATAAAATCTGCTGCTCTTGTTATTTTCGATTGAACCCAAGCAGGAAGTTGTTGGTCTTTTGATTTTATAACTTTACGAAGTTTTTCAATAGATCTTTCTATTTGGTCAAACTCGACTGTGGCCATATAACCTTCGTCGTCTTTTCTTTTGCCTGAGGCAATTGCTTTATGATCTTCGTTTAACATTGCTATTAAAAAATCTATATATTTTATTTATCATCTCCTTGACTTTTCTGTTGCTTTATGAATTTTGTCAATTCAGCAGTAGATCCAATAAACAAAGCATTTGTAACATTTGATGGACCTTTTTTATCTTTAATTTCTTCTATATCTTTTAATTTCTTTTGAAGTTCCAATAATTTTTCTGTGGCATCTGCAACGTTTTTAATAAGTTGTCCTGTTACCTCATATGCTCTTGGAGACTCCGTTTCTTGTGCCATTTCTAAAGCACCATTTATAGCTTCTTGACCTTTTTCTATAATTGAGTATATATTTCCTCTACTATATTTGTAATCCTTTCTTATATCCTTTTTAATATCAAAATCATCATCTATTTCAATAGGTTTAAGTTCTTCCACCTCGGTAGATATTTCACTACTTTCTATGTTGAATGTTTTGTTTAGTTCGTTGTTATTCATAAAAATTAAAATATGATTTGATTAGCTTCAAATGGATCACCAGGTTCAATTAAATCATTATCTGCATCTATTACTTTATACACTTCTGATCCAGAAACATGTAGTTCTTGTTTTGAATCATAGTTTGCTCTTAAAACAGTTACTGCCTTTGTAGTTTGATTTATATATGTAACTTTTAATATTTCTTTTCCTATTCCAATTATCATGTCTGTTGTTATATTTTGAACAGTATCTAAGAAAAGAACAGTGTCGTTCAATACAAAATCTCTTGTCAAATTTCCGGCCAATGTTTTGGAATAAGGAATTACAGCGACTGGAGTTGAAGACACTGTAATATCTCTGAATATTGCATCACTATTTGGTGGGTGCGCCGATGACCCAACAACAAAACCAATAGTAGACTTTCTAATAATACTATCAGTAACTTTTTGTTGAGGTCCAAATAAGTATACTTTTGCTGTAAATCTGATTGTATATATTAAAGATCTTCTAGATTCAAAATTACCTTCATAATCATCTTGTATTTCTATAGATTCAATTTGAATTGGAACATCTTTTAATTCTTTTATCCCAGTATATTTTATTGTTAATGTGTATGCTGGTTGAAAATAAGGTAAAATTTGCTCTACTATTTGCCAAGAATCTTGCTCCAATTTTGTCATAATACTAAGTTCCAAAGACATATTATATGGAACTGGCATGTAAGATTTTAAACACCCTTGAGGATTTTCTGGATCTTGAACAGTAAAATATTCAGTAGTTGTGATTTTTCTATCTGGATCATAAGTTAAACCATTATAAGTAAAAGACATCATTGGCAATGTGATTTGAACAGGATTATTCAAATCTTTTGGTGCCTCATCAATTCTTGCTAAAAATTTTGAACGAGGTCCATATCTAATTGGAACCTTGTTATTTTTTGTCACATTGCCAGATGCGTCAGTTTCTCTAACGTAAATATTATTAAATAGCGTTGCAAACGCTAATATAACGTTTCTAATATTTTCGTGATAGAAATATTCAAACATTATGGTATACCAAATAGGTTATCTTCTGATTGATCTAATATATTTGAAGCTTCAATTTCAATGTCTTTATTAGTACCCTGTTTGTCTGCTGCATTCTCAGGAGTAGACAACTCAGTGAATGAATTTGGATCGGCCAAGTTATCAGTATTTATTATTCTTACTGGGTATCTTGCTCCAGACTCCTGCCCAATAATTACATCGCCATCTATAAAGTTTCCATTTAAAGAACCAACTTCAAGTATATACGATTTAACATTCCATCTTTTGACTCTTCCAGTTGTTCCGCTTACACTTCCCACTACTGGTTCATTGAATTTATATGTTCCTATTCCAGCATTTACTGGGTTACCAATTACAATAGTTGGTGCAGATGTATATCCTTTTCCAGCATCTGTAATATAAATGGCAGCAATTCCACCAATAGGAGTAAGTCTTACTGTTGCAGCTGCAGAAACTGCAGGATTTCCTCCAACAAAGGTTATAGAAGGTCTTATTACATATCCAGATCCTGGATTTGTAATGGTTATAATTCCAACGACACCATTTGATAGAGATGCAATTCCAGTTGCTCCTTCACCTCCTCCACCAGCAATTGATACTAACGGTCCAGTATCTTTAGTTCCGAGGAAATTTGTAGAACTTGTTGCTCTGTATCCACATCCTGGATGTATTAAATTAACTGCAACTACTTTTGATAGATCTTTATTTGGTTCACAAAAATCTGGAAGATTTTTTTGAAGTATCGCAGTAGCTATTGCGGTAATGCCACCAGAAGGAGCCTGAGAAATATTAACATCTGGATCTGAAACATATCGGTGACCCATATTAGTCACTTCAATAAGTCTAATGCCGCCGAACGCACAGAATGATGTAATTGCTTGGGCAGTAACTCCAGCACCAACCATTTGAAGTGTTTGAATATATGATTCATCAATTAAGTTATCATCAACATATTCATATCCAGTATCAAGAACTTCTCCAGTTTGAGGTCTGTAAAGTTCACATCTCAATTCATAAGTATAATTCCCTTTCAGCGGATAAAATGGTTTTTCGTGCTCTACAAATTTTATTTCAAATAATCTATCACCTAATGGGAACCAAATTAAATCTCCCTCTTTTGGTCTATCAGATACCTTAATATTTGGTATTTTTTTTATGAGTGGAGTTATATAAGTTTCAAATCTTTCTTTTGAAATGACCAAACTAAGGTCATCCATATCTTGTAGACCAAATTTTGATAATATAGTTCCTTGCCCACCGTATCCTTCAAAATCACTCACATAAGCTTCTAAAGGATATGCATTTTCAAATTGAGATTCAAGAACTTCTCTTGTTATTGTCTGCTCTTTAATAAAAAGTCTTGGAAGATAATATATATCAACACCATACATCCTCAACTGTTCGTTGACTAGATCTTGAATAAGACCTTGTTCTGATTTGCTGCCGTTGAGAAAAAATGGATTTAACATATTATCCTATCATGTCTAATGGTGGAAGTTCGTATGTGGAAGACATTTTTTCCATTAAGTTATCTATTTCACGTTGAGCATCTTCATATAAAGTTCTTCCATTAAATTCCAATCCTCCTGGGAGTTTCACTCCTTGGAATTTAATTAAATTTTGACCCCACTGCCGTTTAATTAATGAGGTTGCATATTGTTTTAAAAAATTATCATTCCAAACTAAAGAATATTCTGCTGGATTCATTAATCTATCACAATCAATGATTAAATAATTTCCAACTTTCAATTGATTATAATCAATATCCAAATAAAGTCTTCCTTGCCTCTTATTAAATCTTATTTGTTTTTCAGTAGTTAACAACCAAGTAATATCTTCAAGATATGTTTTTGTCATAGCATATGTAAGAAGATCCAAAGATCCCCAAGTATAAACATCGTTTAAAAATAATTGATATTTTATACTAAACATTCCTGCCGATATAGTATTAGTTCCTTCAAATTTAAAAATTCTTCTAACTCCTATAACATGAGGTGGTAGAGGAATATAATTTGAATTTTCATGATAATCATAAATTCCTTCAGAAGTTGTTGTTATACCAGTTCCAGAAGGTGGAAGTGCTCTTCCTCTATCAACATCTTCTTGTGTTATTTGGTATTTTAAAAATGTAGAGTAAGAACCGTCATAGCATCGCTCATTAAAAAGTTGCAAGGCATCATCCACAAGATCTTCAACTTGCTCTTCAGCAACGTTAATTTCTAAAACGGGGGCACCAAGTTTCCTCAAACAATAATCTATAAATTCTTGTCTTGTAGATGGTTGTGCCATTTTTTTCTATATCTTTATATTAGTATTTATTTTGATAATAATGATTTCAGTAAATTTTTGATCTCACCAATATCATTTTTAATCTCATTCATCTCATTTTCTATGATATCAATTTTTTTCAATTCACTATATCTTTTCTTATAACTTTGAATGTAAGCATTATACTCGGATTCGTTTGTGTAAATAATTGCCCCCGTTTCTTTATCTCTAACTAAACTTTCATTACCATCGACTTTTGAATATAGTTCATTGTCAGTGAAGTAATCATCTTCCATAATTATAATCCCGGTTTCAATGTTGCTATTGCTCTAAGTTCTTTTACGAGAGGTGGTTCTGATTGATTTTTTGAAGCAAATATAATTTTAATTGCAAATCCAGTAAATTCTGGTAAATTATCAATTGTATATTCATATTCAGAGAAATTCACATTTGAATTCACACTTACTCTACTATCAGATGATCCGTCATTTTTGGAAGCATCAACTACTCTCTTAATTCCATTAGAATCCGTTCTATAATTTTTATATCCAGGGAAAGGCTCAAAATTGGGATCGCCATCTGCACTATCTTCTCTATAGAGTTTATAGAGAACTCTTATGTCATTGTTTTCAGTTCTTGCAGACTTTAAGAATAATTTTATTGAGTTTGCTGGGAGTTTTAACAAAATTGGTTTTGAAATATAAACAGCTTCATGTTTGTCATCTCCACCCCTAATGTATTCAACATCCGCAAAACTTGAATCATCGCCTATTCCAGCAGGAGCATTAACCAAGTTTGATGTTAAAATTGCTCCAGTTGTGATATCATCTATTATTGGAGAAACTCTACTATCTTCAGTTTTCAGTTCAAACTCCATTGTTAAACTTCTATTTCCTGGGAGATCAGTTAAATAACGAGTTTCATTAACTCTAGACGCGATCAATCTTGGATTATTGAACATTACTGGTTGATCCAATGACATTTCTACGTATCCCTGATCGACAAAAGAAGATTCATTACCATCTATACTTGTTCCAGAAATTGTTCTAACTTTTGCTTTGATAGATGTTTCCGAAGGAACTATCGTTGCAAAATTGGGAGTTAGTATATCAAAAGTTACATTAGTTGATACTATTGATCCAGAATCTCCCAATGAATCTGTACTTCTAAAAACAAGATCTCCTGTTCCAGATCTATTTTTACCGATAGCATTTCCTTCAAAGTCGGTATCTGTAGTTTCTATTGGTATATGGAAAGAATTAAATTCTAATGGGAAAATATTTTCATCAAGTCCTGACAAAGTGTGAACTTTGTTTATCCTTCTTAATGAAATTCCATTTAATTCATATTTGTAAACAGGTGTTCCAACATCATATGGTTGAGGTTCTCCAACAACTGCTCTAGTTATAGTTGGTGTTCCTGCACCAAGACTTGTAGCAGAATAAGTTGTATATCCAACAACTTCATTTCCAATAATAATATAACCAGGATTGTCCCCATTGACTGGAATTCCTTCAAATGTTTCAAATCCAGCAGTACTAGTTAAATTAATAACACTAGTTTCAGTTGAGGACATTTCTGTACTTAAAGTACTATTTACTTCATCATCTTCTGGTCTTACATTAGAAATTCTCACATAATTTTGAACCGAATGCATTCCATGATTAACTGCATCAATCTTCATATGCAATCCATCATACCTTGGGTTATTAATTATAGTTTCAGCTCTTGGTCCTGGATCGGGAACAACCGTTGATGTTGAATTTATTCCAACATAAGTTCCTATTCCAGTACTTGAATCAATAAAAAATACTCTTCTATTGGTTTGGAATGAAGCACTATCTCCAGGTTCAAATCCTTTTACAATATTTTCAACAACTAATGTATTTTTAAATTTAACATTATCAACAGTAACCTGCCCACCAAATCCAACGTCTTGTCCAATTGATGGAATACTTAAAGTATCACCTTCTACATATCCAAATCCCCCATCTATAATGGAAACATTAGATATTACTCCACCAGAAACGGTAACATTTGCTTTAGCCCCGTTACCAAATCCAGAAATAGTGATTAACTCATATCCATTTCCATTATTTGTAAATGTTCCATTAGTGTAACCAAAACCTACATTTGATATAGTAACACCAGTACCAGTTACTATACTTCCACCTATAGCAACTAATTTGCCTTGCCCATTGTTAGTTTGATATATTGTAGATCCCAATTGAAGATCTGATCTAATAGGTGCATAATCATCCAGTTTAATGATAGATCTTCTATCTAAAGTAGTTAATTGATTTGGACCTAAAACAGTAACCTTTTCATTTTTTAATGCTAATACGGGATTATAATACTTTACAATACCGCTATCAACAAATTCTGCTCTATACAATTTATACTTCAAATCTTCAAGTTGAGTTGGAGTCCAAGTCGAACCATTTTGTGACTTAAACAGACTTCCCAACGTTGGTTGAGCTCCTACTTTGACATTTGTAAGTATGTCATTTTCACCAAGTCTACTAATGAAAACTCTATAATTTGAACTATTTGAAAGTAATACTACTGCATATTCTGCTGTGGCCTCACTTGCAATTGGTGCTCCTCTAACAGGTTTTCCTTGAGGACCAGAAAGATATACTGGTGATGCAAAAGTAAATCTAGTTGGAATGCTGCCATCGGTAGAAAGATTTATTTGATCTGGAGTTAAAGTAACTTCAGAGAATGGAAATACAGTTGTTGTTGGTATTCCATTTTCCATAGTGCGAAGTTGTAAAGTTACTGGCACTCCAGACTCATCTTTGGTTTCAAAATAAACATCAACAGCAGTTAAAAATACTCCAGTTTCATCCTTAACGAAGAATGATTGTGCTAAAGGATCTTTAACTTCCCATCTTCTTACAATTGCACCAGTTCTTCTGCGAACTCTTGTTTGAGTCACCGCTGTAGTATTGGTTCTTACATTAGTAACTGTAGTGGTGTTTATGTTTCTAGCCGGAGTAATTCTAATATTTCTAGTAGTAAGAATGTTTCTTACAGTAACATTAGTTGTTGAAGAAGAAGTAAATTCTTCTTCTGCAGAACTTTCACTGGTAGTATTATCATCCCCAGATGCAACTTCAGACAATGATGGAGTATCAATTACAGTAAATGTATTTTCTCCATTGTTCCATTTTGGATTTCCAGCTACTTTTGGATCTGGAATATATAATGATCCAATTAATCTTCCTCCATTATCCGATACTAATCTTACATTAGTAATTCTTGCTACGGCACCTGATGTTTTTCCAATTACTCTCATATTTACAGCAACTTCTCCATAATAATCAGTTTCTGAATTTAATTGAAGTGCTCTAGTATCAACATTTAAATAATCGGAAGACTCTGTATATGCTTCTGGAGGAGCAGATTGTCTATATGGTATTGAAATGAATGTTTCTTCCGGTGTTGCAAATGGACCAGTTTTATGGTTTGGTTTGCAAAGTCTAAATCTAATTTTCTTAGAAGTAAATGATGGATCACTTTCTACCAATTCTCCCACTTGGAATTTCCCTTGAATCATTTCAATTTCAAGGAGTTTTGGGACAATATAATCTTTTACATCAATACCCTCAAAGAATGGATAGAATCTAGTTCTTGGACGTAATCCTTTAACATCAAATTCAATATTTCTTGATCTTAAGAATCTAGTTGGTTCAGTGAAATTGGATTCGCTTTCTTCAACAGTTGTAGTTACATTAATTTCTGGAGGTATTGTTGTTGTTACTGTATTTGAAGTTGTTTGTACAGATGTTGAAACAGTTCTTGTAGTACTTATTTCATCTCTGGCAAATCCAGGAGAAAACTCTAAGAAAATTGCTCGGTTATTTCCAGCACTTTGAACTTGAGTAATATAATTATTTGCAATGTCTGGAGGAAGAATACTTCTCAGCCAATTGATGTCTGCAGAAGTAAGTCTTTGCCTAATTGCTCTAAATCTTACAACTTGCCTTCCATTTACTGTGCGAACTGAGGAAGATAACCATGTAGAGTTTCTTTGGAACTGACGCCACCACTCTGCTCTTCTGCCATTACCTCTTGTGTTTCTTCTCCAGAGACCTCTTCTCCACCAAGAACCTCTTGCTGTGATCCATCTTCCTCTAAATATTCCTCTTTGTGTTACAACGTTATTACGAAAAACGGTTTGATTTGTAGTTACGTTGTTGACTCTAACAATGTTAATATCAGGAAGTCTTGGAAGTACTTCTGTATTTGTTGCAAATGATTGATTAACTTCTTCCCTTTCTTCAATCCAACTATCAGAAGATGGACGTAATTCTATACTACCAGTCCAATATTTTACCAAAAATGGAGTTACACTTTCGGTTCTTGTTGCATATGGCTGATTAAAATATTCAAGATCTGAGTAATTTAAACTAATCAAATCTCCTGTTTTTCTAATATTGTTTGATCCAAGATCAGTTACAAAATCATGATCTTTAGTTTGATCGAATGTTTCTGCAACACCAGAAATTACTTCAGATCCAAGTTGCATATCAATGAAAGTTGTATAATGAGTTGGTCTCATTATATTGTTTTCATCATCTATTGCAATTTTATAATTTGGATCATCTTGATCATGTAAATTTGTATTAGTAAATGTATCAACAAAGAATCCACACTTCAATCTTTCGATTCCAGTTTCTGCATCGATTAATTTAAGATTTTCAGTTTTACTTTCTGCCGCATTAAGAATAGTAAATTCTTCAAGTCTAGTAATTCTTTGTTCAAGAGATGCAATATCTTGCATCGTATAATTTTTATGATTTTCTATATTGACTTCAATAGATTTTACATTAAAAACATATGGAGGAAGGTTGATTGTTCCAATAACCAAACAATTATCTGGAGTTAATGGTTCTTTCGGATTTAATGATGGTTCTCCTTGAATTACAGAAAATTCTCCATTTGGCTTTAAAATCAGTTTATCGATTCTTCCGACGTAATACTTATAACAAACTTCAAGATTTTCTTCTGGTGCTAAAACATATCTTGAAGCTTGTCCTTGACCACTAAAATCTCTTTGTCCATATTCAAATGGAGATTTTGTGGTATTGTTTGTATCATATTGATTTAATCTGGGTCTTATATCAACATAATCTGTAAGTCGTATCCCATTAAAAGATGGGACATCGAACTTATAATTTTTATTAGAATAACTATTAACAGTATAAAACTCACCATCATCTGTAGATTTTACTGTATAGTTTTGGAATACAATTTTTAATTGCTTTGTTGGGGGCTCTACATTTTTTGCTCTTATGATTCTAGAATAATCATAATAAGCAGATCTTTGCCCATCATCAAAAATATAATTTTGAGTAATGTTTTTATCACCTTTAACTATAGAATTAATTAATCCTTTAGTTCCAGTTTCCTTCCCTGTAACAGATTCTCCTTTTTCAAATGTTCTAGAATTTACGTATACAAATTCTAAAATATCAGAATTTATTTTATTTACCAACACTGCTACTGCTTTAGAAGTTTCACCTACAATAAATTCACCTACAACATAATTTGTATTCGATGAATTTATTAATTGAATATTAGGTAAAGTTGGTTCTGATGTCGTTGAAGATTCAAAAATTCCTATAACCCTAACAACATCTGGGGTATTTAATGAAATAATTCTATCCTGAACTCTAGTTCCATATGGTCTTCTATATGTAAGACCATCATCCAAAGTACCTTCTCCAGTTCCAGATGATCTAAGAGAAGATCCATTTATTGTAATAACTGATGCAGCATTGAATGTTTTTGTTTTGGAATTTGGTTTTGTATTTCTAACTGTGGCAATTACATCAGCAATTCCATTTCCACTTACTGGACCTTTTTGGAGGTCAGTGAAAACAGCTCTTTTCCCAGCGTTTTCGATTTTAAATCTATCAAATCTTATAGTTTCTTTATTGCCATTGGTATATGTAATAACATACCTATCTTCATCAAATGATGCAAAAGTTATATCTTCCTCTGTTGGATCAATTTCAATTGTAATTTGCTTGTTGATAACACTAGCTTCTCTAAACAATCTTCTTTGAAGAATAACGTTGTTATCAAAATCAACTTGAGAAAGTACAGAATTATTAAACTTAGTTAAAAGAGTTTCACTATCTAAAGAAGTATAAACAGAACTTGATACTTTTGCAATATTTGTGGAAGTTTCACTAAGTTCTGGAGAACTTCCATCTAAATATGCACTACCATTGATAAATCCAGGAACGGAAGTAATACCAACAACTTCAAATGATTTTCCATTTGAATTTATACTTACAACTTTATTATAAATTGGATCAAAAGATCCATCTGGATTTTCTGGATATCTAGGTCCTACTGTACTGGTTGTGTAAGTTATAATATCTCCAACTTTTAACCCTGTAGTTATATTTGTAGCAACTGTTGCAGATATTGTACTTATTCCTCCAGAGTTATAATCTGGAGTTATATTGAACAATGTCCCAGCGGGGGCTAAGAAAGATTTCTTGTCTAATATGACATCGCCATTAAAAGTCGATATTCCTATTTTTTCAGAAAATACTGACTTAACATCTGATAAACTATATTCTACTACTTCCTTTACTAATCTATTATCAATTTCACCGTTTAATATGACCTGCTCTCCTGAAGAAAATTGCCCTTTAACTTCGTATAATTTAATTTCATCTAATACGGTTAAATGCTCACCTCCAATGGCAGATATGATTCCATTGAAATTATCATCCGCTGTTAATGTAGTTCCATCAGAATCTAATAAACTAAAACTACTAGCATTAAATACTTGATCCACAATAAATGATCTATTAAAATCATTATTATTAGTACCTCTAATTACAATTTGCTGACCACTAGTAAGTCCATGAGATGTTGAATTGACAGTAGCCGCTGTAGATACTTTAGTTATTGTTCCAAAATTTTCAATCGTATATCCACCAAATTCATCTTCTACCGCACCTTCTACATTTGGTTGTGATTGTAATGTAATCTCAAATTCTCCATAAGTTGTTATACCTGCTTGAGAAATTTGGAATTTTCCTCCAGTTGGAAAATCTATCTGTGGATATCCAGTTCCAGTTATAAAGATAAAATCCCCATTACTTAAATTATTTGCAGAAGCAGATCCAAGACCTCCTAAACCAATAGTTGCAACTCCAACTACAGGATCTCCCAGTTTATTATATTGCAGCAGTATTGTAGAAATTCCTACTGCTCCACCATTGAATTGTATTGTTTGTATATTAGTTACTTCTGAAAAAGTGTTATATACATGTCCAGTTGCTCCAGATTTTTTACCCTCTACAAATGCAGGCCTTTCTACTACAACTGGTTTAGCAAATTTTAAGTCTACAAAAGTTTGTGCATCAAATAATCTGAGATGCATTCTACTTAAATCATTTTGATATTCACTTTCTGGTATAAAATCATAAACTCTTGCCAATCCAATAGTTGTTCCAGCTGCAACATACTTGTTTTCTCCAAGTCTGTCGCTCATCAAACTAACAGTAGCATTAGTTGATAATCCTATTGATGCTGAACCAATGGTATTATTTAAGACATATAATGCACCAGCATTGAATGGTATTATTTCTTTTGTGCAATCATTGGAAGCTCTTGGTTTGTCTGCATCTAGTAATCTAGATGCCGTGGTTTCTACTGCAAATCCATCAACGTATGCCTTTCCTGGTCCAATTTGATAAACAATCTTATCTTCGGATGGTGTATTTCCAGAAACTGTACTTTGAGTTTCAAAAAATACGCCATCATTTAAAAAGTAATCATTTAAACTATCTTTTACATTGACACTAAATGATTTTATAAAAAAGTCTCCGCTTGTTTCTGATATTGCTCTAGAAGCTTCTGTTTTGGCAGTTATTATATTTTTTACTTGATCGTTGTCACTATCTGAGAATAATGGAATACCATCAACTACTCTCATTAATTCCACAAAACTATCATTTTCTATGGAATTTAAATCTTTCTTTGCTAAGAATAATTCTATCTTTAATCTATCTGCACCAGGAGCAGTAAAGTTTGAGAAATTTCTAGCATTATCATATAAACTTTGATCCTCATCTGATGTTACAATCCTTTCTACAATATCAAATCCAACTTTATAATTTGGTACTGTATCATACTGAGATAATACTAATATTTGAGGAGAAACATTAACAAAGATTCCTCTTGTGTAACATACTCCTTCCGTAATTGAAATAGCAGATCCTTCATCAGTGGAATTTAAAGATATTGTATTACAAATTCCTTGATTTGCTTGTATTACGAATTTATTGCTTTCTCCGTAAGAAATTGCAGTGGTCGATACTAAAGTTTCTCCGTCTAAAAATCTTTTAATCGTTAAATCTTCACCACCACTTTCTAAGTATTTTACATATAAAGTAAAGTTATTTCTTTCAGATTCTACGTTATCAATTAATGCAAAAACTTCAGCGGTTACACCACTATTCAACCCCTTAAGTACTTTTCCTTTTAATTGCTGAAAATATAATGATACTGGAAGTCCATTATAACTCTGCTCAATTTCTACAGAATAAATTGGATTATTGTATATCAACGATCCAGGTATTACAATTTCACCTTCCTTAAAGAATTTATTTGCAAATTGTTCTACCTGATTTTGTAGTATAGATTGCGAAGTTGTTAATTCTCTTGCCTGAACAGGATATCCTGGCTTGAAAAGTACTCTATAATAATCTTTATCCTTATCAAAATCATCAAAGTATGGAGATACGTTGAAATTAGTTTCCTGTGGCATGACTTTTTATGATTAGAACTGAATGATAACTTTAATATCTTCTTTTTGGTTTTTAGACCTGGTAATTGGTGGTCTATTATCAATGTAAATCAAATCCCCAGAATATGCTTTAACTTCTGGATTTGATAACCCGCTGACAAATGGTTGCCCTAAGTAATATGTTCTACTATTTATTGACGTAGTTATACCTGGTTCTAATGTAGTACCAAAATTTGTATCTATTCCAACTACAGATCCAGAAGTGTCATTAGCATTAATAGCACTTACTGAAGTATAATTCCTAATGTTTGTATTTCCACCTTCTTCTGGCAATGAAGTAAACTCATAATTTATGTAAGAAAAAATTGGATCAGCAGAATTTCCATTAAAATTAAAACCAGTTTGAGTTCTATCTTTCCAATATTTTAAAATTCCAGTGTTTCTATCATAAGACACAACTCTAGCAACAGCGGTTTTACCTGCACCTACAGTTTGAGTTATGTATGTATCTGCATTGTAGACCGCATCATTCTTTGCATTTGGATCTAATTTTATAGCACCAAGAGCACTTGCTTTATCTTTGGTTAAAATTTCATTTGAATTAAATGCTAAAGGGTTTGCTACTATTCCAATTTGAGATATTTCATTACCAACAATAAAATCGGGATCTTGATCATCATTTTCAATTCTGGAATAAATTAAAATACTTGTTGCACCCAATTCACGATAAATATCAGCACCATGTCCTCCTTTTGGAGGAATGACAACTTCAAATTTTGGTATACTTGTATAATTTAAAGAAATAGCATCAATGTCAACAGTTCCAAATGTATATCCAGATCCGCCATTAGAAACAGTAACGCTTTCAACTTTGCTATCATTATTAGTCACAATAGTAACTTTTGCCCCACTTCCATCACCACTTATAGGCACATTACTATAAACTGTATTTGGTTGCCCTACATCAATACCTCGGTCTTTTATGACTACCGTTTTTAACTGCCCACCTTCCACAGCATTTTCTCTAACGGTTGCCACGTCTACGTTATCACTCCAATTTCTTGGAACTGGTACGTACTGGGTGGAATCAAATTTTATAATATCTCCTGCTGAAATTGTGTAAAGATATTTCCAAATATATCCATCTCCACTATTACCAGCTGATCTTGGCTCTAAATCAGTAAATCTTGGTTCATCCAGAGAAGGTTTTCCTTTTGGATTTTCTGGATCTTCTCCATTTTCTAAACAAATATAAACTCTATAATCACTATTCACAACATAGTAATTAGATGAATATAAACTCGTTGATGATGTTTGATTGGAAACGTTATCTCTGTCAACATTATTTCTATACCTATCAAAAATAATTCCAGATACCCAATCTATTCTCCTTATAACATTTCTAACATCTTCATTACGAATTTTTTTCATAGCAATCATATTATCCCAGATAATATTTTCTTGCTGAAAACTATCTTTTGGGGACGGGGGGTTTTCATCCCAAGTGGAACTGTAATCAAATGGATTTGGTAATCCTACAAATGCATAATAAGAATTAGATGGATCAGTTACCTTCTCCAAAAAATTATTTGCATTCAGAATTCTTAATTGATCAGTAATGATTGCAGCCATTTTTTTGCTTTTTATATGTATTTATTGAGCCTACAAATATTAATTATATATTAGGAGTATATCCTTCAGATTTTAGTGGATTTACTCTTACTAATTTTGCAGTTGTTGTTATTCCTGGATTATTTAAACTTAATGTAGAATCTCCATCACTATGAAGAGCAAATGTTTTTCTTACCCCTCTCTTATAATTTGATATTCTCCCCCAAGAATAATCTCCAAAATATCCATTGTATGTGTACCCAAGACCAACATTGGGATCGCCATTCACGTTTCCAGCTACACCACCACTTGGAATATCTATTCCATTCCAACTTTCTACTGGAACAATTACTCTTAAAACATCAGTTCTGGCAGTTCCAACTTGATCAACATTCAAACTATAAACCTCTGTTCTAGCAACGCTAACATTAGATACTTGATATACACCATCTAAGAAATGTGTTCCGATGAAATGAGATTTTCCATTGTATATATTCAATGCAGTTATTCCGTATCCGACATTTCCTATATTTGAATTATTTACTCTAAAGTAATATCCTTCCTGGAGAGTAGATATTACTTTTGGAACACCAATTTCAGAGTTTCTCAAATATGAATCATTTTCAATGTATAATTCAAAAACAATATTATTTTCAAACGCATTTGGAGTTGGATTCTTAAATACGTATGTAATTCCGGATTCAGATCCAGATCCAGAAACTTCACTGCCCGGAGCACCGATAATAATAACTTTACCATCATCACTAATGGCAGAAGATTGTCCGAAGTTTGATCCAGAGGTTAATGATTGAGATCCTGTCAGAATACCAACCAAATTATCACTTCTTCCAGTTCTCTTATATACATAAACACTTCCAGAATCTATTGAATTAACTGGTTCATCTTTTGCTGATCCAAAAACAATGGTTCTTCCATTATCTGATATACTAATTGAATTTACATTAGATGTATTATTTAAAGTTAAGACATTACTTAAATCCCATTTTGCAGTTACATCATTAAAATCATAAATATATGCCTTTTGAGAACTTCCTGTCAATCCTTCTACAACACCTATTGTATTTCCTTCAGACGATATGTCAACAGAGAATCCAAATCCACTGCTATTTTCTGGTTCTTCTATAGTGGCACTTTCAGAATAACTTCCATCAAAATTTCTAGAGAATACATATACTCTATCTTCTCCATATGCAGAAACGCATAACACAGATCCATTATAATTTAAAGCAACTGAATATCCAAATGCAGATGCCCCAATTACTGATTGAGATCCTGTAAATCTTTGAGTCTGTATGTAAGTTCCAACACCAACTTGCTCTCTTTCATATATGTAAACATAACCTTCATCATCAGATGCCGCTCCAGCAGCAATTATTTGCCCATCTACACTTATGTCAATAGAATCGGATAAAACACCTATATTTGGATTTGTTATTGTAAATCCCACTCCAATTTTAGCTTCAAATACGTTTAATTCATTAAATGCATTTCCTGATCTTTCATAGACATATAATAATCCAGAATTATTTACACTAAGTTCATCAGATGGAGCAGTAACCGCTACTATACTACCATCACCACTCATTGCAACATCAAACCCATATAGGTCAGTAGTATCTCCCGGTGTTGTAGATGGACTTAAAGTTGCAATGCCAGTTATTACTTCTGTATTTGGATTATAATCAAATACATATGCAAGTCCAGTTCCAGCAGATCCAATAAATTCATCACTTCTAGCACCAACAATGAAACTTGTACCATTTTGATTAACTGCTACTGCATTTCCAAAAAGATCAAAACTATCAATAGAGTAAATTCCAGTTGTAAATCCAACTTGAGATATTGGATCAGATGCAATAGATGTAGTACCTATTCCGGTAATAACACCAAAGTCCCCTTCATAAAGAACGTCATCAATTCTTTCAACCTTTGGAATTGGGTCACTTATGAATACTTTTATTGGATTTCCTGTTGTTGTATATCCATAACCAACATTATCTAGTGTTATGTTGCTAATTTTCCCATCTTCAAGTACTGCAGATGCTTGTGCTCTTTCATTTGATGTTGTCCCTATGCCAGTGAAGTTTGGTGCTGAAATTGAAACATCTGGAGTTGTAATATAATTAAATCCTGGATAATCGATACTTATTGAAGATATTCTTAGATCATTCCCTATAGTTACAGAAGCACTCGCACCTATTGCAACTCTATCTTCTATGATTATTACATCATTTTGAGGACGCTTATTTACACCAATGTTTTCATATTCATCATCACTATCAAAGAAAGTTTTTACATTGTCTAAGAAAATATCATTTTGTGTCGATCCAATTCCAACTGATCTAATTAATGTAGCTTGTGGATAAATTTCAGGTTCATATGGTTTTCTAGATTTTCCAACAACATTACCATCAATAACTTTATCTACTAATTGCTTACACCATCTAATGGGTCTTTGTAAGTTTTCATCATCAGTAACTCCAGGGGAAACATAAGTATTAGTATTTAATATATCTGTAGCAGTTATATCAACTACTGTTCTTGGATTTTGCTGTAAACTAAAATCACTGCTATTGACAGTTACATTATCACCTATTTTAATTGTTTCTAAGATATCAACAAGTTTGGTATCAACTTCTGTTGTTCCAAAGTAAAATACAATTACACATTTGTCACCTTCCTTTGGAGGTTCTAAGAATGTTAATATACTTCCACCATTGAATATGTAAGACTCGTTTGGAACTTGATATATGTCGTTAATAAAAACTAATAAATTATATTCTAATTCTAATGAAGAACCGGGTCTTGATCTCAATGTGGTTCTAATCCCGCCTAGCAATATTGGAAATTCTACTCTAGAACTGTTAAATAACCTACTAATATCATCAAATACCACCAAATCTCCAAAAGTTAATCCTGCAAAACTATCTGTAAATGTTCTATCTACTAAAATTTGAAACTCTTCAAATGTATTTCCAATAGTTATATCATAAGAGTAAACAGCACCAGATGTTCCAATTCCAACTTGATTGAAAGCATCATTTTGAGAACCAACTATTAACCTATTTCCACTTCCGGATAAAGCAACCGCATATCCATAATTGTCATCTATATCATTTGCAAAAGTACCTGTTTGAATGCCAACGCTTACATAATCATTACCAAAGTAATTAAATGTTCTTCTTTCATATAAGTAAGTAACACCAGAAGATGATCCACTACCGGGAAATTCATCAAGAGCAGCACCTATTGCAATAACTTTACCATCATCACTTAAGGAAAGTGAACTTCCAAAACTATCTCCGGTTTCATTTGAATATTCTCCTTTCAAAACTTGTATCAAATAAAAATTATTACCATTAATTCTTTCAAATATATAAACTAATCCTGTTCTATTTCCTCCCACAACGGATTGATCATCAATTGCTGCTACAGCAACTATAGTTCCATTTTCACTAATATCAACATTATATCCAAATCTATCATTTGCAGATTTAATTGATGTTAATTTGGGAGATGTAAGTATCCCAACTTGATTTACACTGGCTCCAGACTTTTCAAATATGTAAGTAAGTCCAAAATTAGCATTAGGATCTGGTGCATCTTCGTCTCTAAATGCACCGATTGCTATATAAGAACCATCTGGACTTATAGAAACTGAATTTCCAAAATTATCGCTAGTGCTTACACTCAATGAACCGGATAAAACACTGATGAGATCAAATGAAATTGGTGGTCCATCATCTCTTTCATAAACAAATGCTAATCCACTATTTTCTGGTAAAGCATCTTCTTCTCTAAAGGCACCGACTACTATAACGTTACCATCTCTACTCATATCCACCGAATATCCAAAAGATTCTCCTGTGGGTACTAATCCATCTGCATACGGTGACGTTAAAATTCCAACTGTAGTAAATCCAATTGAAGGAACATCTTGTCTATCATACAAATAAACCTGTCCTCCTGCATTTGGAACTTCATCATTTGGAGCACCGATTACAATTCTAGATCCATCTCCACTTATGGCAATAGAATGTCCAAAGTTATCGCCATTGTCAGAAGAATATAATCCAGTAATAATTCCAACTTGATTAAAAGCACTTCCAACTCTATCAAATGCATAAACTAATCCAGAACTTGTTGCAGATCCAACGATATTATCCTGCGATCCTCCAATAAGAATTCTACTTCCGTCTGAATTTACTGATAAACTTGCTCCAAATCTATCATTTAAGGATGTTAATGATCCCGTAAATACTCCTACAGATGAAGTTATACCAGTTACTTGGAAATTTGCAAAAGTTGGTATTCCTGTTACGCCTCCGACTTCTACAGTCAGTATTTCAGTTTGTCCGTAAGAATATCCCGAACTTGTTAATTCAAATTGTTCTATTTTTCCATCATTGCCAATTATTAAATTTCCAACAGCATAAGATCCAATTCCCGAAGGAGATTCATTACTGTAAATCAAAGGTAAATTATTGTAGGATAATGGATCATCAACATTTAAACTAAAACTATCAAATCGTAAAATTTCTACAATTGTATTTTGTGGTATATTACTTACTGCTATGGGTTCACTAATTAAAACTCGGAATGAACCAATACCAACAATATCAAATAATTTATTCTTGTCTCTGGTTGGGAATCTAACAAAATCTGTAAATGTGTTTATTCCCGCAGTGTCTGAAATTTGTACGATATTAGATCCTACCAAGACATCACTTCTGGCATTTAAAGATTTAAATAAATTATATTGACTAAACCCAATTCCTGTATTTGTTATTATTGGATCCTCAAGATGTCCATTACTTATAGTGGAGAATCCAATGAATATGGGTTTAACCCCTTGAGTTACATTTCTAACTTCTCCTCCCCCAAGATAAGTGTGAGGACGTATTGTTTTTCCAGTATTTAATATAAAAGTATCATCATCAAGTTTTTCTAAAACTTCAAATTCAAAACCAAATCTTCCTGAAGGGAATGTAACTGTTGCAAGAACAAAATCCGCCCCTGGATATATTAACGTAGAAACTGGTGCCGGTGTATCCTTTTCATTTAAATCTATAGAAAATGCATTTGTAGTAGAACCAATAGTTACTGGTGTATTCAACACTGTAAAAATACGATTATCTATCTCAGTGCCAGTATTTCTAATTAACACTAACGAATTTGGTGTCAATTCTGTAGCAAGATTACCCACATTAGTGACAGTTGCTATGCCTGAGGTGTATCTAGATTGACCTGTAGAGAATTTTACTGCATTTTCGGTAGCACTTACGAACGTATGACTATAGACCTGTCCTGGTTGACCATACCCAACGTATACGGTGATTTGGTTAGCACTTGGGACATCTAAAACTTCTATAAGTTTATTGTATGCGTAATCTGTTGATCTTGGATATGAAGATGGTGTTGTATTTCCATCTAAAGTACATGTAAATGTCAATCCTTCTTCTTCCAAAAATACATAATCTCCGCTTACAAATTTAATTGGTTTGGGAGTTTCAGTATTTACGCCAACAAAAGTATGTGCTGAAGTATCGACTGAGGTTCCAACATTAACTTGGAATGAATTTCCAGTTACATTTGACACTGTGAGTAAATTGTCATTTGCAGGATCTGTTAATCTTGGATAATATGTGACACTTGTATTGCCATCCAAAGTACAAGTAAATCCAAGAGATTCTGATTGTATTAGAATTTTACTTCCATTTTGTAATCCAGTTGTATCTGGAACAGAAATTACTGCAACTCCAGTAGTTGGGTTGTAAGTAGCATTAGTTACTGAATATGCAATTCCTGCACTTAACCCATGAGGATTAGTAAATGATATAGTAGATATTCCAGTAGATGCGTTATAAGTTGCATTAGTTACTTGAGATAAAGATCCCAAAGATGAATTATTAACTCTTTCAAATGTATGTGCAGATGTGTTATTGCCTGCGTTACCAACATTTACAGTTACAGTTGTTGCTGTTGTGTCTATAATTTCATAATTTTTTTTATAGTTTAAATCATTTGGGCCAGGATAGTATGAAGTTGTTGCATTTCCATCCAAACTGCAACTAAATCCAAGTGATTCTGGTTCTATGTAAAAACGATTTGATCCGATAGTTCCAAATGTATGAATACCAATATTTAAAGTTGATATTCCACTTACTGGATTATATGTTGCATCAATAACACTATACTCTTTATTGATGGATTGATCTATAATAATACGATTAATAGAAAATCTTCTATTTGTTGATTCACCTTCCCCACTAACAGAACCACCACTCTCGCACACATATTTAAAGTTTCTTAGATCAAGAAAATCACCCTGTAAAACATTTAATCCAGGTGCTGTTATAGTTGTTAGTCCGGTTTTTGGATCATAATCTGCAATAGTTGCAGTATATGCTTTTAAAGTATCGACATAGATGTTAGCAAATCCAACATTCGGATCTGTAATCTTTATTACAACATTATTTCCAATTGATGTAGAAGTTATTCCTTGCCTGAATGTATTGACAGTGACCACAGAATTATCTACAAAAGAGTTCGTTGTCAATTCATTTAAAGTAAATTGATTATTAATTTCATTTACTTTTGTAATTAGTATATTTTTTGCTGCATTTGTTATAGTTAAATAATAATTTGGATTTCCTGGAGCTGTACTAATTCCAAGAGTATCAAAAACAGTAATTACATTAGTAGAAATTCCGGATGGTTGAGTCGCTGTAGTATCAGCAAAAAATTCATAACTACTAAATTCACTAACTTCTTCCCATGCATCAAGACCAGATCCATTATTAATAGTAACAGAAGTACTTCCTACAGAAGTTATTTCTGTATATTCACCTAAAGTTTCTTGGTTTATACCAACACTGTTTTCTACAGATAAAACTACTTTTGCATTAGATCCTGGTGATTTAAAATATCTAAGTTTTTCAAATAATCCATCATTATCTTCCAGGAAAAATACTGCAGATGGATTGTTTGTTGGGTAATTTATTCTTGTTGTTAATATTAATTCCTTAGGAGATCTATATCCAGATCCACTGTATCCTATTGATATATTTGATATTGTTCCAGCAGCTGATACAGTTGCTGTTCCACCGGCGGCAACTAATGGTTGATATCCATATCCTTCATTTGATCCAACTGAAACTATTATACCACCTCTAGGTATGGAAGCTGTATTAACATCCTCTGGGTTGGGACTTTTTTCTCCCGTAAATCTAATTGTAGTAACTCCGGCACTTTCACCAAGTCCATAATCAATAAAATCTGGAGTTTGGAATACGTTATTGATTAAAATAAGAGCGTTTCCAGTTGAAAATCCAGTTACATTATTTCCTTGATTTTTTAATACTGCTTGAGTTGATATTCCTAAAAATTGATTTGAAATATCATCTAATAAGAAATTTTTATCATATGGACCTATATTTGTATCTTCAAATCCAGATCTTAAAAATACTCTTCCATTAAAAGTTGAGAATGTTTCAAGTCCAACATAATCTCTTTCTTCTGGATCAGTTCTAGTGAGATCAGTCGTTGGTGCTTTATCAAATGGAGGTACTGGAAAATAAATTATATTATCTACAATTTGATACGCTCCGGATTGCTTTACTACATCTGCTCCTTGAGCATGATTTGCCAATCCAGTTCCTAAAATTGGTCTTCTTACAATGAAACTATTGGTATTTCCTATGCCAGAACCAATGAGTTCTATTCTCATTATTTCATTATCAATTCTAATCAAATCTCCAGTAAAAAATGAAGTAATACCTACAACCTCTACAAAATCGCTGGCCCCAGATAATTCTTCCCTTAAAGTTGTTCTTATTTCGGTATCTATTGATGGGGTTTGTATTACATTATCAATTGTTATTAATGATCTTGTGTTTTGTTTTTCCCCAACAAATTTATGAGATGCTCCAATTCCAACTGAAACAATATCAAGAACTTTTGGAATTCTTCTTAAAGCATCTGACTTGGTTTCTGATACTTGTATATACTGATCGTTTAATACAACTGCATATACGTTTCTTGGAAGTCTGGTAGTAATTCCAACATTTACTATACTAGTTGTAGCAATTCCAACAGCGTTTGATTCTCCTTCGGTCGCATTTTCATAATTGGGGAAAAAATATTCTAGTTTTTCCCCAGTTTTAAAAAAATGATTTGGGACAAAAAATCTATTATTTCTTAAATCAACACTAACCTGGCTAGATCCATCAAAAAGTTTTTCAAATATGGGATCACCTTTATGCCTCAGTTCGGCACTAAGTTGAACATCAAATAATCTTCCTATATAAAAACCAGTTCCGGCATTGATAATTGTCATTTTATCCTTATGTTACTTTTTAGAAACGACCGATACTTATTAGGTAACCACGTATTTCAACTTCTGTCAAAGGTGTTGGAACGAATTCTAATATAGTATTAGAACCAACTTGTCTAGTTCTAAAGGTTCCGATTCCCGCCTCACCAAAAGCATTAGATGGAGCTGGTATTACAAGTGTCCCAAACTCAGTTATATAAGAGTTTACTTGATCATTAATAACTTGTATTTCGCTAACTCTATATTCTTTATTTAGTGGTCTACTAGTGGTGGAACTAGAGAAACCAAGCATAGTTTCTTCCCTATTAGTAGTATCATTGATAAACAAGGCAAACGGATTATTCCCCTCAAACTTCCAAAGATTTGGATCAGAACCACTGTCACCTAAACCTGCTGCCAAATTTGCTGCTGATCCACCTACATTAGTTCCCCATACACCAAATCCATTATCACCATCTCTAGATACTTGCTGAGGACTTTCCAGATCCCCACCAATAAGTACATGTGTTTCTCCTATTTGCCACTGAGTTCCATCCCAATAAGAAACTGTAATGGTAGTGTCTCCAAAAGGAGCAACTAATTGATAATCAGATAATGTATTTCCCCAAGAATAAGTGTCTGCTAAGTAATCTGAAAGAATGCCCTGAACATCGTCAGAACCATCACCATCAGATCTTTGTAATGCGATAATTGGTTCATTGCTAAAAGCACCTGCGGTAGTAATTCCTAATCTTATATCTGGTTCCAATGTTCCATAAGCCGTAGCACGATACTCAGTACTTGGGATTGCGGAAGAATACGCATAATACTTATAATTTGTTGTACCAACCCCAGTAACGGAAGGTGCTAATACAGAAGAATCAAATGATCCAGGTCCTTGTGTTGTAATGATTACTGGTTTAGTAGATTCAAAGTAAACCCAACCATCGGCAACTGCAGAAGTCAAAATTCCTGCTGTATATTTTGGAAGAGTTAACGTATCTGATGCTATTCCAAGAATACCATTGACATCATTATCATATTGGTTAATTACAGCATCTTCAAATGGTGCATAAACATAGTATGTAGATATTCCAGATGGATCTCCTCTGTCCGTTACATATGTACCAAATGTAGTTCCAGCATAAGAAACTGGAGCGGTTTTCCAATTATCAGTCTCTGAGAAAAAATTAACTGGTTTTGTTGCATAATATCTAAGTCCACTACTAAATCCAACTGTACCCCTTTGTGGATCTAAACCTGTTGTAACAATCGCCTGATTATATCCAAGAGTGTTAATACCAATAATTTGAGTTTCTGGGTATATTGTTGAATATGTAATTGTTGCATCATCAAATGCGTACCAATCAGAAATTCCATGACTTCTATTACCAAAACTAAATGGAATTTTAGATCCAGTTTGAATTCCAGTAACATATGGAATCATATATGCACACTTATATTGACTATCATATGCAGTAATTTGTATTGCTGCAGGAATTTCTGTTCCTATGCCAGATGCCTTAAATGATCTTACTGATCCGGTTTCATATCCAAGACTTCCAACATCAGTTTGTTCTGTGCCACCAATGGAAACTGTGATTGTTTTAACATTATAATCATCTGTCAGATCTTCGTATGGAATTGCAATTAAATCAATTGATCCATCATTTAAAATATTTGCACTATAAGAAACTACCCCAACAACAGACTCATTTTGTGATCCAGAAGTAGTAATTTCCCCGTACTCTATGAATTTTGCCTTTCCGTAATCATCTTTAAGAATTGTTATTTCGTTTACTTGGTAGTAAGTTGTAGATGCCGCTCCAGTTTGAACAATTAATTTAGTTGCAAAATAAGTAGATGCAATACCAACTACTGTATTTCCAACCCCAGCAGGTGAACCACTTGTCAATACACCGACTTGATTATAAGTTCTGGCCACATCACCAAAATTAATATTTTCAATATCTTCTGGATCATCAGTCATTTCAAGAACAATAAAATCAATTAAGTAATTATTAGTTTCATCAAAATTAGGATAAAATAGTAATTGTTGTTGACCACTAAGAATTCTTGAATCGAAATATGCAAGATCGTATCTAGTTTCTAATCTACCATAGTTACTCAAATATGGTGTAAAATTATCATGAGTAGAAAGAAGAATATTCATCTGCTTATCATTAATAAATCTTCTATCTTGAGTGTAGAAAAAGAATTTTCTAGTTCTTATTTCAGTACTATCGGATCTAGCAACAACTGAGAATGAAGTTTCTCTTGGTAAAGCATTGAAATTTTTACTAATGTCATCAATATTTAAAACTCTATTTCCAACTGATTCAATATAATCTTGAAGAATAGCACTTCCAAAAATTAATTCATTAGATCTAAGTGGATTATTTGCAAATGTAGTTTCTCTAACTAAGTCAAAATCATAATAACAGTTCAAACTAACTTCTGAAATTATATCCCCAATTCCAAAAGAAACACCAGCATCTTGAGATGTTGATATGCCACTATATAACCCAGGTTCTGATTCAACTTGCAATTGAGAAAATCTTTTAAATCCTGCTGTGTGATTTAAAGATCCAACAACATCATCCCATTTATCGATGGGGATCTTTGATCTTAACGCATATGAGAAGTATTGATAAAAATCACTATCATTGGTTCTTTGTAAATCAGAATTTAATTTACCAGTATCCGACTGCCACCCCTTATTGACTACCGAAGTGCTTCCAGTTGTATATCCAGCATCAAATTCAATTTTCTTTAAAAGATTTGCTTTAGTTTTTGATGTCTGCCCAATGATTTGATCACCTTCTCCAAAAATAATCCTCTCCGCAATTTTTATGTAATCATTAGCATTATCCCACTGCTCTACAGTACCTACCGATTCTCCATTAAGAGTAACCAATTCCTCATCTATAATAAAATCATTCTTTTGAAGTACAACTTGATACTGTGGAAAATACTTTACTGGTACTACTCTAGCAGATTGAGAAATAATTTTATCAACAGTAAATGCATCTGATCCAGGAGCCTCAATTAATTGTTCTGTTGGAATATATCCAGCAAAATCTAATGTTATAGATGCAGATGATCCTCCAATATTTGGATCCCTTCTCACTACTCTGAATAAAGAATAATTATAATTTTCTGAGTTAAATCCTTTACTTGTCCCCCCATTTGTCTCTTCTATAGTAACCACATCTTCAATAAAGACAAGATCTCCAAGTTCAAATGGAAAATCAAAAATACTACTATATTCAGTTCCTAAGAATAATTGAATGGTTACTAAATTAGTAAATGGCAAACTATCTGGAAGATTAAAACTGGATTCTTCAGATTCTTCTGTCAATTCTGCATTATCAGTTGCAGCAATAACTTCATTTAAGTCTGCATTATTTGAAATATCTAAAACTATTGGATTTGAAATATTTAATAATAATGGTATTCCGTTTGTATTGTTAACTGGAACAAGTCTTGGTACAATATTTGAAAGATTTTTTGTATTTCTTATTATAGAAACAAAGTTATCTCCAAGTTGATATTGTAAAAATACATCATCAATTACTGAAGATGTTTTATTGTCAATTACTACTATATTTGGAGCTTGTAAATAATTGACTCCGTTTGAAATTATTGTAATTCTTTCAAATGAATATAGAGGTTCAACTTTGTAAATTGTTGGAAGATTTGCAATTGGTCTAATACTCAAATCTGAAGGATAATCAAATCCAATATCTTTTATATTTACAGTTTTAATTTCTCCAATACTAGTACTATTTGCACTGACAATAGCGCCAGTACCAATATTAGTACTTATTAATGTCTTTGAAGGTAATCTGTAAAAATATCTTCCTTTATTTTTAATCGATACTTTATCTATTGGTCCAAACGCATCAGTTGATGTAGTTTTATATGATATATTTGAATTATTCAGATTATAAGATTCACTTTCTGGTTCTCTTGGTATTTGATATTTAAATTCAGAATATAAAAATGGAGGTTGTGTAACATCTCTATCAATTGGATCAAATATCTTATACTGACCATCGTAAATACTTGGAACAATACTTAAAATATTATTACTATTTTGTTCAGTATCGATAAAGGACAACAATTTATCTTGAGGATTACCATTTATATCCAAAGGAGTCAATTTATAATATAAATTTTTAGGTGTTTTATCTGTAATTTTTATAGACACATAAGCATCTGCATCAACACCAATTTTACCAACTTTTTTAACGTCAAATATAGATGATTTTCCAGAAGATATAAATTTATGATTAAAATTGGAATCAAAGAAAAGATCAAATTCAAAAGAAGGTATTCTTAAAGTTGAACTTCCTTGTGTGAAAGACAATGTTTCACTTGATAAATCAAAGAATATTGTTTGACCAACTACGGCAGTAATTGGTGGATTTATTGAATAAAAAGTTCCATCCGTTGGATTACTAATATTAATAAATCTTGGGAATTCCTTATTTGATTCATAAAATGAACTTGCTAATGCAAACTCATTTCTATTAATAGCGACAACATAGTAAATTTGATTATCAGATAATCCAGTCAGGGGAGTTTCCGATTTATAAATTACTTTATCTCCTGTTTTATATCCATGATTAATGATATTAAATGTATTTGCATCCACATCAACGTCATCATCTAGAAATGGTTTTGGATTAACAACCAATAATCTAGATTCGTCATTATACTCTATAACTATATTTTTTTCACTTTCTGGTTCTACTTTTATATCAATTAAATCATTAGAAGTTAATCCATGTGTTGAAGAAGTTGATACTGTTACAATGTTTTGAGATACTTTTGCAGTTAATATATTATCCCTTAATGTTTTAAATCTGTGATCTGCTCCATCTGCAAATGTAAACGATAATAGTGGATTTGTGGTATCTAAAGGATTTTCCAGATTTCTGTAAATTCCCACGTCTCCATCAGTACCAATTCCAACTTTTACTGTAGAAATTCCAATTAAATCATCGGTTATTTTTACAACGTTAACTCTATCTGGTAAATCAAATGTAGTTACTCCACCATTAACTGTTGCTCGTATGAAAGAACTAGTTTCTGGAGAATAATCTAAAGTTTCATTAGTAACAAATCCATGTTTTGGTAAATATATGGTTTGAGTTGGAATTACTCTTGGAGAAATAACCCCAGAGGTGGAGTAAGCAGGATATACAGTACTTGTTATTCCTGGTCCAAATTGAGTTCCAAGGCCTACAGATTCTTTGGCATTAAAATAGTAGTCGTAATTTGATTTAAAGTCATAGTATGTTTGAATTCCCAGATTACAATTAAATTTTCTAGAATCCTCCACTAATCTGTATCCTGAAGTTATTATTCCAGATGAAACTACATTGTTATATTCTCTAAGAACTCTTATAGTTTTATTATTTTCATCTATGTTTAATATTTTTACTTGTTCATTTGAAGGTAATGTGTATATATCATTTTCTCTAATTGTTGGATAAGATAAATCCCCAGAGACTTCAAAATAAGTTACTATTCCTGTAGTCGAACTAACAGGAATATTTTTGGTTACAAATAAATTATTATTGAAGAAGTATATATCCTTAAATACTATTTTTTCAATTGGAGTTGTTATTGAAACTATATCTCCAGTACTATATCCATGTGGTTCTTCTGTAAATCCTATTAATTCTGTGCCGTTATCATTTTTTATGAATTCTACACCATCAAAAGATGATCTTTCTATTGATATATCTCTAACTTCTTTTCCTAAAATAAATGAAACTTCTGCAGTTGCATCTTGTCCAATAACATCACCATTTTGGAATTTAATTTTATCTCCTACTTGATAATTGTCACCACTGACTACAACATCCACAAACTCAATTTGACCAAATGTAGAATATTTTACTTCACTTATTGGATCTTTAATTCTATTTGGAGAAAGTAAATACTTATAATCACAACTAACTCTATCCTTTAAGCAATATGGATGTGTGTTTCTATACCAGTTTGTTTTATTGATATCTATTTCATTTTGATTAGATTTTTTATCAAAATTAAATTCTATAGGTTTTGATTTAAATACATTTCCAATAACATATGGGAATTGTGGTTCAAAACCTTTTCCATCAATTAATGGAATATTGGTATCTACAGTACAGAAATATGCGTATACACCATTTGGATATTCTGGGGTACGGCAAAATCTACCATTCGATTCATCAAGATCTCCTCCATTGGTGGAATTATATTCATAGTCCTCCACAAAAAAACCATTTTGATATTTGGTAAATGATGGACCATTACTTCTTTCTATACCTGTTTTCAAGACGTAATTAGACCTCATTGCCCTAACTGTTCCAGATACTCCATTAGAATATCCATATGGACCATAAATTGGATTACCATCATAGGCCCATCCAACTATTGGAGAGTGTTCTTTGATTACACTTCTGTCTATTTCAAAATCTGTGATTGTTTGTTTATTTGCATCAGATTTGTAAATAATTTTTCTGAGTTCGTCTGCCAAATAAACATGAGTATATTGAAGACCATAGTTATCACTCAATCCAGAATAAAATATTCCTCCATCAGCACTTTCTCTTCCAGTATCCCTATATCTCTTCAATAAGTTAACATTCCAAGATTTTATTGAAGAGAATACACGTAATCCTTCGCCAGTATCAACTATATCAATTATAGTATTTTTTGAAGTATATCCCGATCCACCGTAAATTACTTTAACTTCAACAATAGAATTATTTTTTAATATTGGAGTTAATACTGCTCCATTTCCATCACCTCTAACAATTATATCAGGAGTGGAAATATAATCTTTTCCAGGATTTAAAATTAAAACTTCCTTAATTGATCCATTATCATTTAAAATTGGTAATAATGAGGCATTTTTTCCCTTACTTACTGTTATTTCTGGTTGTCTTGAATAGTTTAAAATGTCAGAAGTTCCATAATTATCCCCACTAGTTTCAACAAATATATTTTCTATTGATCCTCTGAAGATTGGTTGGACAACAGCATTTAAATTTTGAACACCAGAAGTTGAAACACCTATAAATCCGTCTATTCTTACAGATATTGGTTCATAATCAAAGAAGTGTCTTCCAGACCCTGCACTTGTTAAGTCTACATATTCTCCTATAGTATAGAAAAAATCATTTGGTTTATCTGATCCAGTGTTTACTTCAGATAATTTAAAATTATTATCATCAATTTTTGTCACATAATATGGAGTATTTTGATTTATTCCACCAATAGGAGTATCATTTGTATAATAAATTATTTTTTCGCCACTGTTATACCCATGACCGGTAACTGTTATAACATTTGTTACTATATTTACGTTTAAGTCTAATGTGGATACTTTCTTACTTTGGTATCCAGACCCAGAATTAATAACATTAATTTTTCCTATCTTTGATTTATTTTTTACAGACTTTAATCCATGTATGCCAAGTGCTGTTGATGTTATGGATATTGTATTAATTCCAGAAACTGCATCTTCCTTTGATTTAAATAATTTAACTCTAAAAGAATCTATTACGTTAACAACGTATCTACTTCTAGATTGCAATCCTTGTATTAATTGATTTTCTGGGTTTATATAAACAACTTCTTCAAAATTTTCAAAATTATGATAAGTAGTAAATCCTATTGTATCAGATGCAAAATTTAAATTTAAAGAATTTGCCGCAAACTGAGCAATATATTCAAATGATTCCATAACTGGTTCAGCAATGGCACCATTACCATTTCCACCACTTATAAAAATCTTAGGTGTTCCAACATAGTTAAATCCTTGATATATTAAATCAATTCTTTCTAACTTTCCAATTACATTTGGATATACAACACATCCTGATCCAATGTTTCCTAGGGTAATATTTTCATTTCCAATTCTAGCTTCAAACCCATTAGTTCCTCCAATATCAAGTTGAGTTCCTCCTTCTCCACCAACACTTAATATTAAATTATTAATTCTGACAATAGTTCCGCCAGTTTGTCCGATGAATAATTGCTTATTTCCTAATATAAGAGTCTTATCATTTATTATAATTGGTTCTCCTCCAACTCCATCATAAGTTACTGGATTTGAATTAGAAGAAACTCCAAACTTTAATGGTGATCCATTATATAAAACCGCAGTGCCATTTGATGACGAGTACGATAATTTAGCTCCTCCGATATCAGTCACAGAAATTTCTGGAGGATGAATTACGTCATATCCTCTACCAGGAGCAGTAGATATAACCTTCTCAATAGGTCCATAAAAAACATTGTCTGTAGATTTGTAATTTAATACTTCTACACCGTTCAGGAAAATACCATTAGATCCTTCTTTAGTTTTTACTCTTTGACTATCAAGCACTGGATCGGAAATTTTCCTAATCAGATTTTGAGACTCTAATAATTGAGGTAGGAAATTATTTTCAGAATTAAAATCAACAATCGAAAAATCAAAATATTGTAATGAATATTCTCCTACAGTATCAAATTCTGCAAGTATGTCATCTGGTTTGGTTAATGTTGTATATTTTTCATTTAAAATATTTGATCTACTACTTGAAAGTTTGATTCCATATTCATCTCCTTCAGTTCTAAAATCTCTAACATAATATATTCCGTCTGGTAACGGGGATACATTTGGATTGAGACTTCTCAGTATTACAGAATCTCCAGTATAAAATCCATGTTTTACGGCTTGATCACCAACTCCACTATCCAAAAATACTGTTATGTAGGAATAATCAATCTCTCCATCTGTGAATAATTTATTTTGCTTAATGATTCCATCTGGACTAATGATACCAAAATTAAACTTTCCAACTAAAGATCCATCTCTTACGTCAATGTTATTGGAATATGCGGGTAAAGATCCACTTGTAACATATGTAGAATTATCTTTAGTATCAACATAAGTATTTGTGACACTTACGTTATAGAAGTTTAATTCTGGGTATTGTTGAATCGAGCATTTAGTAAGTATTTTTGTAATGGTTTTATTTTCTAATCTAGGTATTCTATTTCCTGCGGCAGGCACACCTAAGGATATATTTAATTGTAAAATTAATCTATTTTCAGTTGTGACATCAACTACTGTAGCAAATAATTCAGAATCTTCTTCAAAATAAAAACTATCTCTAAGATGAAAATTATGATTATCAAAAAATTCAACTTCATATAAATTGTTAAAGCTGTCTTTCAAGAATGCAAATTTTATAGCATATGATACTGGAATATTAAATACCCAATCATTATCTCTTCTATTTCTTGAATCTAAACCTAAAGATTTTACTCTAATTCTGTTTCCGGATTCATACAGATATGTTTTTTCCTGCTGTTCAAACTCAGATAAAACGCCAGTTATTCTAACTCTTATCAAAGATTCATCATTTGAAAATCCATATGCAAATGCATTTGAAAATACTTCACTGTTAGTATAAATTGGAAAATTAATATTGTCTACGATAGATCCTTTAGTTTTGCACTTTAAAAATTGTGTGCTACTTTTTGTTTGATACTCAATTTCATAAGTTAAAACCGTTTTTGTTACGGGGTCTATTGTTTTAACAACTAATTCTCCAGAATTTGGAAACCCTATAGTACTATCTACATCAATATGAGTAGATCCCCTTTCCAAAAATTGTATTGTTTGTGTTTTTGGATGAATGGAAAATTCGCTGAATAATGTTCCTCTAAAATTGATGTCTCTTTCATATCCATCATCAATACTTACAATATAGTAAGTTCTATCATCTCTTTCTATTCTTTCTACTAAAGAAACAGTTCCTCTTGCAGGATTTATAAATCCGAAGTCATCCTGAAAAAGTGTTTTATTATTTAATTCTTCTGGATTTCCTTCTAATGCTTCAACTACTAAATCTTTAACTACTCTAAAGTCTGCATCTGATGGTTCAATTAAATAATCCCTTGGTTTTATGACTTTTACATTTTCTCCATATAAAGCATTAAATAAAATATCAAAAGAAGTGTTAGTACCTTTAGATGAGTAAAAATCTTTTGATTGCTTTATAAAAATTTCTTGATTTAACTCTGGATTTAACTCTTTGTCCTCAAATCCAGGCAAATATAAGTACTTAATTTTCTTTAAAAATTCCTTTAAGAAAATTGAACTTAAATTTTTAACTTCTGCTCTGTTAAAATGCTCTTCTGCAACTGTAGATGAAAAAGTTAGTTGATCATCACTATCAATTGAAGTAACTCCAGAAAATCCTCTTGTGCAATTTAATAACTTATAAGAAGTGTATTCTTGTCCATCGACAGTAATGGGGGTTAAATCTTCAATATCTTTAAACAGAATAACTTCTTCATCAATTTGAATTAATCCATAAGATATTGGAAGAGACTTTTTACTATCAACTGTTGAATATATTATTATTTCATCAGAATCTGAATCAATGTTGCTTTTGGTAACAACGCCAAATGATCCACCTACAAAATTTTTGTTTGATATTCCTTCTCCACTACCAATACAATAAAATTCATTTTCATTGATTACAGAAATAGTAAATCTGACTCCATTAAATGAAAGTGATCTATCAATTTCAATCGAATCAATAATTGATGACTCTGGTTGAATATCTACAGTATCACCATCAATAAAATTATGAGGGGTGGATGTTTTTATTCTTATTAAACTTTCATTGTTTAATATTGTAGTTGAATTTTTTACAATTTCTGATATTTCTTTACTTTCATTAAACAAGTAAAATGTATCAACAATATTGTTAAGGTTCTCAATTTTAATATAGTTTTGTATATTACTAACTATATCATTTGCACCAAAAGTAATTTCTGTGCTTCTATAGTACTCTCTTAAGAACTCAATTAATAATGGATATTCAACTCTTATAAATTCAGGAACCTGATATTCCAGAATAGAGCTAATCTTTACATTGTTTTTTTCCATATTAATTTCTTACTAATTTGTTCTTATCGGAGTAACTAGAAGTAGGTTTAAATAAAGTTCCAGATAAATCAGATCCGGAACTAATTGTGTCTGGAACTACATTTACTACTGACGAAGAAACATCAAGTTGTAAATATAAATCTTGCAATCCAATAATATCATTTGATCTAGGTCTTGTAGCAACCTCTATAATATTTTCGCTTGAAAACGTTTTGGATGTTTGAATAATATTTATTGGATATAATATGACCTCACCTTTTACATAATCAACTCTACCAGCATTATTTCTTACGACAACAACTTTTCCTTCGGAATTTAGCTTGAATAAAATTATGAGACCATCTTTCAATCCAGCATTAGGAATATCTGTCATGTAGACAGTATCTGCAACACCCGCTATTTTAAATCCAGAACTTTTTATATTATACCCCTCTAAAGATTCTATAAAAAATTGATTTCCAAAGCATATTTCATATCCAGCAAATTCATTTAATGCTGCCCTAATATCTCTTCTAATAGTTATGTTTGTTACGTTTGAAGTAATCGAAGAACTCGATTTATCAATTACATTCAAGAACTTACTATATTTAAATCTAGCACCATATTGATTTAAATCGGAAGATTTTGAATAATTTGTAATATTATCAGTTACCGATTTAATTAATTTTGTAGCACTTCCAACTTGAGAAGTATTATAATAAACATTAGTTTCATATTCAATATAAAGATATTTAAGATCTAATATTTCAACAACAATTCCAGCAACAGTGTATTTGCGAAGTTGTTCTACCAAATTTCTTTTGACAAACGCAGGAATAAACTGCCCATTAATTGGTTTAATTGTTATAAAAACTTTTCCATACTGAGGAGGATCTAAAGTTTCCCCACCAAAAACAGATATTGATTCCGTTTCTGCATATATTTGAGGAACAAGAACTTCATAGTCAGTTGCAGTTACTGCTCTATACTGAGATGCATAAACTTTAGGAGCATAATTTCTGATTGAATTTACACTTTCAATTTCCTTAGCATTTCTTGAAGGACCATCCGTTTTTATAATCGAAAATCCACTGGTGATTATTTCATCATTATTAGTAAAAGTTCTTCCACTATATGCAAATTGAGAAACACCATTTGTAGATTCTCCACTTGATATGCAATAAGATACCTCTATAATATTATTATTATCTAATTTTCTTCCGAATACACCATCTCCAAATATCAGTTCATATCTTTGATCTGTTATTTCCTGAATGAAATATATTTTTGATGTGGATTTTACATCAAAAAGACTGTCTGCCAATGTATATTTCTGAACGTTATTTCTTTGTTCGTTATCCCTTACTGTAACGAGAATTGTGGATATATCAATATTTTCGTTATCAAGTATAAATCTTTGATTTGGATCTTTACTATTTACAGTAAATGTTTGAGTTAATAGTGTTCCTTCTACAATTTCTATACCATTAAATGTTGCAACATCATCAATAACAGGGACTAAAACATCATCGAGCACATTGAATGGAAAACCACCTCCAGTTGCACATAATCCCCTTCTCAGAGACAGTGTAACCGCTCTTTGTGCTAATGAACTAGTATTCACAGAGAAACTTATATTTGCCCTTGCACAGGTCCTGGACCTTGGTACATAACCAATATTTCTTGCTAATGCAACTACATTTTCTCTCAAAGTAGCACTATCAATAAAAACCTCATTGCTAATCATATTAGCATTGTATGAGGTTAAGTAAGTATTGTATGCGAGTATTTCAATAACCGTAGACAGTGCAGACCCCTCAAAATCATAGTCAGTAAAGTCTGAGTTTGATCTTAAATAGTCTTTGATCGACGTTTTTATTTGGTCGAAGTCTATATTTGAAAAATTTACTAGTGCCATTTATCGATTTGGCTGAAGTGCAAATGTTACAACTTGTGGTTGCTCCTGTATTCCAATAATTTCATATTTTAGTGTCACATTAAACTCTAAATTTTCATAATCATTGGAAACGTCAACATTTATAAGTTTTATTCTTGGTTCATAAATTTCTAATGTAGTTTCAATTTGACTTTTTATTTCATTTGCCGTTAAAAGGTCAAATTGCTCAAAGGTCACTCTTTGAACGTCAGTTCCAAGGTCAAAATTGAAGAATCTTTCGCCAGGATATGTCGAAACAAGATTTCTTACAGAACGTGCAATAGCCGCTGAATTTTTAAGTGTTAAAAGATCATTATTAATTGGACTTGCCTTAAAAGTCAAACTAATATCTTTGAAACTTTTACTTATTCGTTGCAGCGGCATTTACTTGCACTAATATTCTTAGGTTATTTATTCAACTTTTCAGATATTCACCCAAAAAGTGGTTCTGTTCCGTATTCCCAATCATCATAGTCGTCATCATTACGAATTTTCTCATGTAAATCGTTAGTTTTTTTGAATTTATCCAAATTTTTACGATTTTTTTCATGATCTAGCTCTCTCAAAAGGATTTGATGCTGATGATTTGCTAAATTATCCAAAAAATCATGATTTGCTTCCATTTTTGCCTCCCAACCGTAGTCTGTTACTAACTTATTAGTGCCAAATTCGTTTTTCATGATGTTCGCATTGCGATCTACTGGTGAATTTGCCATTTTTTCTCCTGATTTTGTGAAATCAGAACTTTTTACGGGGTTTCTATCCCGTTTATTCTCTTTCTTTCGGAGTTTTCCAAAAATATTCATCAGTATCACCCAATCTACCCCATCCAGTACCGTTCTCAACTTGATAAATTTGAGTAGAGACTTTAAAATCTGGCATTTTTGGGTTTTCGGGAGTCATTGAAAGGTCATAAAACCGCAATCTGTTGTTTGGGTATAGGCAAAATTGACCATTTTCAAGTAAAATGCAGTTATGACTCTTATGTTCTTCTGGATATTCACTTACGTTAGTATCTATCATATCCGAATTTGGATGAAAATTGTCAATTGTAAACAAATATTTACCTTTAATGAACCCAAAGTCTCTTGTAAATGCCTCAACATCCATAGAACTAATGAATTGCTTCTGAATCACACGCAATCCATAGTCCATGCAGTTCCAAAATTGAAGATTTGGAAGGTTTAAATCAACCTCAGGAGTGGTTGGTGATGCACAAAATGCACTGATTGGCAATTTATCATACATTGCACCATACTCTGGAAGGTATGTTTCAAAATAAAATGCTCTTCCAGGTATAGACTTTACAGAAATCCACACTCCTTGAATAAATTCACCATGTCCATCCATGTGATCTCTTAGATATTCCCTTCTTACCCACACTTTTGTAGAAGGTAAATTGCAGATCAATTCAGACATACTTTGAGACTAAGGGGTTTTTTGTATTTAGATGCGGTTTATAGAGAGTAACGCGAACCGCTATTCCATAAGATCTCATAAGATCTCATAAAACCTCATAAGACACAAAAAAAAACAGGGGTTGCCCCCTGTATCTTTGTAGTATTCTATTTATCGACCCTGCCCACGATAACGTTTGCGAGCTTTGTTTCTACTTGATGCTGCATACTTTGTATGCTGCCCACTTCCCTGTCGAGTTTTCTTTGGGCGAGATTCAAGAAATACAGTACCCAATAGTGATTTTTTTAGCGCAGCCATTAATCAGTTACCTCCTCAAGTTCAAGAAGTTCAGGTTTGAACTCTCCCTTATTATAAAACTTTTCTGCCAGTTCGTCAAGTACCTCGGTGGACTTCTCATAGGTGAGTCCTTTGTGAATAACCTCACCGTTATATACAATGTTGAACTTGCTCATCAGATCACCCTCGTCTTCTCATGTCCCACACGGATTCGGGGATCGCACCAAATTTCCATACCTGCTGCTTTAGCATCAAGACAGAATGATACGTCTTCTCCACACATATCCTGTACTGCACCAGATTCAAAGACCTGCATCTTAGGAGCAAACCAAGGATACTTCATTTCCTCATGCTCAAAGACACCGTTCTTAATTAGAACCCAACCAAATCCAGTGTAGTCAACTGTAAATGGTTTGCGACGCTTGCTAATACCTTCAACCATCTCATGATTCATGACTCCACCATTATTACGGAAGTCATCTTCGTCTAACCAGTGAGCAACAGAGGTGGTACGACCATCTTCTGTACAATACCAACCAGCAGAAATGGGACGATCTTTTTCGGGATCTGCTTTGAGACTACGAGAAATTACATTACCATTCAGATCTTGCTTTTCAACAAAGATTGCTCTGGTCTCAAGTTCACCAGTTTCTTCGTTCTCAACCTCTTTGTACATCACTGCTTCTTCTGGGAATGCAAGATCACAAAGTTGCCAGAACTTGGTGCTGTCAAATACGATGTCACTATCAATCCACAACTGATAGTCATAAGGAAGTCTGCCGTCCCAAGGAATCTGATCAGGTCCTCTGAGAACATTCGCACCCAAACACTTACATCTTGCAAAATTTACCATTGAACTATAATCTTGTGAGATCTGAATGTTCATGCCATTCTGCACAAGATCGAAGCAGAGTTGTACGAAAGATTTGAGAAACTGAAACGAACATCCTCTGCCTGGAAGGCAGAAGACTATCGCCTTCCCTCTCATTCTCTCTTTGATTTTCCCATAATCCCAATCTTCCCCACCTGCAGAAGATCCTTCGCCTACCTTGGGAGGCTTCGCTTTTACTGTAAATCCTTTTGCCATAATTCTTTCAAACCTTCAAATACAATTTTAATACATTTTGTGATAACGGTCAAGTCAGTGTGATGATTCCTGTGCCGTTCTCTTGCTTAATGTGAGTTCCTCATAAGATAAGTCGGAAACCGTATATTTACTACCCCCTATAAGATCTGTGAGATATTTTAAATTATCCCAATGACTCTTAAATTCTTCTTCTGGTATGCAATGATATACACACCGATCTTTCAGATATATGTGGTAAATCTTGGTTTCACTCATATAGAATGCGGGTCACTCTGCCATATTTAGTTCCCTTTCTTATAAGACCTCACAATCATTATAAGACCTATTAGAAGTAATATAAGAACCTTCCAAGATACGGGGGCGATCCATAAGAATAATATGAGAATCAATACGTATTGTATCATATTCCTCGGGTATCTTATGAACCATCCTGCGATAATTGCACGGTATATGTTCCAATAGGGGGTTTTCATATATTTTTTACTGCGGGAAATTTTTTCAGGTCCGACGTATTTTATTTTCAAAATAGTATAGCGTTCGTTATATATCTCTCAAAGGACAAGATTTGTAGGTTAGAAGGACCCAACTTTTTTCGTTACGCTTTACGGCACCGCGACGCCCCCAACCATAAGAACTGCTAATCGGTAAGAACACCACCGATAAGGACTGCTGATCGATAAGAATTGCTGATAGGTGTAATGAAGGGGGCAATGTGTGCCCCCTAAGTGTACCTTACTCAGTCTGCAACTTCGATAGATTCAAGGTTGCCATTCTGCTTTGCCTGATGAATCAAACGACCGAGAGAGATACCCTTACAATCAGTCCAAGAGATGATCTCAATCAGATCCATCACAAACTCAGGATCTGCAGCGAAACCGTATGCTTTCTCTGTGTTGGACTGATAGATAACCTCTACGAATCCAGGCATTCCAGTGATAATGTTGCCACGCTCAACGTGCAGATTATGAATAGCGGACGACTCGCTAATGTCGAAGGTCCGATAGATCGCACCGTTGGCGGCGATGTTGTAAGCGTGGGCGGTGGCGGTGGCGGTCATGATGCGATTGCGTGATGCTTGCTAATGGTAGCGACTGGGGTGGGGCACCCGTGATGGATGCCCCTGAATCTTAACAATCCGTCACAGACCCCACTTGTCTTTGCAGATGGGTCCGATCCCCAGGGCGATGCTGCGGGGATCGGTCAGTTCCCGCCCGCAGCAGGAGCACTCCCCAGTCTCACGCCCGAAGGCGACGGCAGCAGACAGGGGATCGCTGGCAGCACCCTGCAGGATGCTCACCACGTCGCTGGGGATGCTGCGATCAGGGCGACCGCCCTCGCGGATGCCGCCCAGGAAGGCATCGCCCTGCTTAACCCACACGTTGCGACCGTCGCGGGAGGGCGACAGGGTGGCACCGTTCAGACGCAGGGAGAATCGCTTGGCACCCCGCTCCCGCTGACGCTGGAACAGATCCAGGATAGGTTGCAGGTCGCCTGCGACCTTACGCTCTGCAGGAGCAGGAGCGATGGCATCCTGTGCCAACTTGAATGCCCATGCCTCCTGCTTCGGGGACAGACCGCGACGGGTGCGGGCGGATGCTGCCAGCGACTGGGCGAAGTTACCACGGAGACCCCGCAGGATGTCCAGAGCGGCATCCAGGGTGAGATCGGTGGTGAAAGTCTCCACACCCTCGCGGGTCTCAAGGGTGATGGTGCGGGTGGCGGTGGTCATCGGTTCAGGTGGTGAACTGAGAGAATCCTACTGCATCAGAGGGCGGATCGGAGGGGATTCCGCAGAATCCCCTGGATCTTAAGGTTTACCCCAGAATCGCTGCCGCCAGGCGGTCCCGCTTGCGGATGGCGACGGGGACGTGGAACCACAGATCCCGCTTGCCAGTGGCATCGCTGCGGGTGGCGGCGAGGGCACCTGCTCGCTCCAGGTCCACCAGGATGGCGTGAAGCGTTCCCTTGTGCTTAGCGGGGTCGATCCCCATGGCACGGGCGAGATCGGAGCAGGTATGGGGACCACGCTGGATCAGGATGCTGCGGGCACCCACGCGGATCAGGCGGGTGTAAGCGTTAGAGATCAGTTCGATCATGGTTCGGGTGTCGGTTGACTGAATCAGTTTAACGGATCGGGTGGGGCACCTGTGGGTGCCCCGTAACATCTGTTTACAGACCGTCGTGCCACTTGGTCCCGAAGGCACTCAGCATTTGATCATCGGAGGGTTCCCAACCGTCCACAATCTCATCGATTGCCGCCTGGGGTGTCATGCCTTCCTGGTAGCGATCCAGGAGAGCATCCAGTGCCCACCCCTCATCGGGGGTGCCCACCAGGCAATAGGAATCCCAATCCTGCAGTTGGTACTGGTGGGCAGCATCCCACCAGGCGCAGAAGGCGGGGCAGTCGAAGCAGGTCTCAGCGGTGAGGGCGGTGGTGTTCATCGGTTCGGGTGGTGAACTTGAGAGAATCCTACTGCATCAGGAGGGGAATAGGGGGGCGATCCCGCCCCCATTGTGCAGGTTGCTCAACTGGCATACCCAGCGAACTGCTTACGCTTGCGACGCTCGCGGATCGCCTTTCCCCAGTCGCTCCCCTTAGGTTGCGTCCCGTGTACCAGCAGGGCGAACGGGCGATCCCCGAAACAGTGGGAATCATCGTGATCCACCTCTAAACCTGCTGCGATTGCTTCCTCTTCATACATAAAAACCTTAGCGTAGCGGGTAAACTTACCAGCGTCGATAAGTGCATCCCACTTGCCACCATAGGATGCGGTCATGTAGAAGTTGGCGGGCAACTTGAAGTCTACAAACAACTGCAGACTCTTGGAGTAGCAGTAAAACTTGAGATCAGGATTGCGATGGGCGACTTCAATCCAGGCGTCCAGATAGGCACCTGAGAAAAAGTCTCCGCTCTCATGAATACGCACCAGTTTGGTATTCTTTGTGCGGTGATGTTGGATGCTGTCGTTGATAAGATCAGCAGCAGATCCATCCTGCAAAGCAGTCACGATCTGCTGGAAATTATCAGCACGGGAGAGGAATACTGCATCGTACTGCACCTCACTGCTGGCAGCAAAGCAACGGAATTGCGTCTGCGGACCATCAGCAATCTTGCGACCTTCGGGTGTAACAACTGCAAAGGACTTGCAGTATAGGGCACCTGGGCAAGTCTTACCTGCGGGCAGGTTGAAAATGAGAGTTTGCTTGCCCAGTTTGGCGTTGCCGATTGAAAGGTTGAGCATGATCGGTTCGGGTGGTGAACTTGAGAGAATCCTACAGCATCCAGAGGCGGATCGGGGACCGTTTCCGATCCCCGTGTGCCACCTAGTTGGTCGGCACAAGACCCAGCAGTTCATCCACGGTAACCTCCAGCAGTGCTGCCAGTTGCTCATCGGACATCACCCGGGGGGAGATGTCGATCAGGGGATGCTCGTCGATCTGGGCGGTGGTGAGGAAGCGGTCCATCGGTCGGTTGCGGTTGCTTTGGAACTGTAGCACAGATCAGGCGGAAGGGGGGCGGATGCCCCCCGTTATAATCAAATCTTGCCTTCTTTCACCAGACGATCATAGAAAGCAGAGGCAAGTTTGCCACACTCAGGACATGCCTTGGCATACTTAATCTCACTGCGGAGAGAATACACCAGGGGTTTGTTGCGGGAATACTTGACACGATAGGTTGCAGAGATTAACTTGAGCAGTTGACGCTTCTCAAGGTTACCCTTCACACTCTTCCACTGATACACACCAGCGAATCGCAGGTAGTTGTGATCATCATTGCGGCAAAGTTGCAGCGTTTTGATGATACCACGGGAGGTGACTTCACCGAAGTAAGGTGTCATCTCATTGAGCATAAAGACATCAAACTCTTCTGCTTCAGTAAGAGTTTTGATCTGAGTCTGAATGTTAGAAACAACCGACAGAACCTCTTGCAGTTGAATCTGAAGAGCGGCAATGGTGGTGGTGTTCATTGTGTGTTGCGGAGGCGTGTGGTGGGGTGTGTTCCTCCGATGCACATAAGATCCCACAGATCCTGGGGCACCACAAGGGGGTTCGTGCCACCTCTCAAACTGGCACATGCCCACTGGACACAAAAAAAAGAGGGGTGCTAACCCCTCTCAATCAAAACTCGATGATCCAGTCTTTGTCGTTGTTAATGTCTACCCAAAAATGGTTTTTGCCATTGATAGATGTAACAAATACTCGATCACCTTTGTTTTGTTCAATGATAACCTCATCGAGAGATTCCATTAGATTTGCGAATCGGTTCTTTGCCTTTTTAGATTTAGGAAAGACAAATGCTGTTTCCATTAGAACTCAATCCATTCTAGAGTTGGTTCGCTTTCAATGATAGCACCAGTCTCGCCAGTTTCAGTGATGGTGTCGAGGATCTTAAGAATCTCTTCACCGTTGGAACCTTGGCGAAGCATGGAGAGCATGATTTGTTTGGTCATTTGATTGAATGAATGAACGTGTGTATTCTAGTCGAGATTTGATGAGATGTCAGGTATCTTGTGACACTTCTTCATGTGTCACACCTTCCACCAATTCTTTCCAGTATTCTTCACCATAAATGGCACAGATAAGATCCTCCATATCATGTTGACTGGATGATTGAAAAGAATCAACGAGCATGTCATAGAGCATTTGTGCCATTGATTTCGTGTCCATTTCATCAACAACACGATCGCAATAATTCTCGATGATTTCATCGAGTTGTTCAGTTGTGAGATTCATTTGTCGAGAAACTTGTTGAAGTTGGAAACAATGATTTCACAGATTTCATCTAAGACTTCATCTGTGAAGAAAATCTTTTCATCATCAATGGATGATGCAAATGCAATGATGTCTTCTTGCATTTGTTCTCTTGTTGAAATAATCTCATGCTCCATGACATCAATCATGGAGCAAATCTCTGAGAATGTCATTTGGATGCAGCAGATGAGAATGATTGGATACCATCAATGGCACGATTGCCCATCTGTGCCATACCATTGAAACCAACTGTGGAAAGCATGACACCAACCACAATGCCGAAGAAAAAGTTACTCATGAGAGAACAGTGAGATCCCTTTGACTCCCATAAGATACACGCACATCTCGTCGAGATCAAGGGGGTGTGTGCCACTTGTGAAACTGTCCCGAGGTGTCCCCATGAGAACCTGAGAGGTCTTATGATATGGGGACAATCAAAT